AACGAGATCAAGATAATTCTGCGCGTAATTAGTGTGCATAAGTGAGTCAAGGTATCTACAAAACTGCCATGTGATGCCAACGCCCGATAGTTGCTTATTTGGATAGGCGCAAAGCTGATTGTTTATAACGATTGCGTTAGGGGAAACAATATCTGCTTCGTGGTGATCTAATACAATGATATCTACACCTTTATCAATAAAGGCTAGATGATACTCATAGTCATTAGAACTCGCGTCTGGACACAAGATTAATGCGTAATTGGCGGCCGCCCATTCAACATCGACATCGCTAAGTCCGTGTTGTTTACCGCTATGAATAAACCAGTCTAAGTTATTTTGAACCCAAGCTGGGAAGTGATCATACAGGTAATTGATTAAAAGCGCAGACGAGGTAAAACCATCGCAGTCTGAGTCTACGATAACTAGCGCCCGGGCGCCTTGAGAAATCGTTTTTATTAAGGTTTGAGCTGCCTTGCGCAATCGATCGGTGCCCAATAGATTAAAGTCATTTATATCCGCATCTGTTGTATTCAGCCAGTGATGGATATCATAGTAGGGAATACCTCTATTGGTAAGCACCTACTCTACTGCTGAATAATGCGGATTTATTTTTCCTAAAAGTTTATAATTCAAAAGTAATGCACCCTCCTATCTATTGGTATTTTTGCTTCAGGCGAATCCCAATGATACACCATAGCATGAGGCAGAATTTTTTCTTCTATAATTTCTTGCGGTATTTTTTTATCTATAAAGCAATAATCCCATCTATATCCTCTCGCTGCATTATAGGAGCTAAATAAATACCATATATCACCATTTTCAAATTCTACAAAAGTTTTATCTTGGTTAGTTACAAAACATGTATGTCTATGCCCTTCAAGAGCTGCGTCTCCTACAATTTCTTTAAGAAGACGCATACCCTCATAACGATTAATACAATAAATAATTCCTTTCATAATCTCACCCTTTCTTTAAATAATTTTATAAATGTTTCTCCATCACGGTCAACGGGCGCATCTTTATATCCTAACATATCTCCCTTTTTATCAAAGATAAAAGAGATATTTACTAATTTACTATATTTATTATGCAGCGCCGTTAGTTTCTTCGTCCACTGCTTAAACTCTGCATCATTAGGTTTCTGAAACTGTTTATCAAAAGCAATCACTATCTCTCTTGCTCCATATTGGCGCAAAAGGTCAACCTGATGCTGAATTAAGTTACTGCCACAAGTTGCAACAGAGATGTCGTTGTCGGCGCCAAACATTGATGCGTATTTTAAACAGCTTTTTTCACCCTCAAACACGATGGCAATACCCATCTGTTTAATATGCTCTTTGCTATTGTTTAAGTTATATAAAGCGAAGCCTAGTGGATGATTATATTGAATACCATTAAGAATCGCAGGTCGATACTTTCCGTATGCTTCTTCTTCTTTGATAAGAGTGCGCTCACGGATACCTATTAGCGCCCCATTTTCATCGTAATGAGGTATCACAATGCCTTGATTTACGGGGTCGTAACAGATACCGCGAGAATCCATTATCTCTTGAGTTATTCCTTCATTAAGCCACGGGATAATGCGCGGGCGTGGCAAGTGTTGAAGGATATTTTCATCAAATTCTTTGAACTCAATTATTTTTTTATCATTACTGATGGAACTATTTTGTTGATAATTCTTTAAAATATCCCAATCATGAAGTTTTTGTTGTGAGTCTCCAAAATTTTCGTCTTCAGAAGAAGCTATACCGAAATAGCGGGCAACATACCCCACAGCGCGTGATAGTGGCCACTCTTCGCCGCGCTGAATCTTCATTGCGCGCCGCGTTAAGTCATATATGTCAAATGCATCTCCTGCGCATTCTGTATAACACTTCCACAAGCGACTGTTATGATAATAGTATAGCTTGTGCGATCCTGTGCAGGCTGGATTATGACAAATAGTTTGAGATACTATTACTTCAGCTCCAGATGGATCAAGTTTTGGATTGCCCCCCAATTCGGCAACATAATCGAATACTTGTTGGAAGGTGAGTTGTTGTTTAATTGCATCACTGTCATACCTCATTCTTTTTTCTCCCAGCAAGTCCAAATACCATTAGATGCAACATTTTTACGACTACAAAGATGTCCGTGAGTATCATATTTACATTGACTACAAATTGCTTTTGTAAGAAAAGGTTCATAATCACTTATAACAGTTTTATTCTTATTAGGCTTGTTAAGCTCAGCTACTTTCATTGTGCAGGGGATAAAGTCTTGTTCTAATGTCTGCTGTATTTTTTCTAAATCTTCTTTTAAAAATGAAGCATCACAAGCATCATCGTAAATATTACAGTTTGCTCGTTGACCTCTTGTATAATTTGTTGAATGATAATAGTCACAAGGCATATCTTTATAAAATTCTTTAAGAGGTTCAGGATGATTGAATAAACATATTGGACCTACCATGGGATCACTATCATCAAAATGAATACAATCATCTTGACAGGTTTTTTGCCCTCTAATAGGCTCAGTCTCAACATAACAGTCGCACTTCCCGTCTTCGCCAATGTTAATCACATAGTTATCACATACCCCATTGTGATTAAATAGGCAATTAGGATACGCCTTACATTTCACTATTGTGTTCTTTTGATCCATTAGAACCCCTCCTGAAAACCTGACCAGTCTGTTGCATCTATTTCTTCTCTGATAATCATTCTTAAAATATCCTCTCGTAGTTGATCACAGTCGCCAAAATATGGACAAGAGTTACAATTACGTATTTCTCGAAGGCAGCACTTTACTCCTTCTTTTACTTTATTACGATGTTGCTCGGAACAATCATTCATTTTTTACTTTTCCTCCTTTATATCTATTAAAGTATTAATGGGAATACCGTTACAAAACACCTGCTTTAAAGGCACTTCAATTAATTCAAAATGAGTATTTTGATGTAAAGAAAGAAATTCATTAAGCCAAGATTGCGCTACCAAATCGGCTGAGTTAGTAACGAAAATACCTAATTGAACACCTAAATATTTTACTTTATAAAATTTAGTTGTATTTTCCATTTTTCCTCCTTAAAACGCTGATAAATCAACGCTCTTCTTTACATTTATTTTAAAATCCTCAATATCGACAAGTCCATAATCATATTTAGTGACAAAAACAGGATCTATTCTACAAATTCCTCTATTTGCTTTACACCAAACTAAAACACCTTTCCAGCGCGAACTTCTATTTTTATAAATTGACATCTTTATATCTGGCATTTCAAAGCCACCTCTTTTACAAATATCTTGCAGTGCTTCTTTATCTTTCTCTGTGATTTCCAACATTAGCGCCCCATAGTCAATTTTATCGGCAATTGCCTTGGCACCTCTTAAAAGGTTTTGATCATAAACTTCAGCGTCTCGATAATCTCCGTTCAACTGGGTTGCACTCATAATAAAAATGCCATATTCGTTACATAGATCCTTGAGTTTAACCGAAAGCATAAAGAGAACATTATCTTCTCTTAATTTAACTCCTCCACTTCTGCGAGTTATTTCCTCTAAAATACGGAGTGAGGTATGGATATAATCCTGAAAGACATAGCATACTTCATGCTCTCTAATGCCCTTTTTAATAACATTCTCTATGTCTTGAAGAGAAAAATCTGGTAGAGATTCGAAGTATATTTTACCATTTTTCAAGAGCTGAGCTGCATGCATAACTCTTTCCCATTCGCCTTCATAGTAATCACCTGTTGCAATTCTATCTGAATCGACCGCCGCTAAAAAAGCAATCATCATTTGTTGCACTTCATCAAGACTTTGCTCTGTTGCAATATAAAGAGTAGGCTGTGGCATTCCAGTGTTTATCCAAGTATTCGTTTCTAAATCGTACATAGATCCACATCCAATATAGCAGGCGTCTGCAATCATTGAACGGGTTTTACCAACGCCAGTCGCCGCAGAACGAAGATAGAACTTTTTAAGTCTCGCACCTCTTGTAATCGTGTTAATATATTTACCATAAAGTGGGTATCCTAATTCTGGCTTTTGTTTAAGCTGTTCTAGCATTAGTTCAACTCCATCTCCCGCCTGAACAATATCTGCTTCACAGTTGTCAACATAAACCGATTTAACATCATCTATCTTTTTATCAATTAAATCTGCGATTTCTACAAGAGGCGTATTATCTAACCAGTCCTCTTGCGCTTGTTTCTTCTTTGCATCGAAAATATTATCCATATCATAGAGCCACGATAAATCCATTCCACAGCGCTCATTATACATACGCAAGAGAGTCATCTTTTTGACTCTATCATAGTAATATTGAAATGCGCTTAACTGTGTAGCCTCTTTAAGTTGCTCAAGATACTCTGCACCTTTATTTGCTTTATATATCGCTTGGCGCTTAGGGCGCTGTGCAAGATAGTCTTCTATTGCATTGAGTGTTATCTCTTTTGCGCCGAGCGCGTGAAGATTATATATAGTTCCAAAAAGAGTTACGTGAAAGTCCTCACAAAAATCCTCTTCGTGGAAGTGATAATTTTCGTTATCTAAAAGTGAAGGTTGGATATAGATAGCGCCGATTACTTGCATTATTGCGGCAGTATCTACATATTTACTTTTGCTCATTCCTCTTCCTCCAAATCATCTAAGTTAAATAGGCGCGGCGGCTTTACGATTCTCACAGGTGGTTCAATAGAGAACTCTCTAACTTTAACTTGAAAATGCTCTACATCTTTGTCTTCATTAGCGACCGCCGCCAGATATAAAGCATAGTAATATTTAAGAGCATCGTTATAGATATATGGAATAATTCCAATTCCGCCATTGGCTTTTTCAACATCTGCGTGTCTAATATCATACCAATATACTAAACTCTTATACATTCCACTATAAGTATATGGTTTTCCTTGAAAATCAAGGAGTGTCTTATATTCTTTTAATTGCTTCCATACACGAGGATTTAAATCATTACCTAAAAGTTTTTTTATATAATCAATTAAAATTTCATAATCTCGCTCTTCTTGCGAAAGTGAACCCATATGTGCATCGTAACATTTTTTATGTGCATATCTGTTGCCTTTTGGCTTTTCAAATGGTTCACTATTTCGGTCAAAAAGCTGTTGACAATAGAAACACTTAACCATTGCTTTTGTTGCCATTTATTTTTTACCTCTTTTTATACTTTTATATGTATATTATAACATAAATTAAATAAAAAGTCAATAGAAGATATTATCCTCTATTGACTTAATCATTATTGAGCTGTATTTATTAAATCTCTAATTGCTGTTACAATCAAATCCAAAGCTTCTATCTGCTCACGAGAACATTGACTTACGCGCATTCCTTTGCCTAAATAGCTTTCGATTATCTGAGTAATACGAGGCTGCCAATAGGTTTTAAATGTTTCTTCATCACTTTGAACTGAAAGATCTTGAATCATTGAATTAAACTGCATCATAAGTTCGTCGAAATCAAGTTCTTTAGATGCGGTATAAAGGTTTGCATCGTTTGTAGTAAAATGTTCTGAACCTTCTTCTGCAGCCTGCCTATCAATTGCATCACAGATAGCATTTACCAGATTTTGATAAGTGAAATCAATAACATCTGGGGTATATTTGAAACGGCTACCTGCTACATATCGAGGAGTTCCACGCATAAACAATTTAGTAGCGGTTCCTCCTTCAGGCAGATCTACTGTACGAGAATACCCAATAATATCTGCCATCCTATTAACGATGTTACGAGGTTTGTTATCGAGAGTAGGGACGATCTGATTGTACTCGTTGCCATTCTGATCCTTAAAAGTCTTATCAACTGAATGTGAGATAAGAACTAAACCGTAATTCATTTGAAGAATTGAGCGTAGGCAATCGTCAAATTCTTTAGCCGCCATCTTATAGCCCTTCCCGTAAGGGATGTCTCCTATTGCATCTACTCCAAAACCGCCATCGGCACGAGGTGCATTTGCGCAAATATATTTTTCACAATAGTCATAAGCTATATCAGCTGTATCAATAATAATAGTAGAAAAACGCTTTTGGACCTTAGGATCTTTTAATTGGCGAAGAACTTTTCGAAATTCACCCCAGCTATTAACTGGTTGTGCCATAGCTCCGGGGATTGCATTCCAACCTTTTTCAAAGCCAAGCAATAAGTGATTAGGAAATTTGGTGGCGATTGTAGTTTTACCCTTTTGTTTTTATCTATAGATTTTTTATTCTATACTCTGGAAATTTCTTTCATTTCTTAATACCGCCTTATATTAAGTCATCGAATGGTTTATTCCATTCCAGTTTAGCATAACTTCTCTTCTTAAGTCTATCAGAAGTCGTAGACTCGTGGTTTTATTATATTCTATTATTTTGTTCTTTCCACGCTAGATACTTTATATATTTTCTTTGTAAATAAAAACATTTTTGTTGGTTCATAAGCTCGTAAAGAGTATTTAAAATCAGTTCAGCTTGTTGAGTTGAATACGTAATGGTATAATAATGTTGTTTCTTAGGCTCTTTATAAACTTCACGAGGAATATGAAATACAGTATCAATTAACTGTGTAAAATCTTGAAGAATGTTAGGATCATAAGAACAAATTTCAATACGGCAATATTTACCATCATTTTTAAAACATCCATCTCCATCAAAATAGCCTAAGAAAAAAGCTAATTGATATTGTTGTTCAAAAGCAGGGAGTCTCATTCCCTTGTAAGTTTTATTGGGAACTATTGAGAATTGTGCTAATTTTTTCTTGTGATTTTCGCTACTCCAAGCCAAAGTTGATACTTGAAAACCTTGATTAGTTTCTTTATCGACGATATTTCTTTCAATATCCAGTTCTTTTTGAATTTTTTCCAAAATTTCTCTATCTACTGAACTTAGCCCTAATTTAATAGAATTTCTATCTGGAGTAATACTACCATCAGCTGCTAAGAATCCTAGCAACCAAGCCTTTTGTAAAGAATCTATATTATCAAAATAAGAGTGGTTTACTTTTTTCCCTCGTTCTTGATTAGTAATTCTATTTTGCTCTGCATGGGTTCTAGTTTTAATACCTTGCGCCTATAACATATTTTTTATTTTCTCTGGATAGGTTCCATATTTATTCGCAAGAAAAGTAAGCGATTTTCCTTCGCTATATAATTGTATCATTTCAGTGATGTCCATATACGGTACATGCTCCTTTCAAAATAATAGGTTCAAAAACTATGCGTTGCACGTGGGGTGGCTATTACACCACCCCTTCCGTTCGGGTTATCTCTATAAGACCTTCCCGTTTTTTCTACGATGTTTGCCCTTTAATTTCTTAAAGGGAGAGCAGTAAAAGTTTACTCTTCGGTTCCCCATAAAAGAATACTGAATATCCTCTAAGGGTGCGACTAACCTAGTGGGGGGCTAGTTCAAGTAAATTAATATCTGCCATTTAGATCGCCCTCCTATCAGAAATTAAAGCCACCAGCTTTTGCTTGAGGAGCGGCGGGCGCTGCTACAGGATTATTCTTCTGTGCCTTATACTCTTCGCTTCTCTTCTTTTCCTCAGCAAGCTTAACCTGTCTATCCTGCATAGCCTTAGTAAGCTCTTCGCCCGTAAGGATGCCTTCTTCACCAAAATCATAAGGATTCTGTGACGCACGAGTTACAAGCCACTCCTTAGTCTTACGCTCAAAGGTTCTGACAGAGTCACCACCAAATGCAGTCTCTTCCTTAACCTCAGTTTTTACAGTGTTGCAATTAATAACACCTTCAACCCAAGTGTAAACAGGTTCACTGCCAGAGGCGCCAAGTCCTTCAAAATAGTTCATACCATTAGGATTCTTAACTGTGAAAGTAAGAGGAAGAAGCTCTTTGCGGAAATTAAATACCGCACCACGAATAGCAACATGCTCGTCAACATTCTTCTCTTCATCTGCTTCTACATGAGTTACATTTGTGATAACCATATCACAACGGAAATAAGTTCTTTCTGCCTCGTTTTCAGGAAGAGTATTTACTATTGTTGCAAAACCACCTTCATGCATTACCTGAGATACGAGTTTATCTTCGCCATTCTCATTGATATAGAAATCATTAAGTGCAAAAGAAGGCTCAAGCTTAACCATAGGCGCAGCATCCTTGCCATCCTTTACCCAGGTCTTGCCACCATCGATAAGTGCCTTAAGAGCAGTAAAGGTATTATTGGTTCCGCCAGCTTTAGTAGTAGGACTTACAAAAGTATAGTGAACAGGAATTACATTAAGACCTGCCTCATCTACTGCTACCTGGATGGTTCCTGCAATAAACTCCTTACCGAAGTTCTCAGACTTCTCATTCTTTACAGTCTTAATCTCAAGCATATTTCTTCCATTTGCTTCTCCAAAACTGTAAACTCTTCCTTGAATTGTAATTGAATTCTTTGTGTACTTCATTTCTTTCTCCTTTTTTAATTTAATTATTTTACTTATTTAATATTTTTGTCCAATATCTTTATTATTATAACAAAAATTTTTTACTTTGTCAAGTTGTTTAGATTAATATCGCCAGCAATATAAAGCTGAACAAGTTTATATAAAACTTCATCAGCAGGACGAACGCTTCCATCTGAATTGTAAATGGTAATTCCGTGTTTTTTAAGCATGCCTAAAGCATAATTGAAAGTCATTTGCTCTGCCCAGGTCATTATTCTTCATCCTTGGTTTTCTTTTCAGGTATTACTACTGTTACGCTCATACCAAGTTCGGTAAGTGAATAACAAGTAGGGGTTCCTTCTGTCTTGCTTACATAACCGTCGGTAATAAGTTTTCTCATGGCGCCAGACACAGTGCGCGAAGAACAGAAGAGTCCATCTCCTATTTCTTTTGCCTTGAGGATATTATTATAAGATACATAATTCTCCTGCATCCAGATAAGAACCTTTGCGCCGTTTTCTGTGAAAGGAGCCTTCTCCTTTTCTGGAATTGCCTTAAGTTGCTCAAAGTAGGCGCGGGCGTCCGCTGAAAGGATAGTACAGCTCTTGCAAATCATATCCTCAACTTCCTTAATAAATACTTCTTTGTTTGTCATTTAATTAATTTATCTCCATTTCTATTTATTTCATTTATTTTATATAAATATTATAATTAAAATTGTATAAAAAGTCAATAAATTAACTATTAACCAGTTATTAATTCACTCATTGGGAGTGTTTCAATCCACTGGCAAAAAGCGCGCCATTCAGGCAATCTATGTGTTTTACGTTGTGCATAAATAGTTTTAAGTTGACGATAGTTGGTTGTCATACCAGCTGTAAGTTTCATCCCGCAAGGATTTGAATAAAGAACATCAAGATATCTAATAGCTTTAATTTTTTCATCCTCGCATTCATTGTAAGCAGCTACTTTTTCTTTCATAATTTTAATAATACGAGGATCCACATGCCCATTATAAGCATTATCCAAATCCATTTTTGTAATACGATGCATTGTTGATTGACTGGATACAAAATCAAAAAAATGATATCTTTCTGCTTCGGTCCAAGCTTTAATAGTAAAGGTTAAATCAAACTGAACTATAATACCAGTTAAAAATTGATCATGCCCAGAACCAATATCGCTTTTTGCCAAGTTCTTAATACCTTGTGTTAGATTAGAATCGAGTGACCAAGGATCAACAGACATTGGATATTTTGCGCGCTTAATTGATTCTTCAAGTCCATAAACTTTAACATTATTTACTACATTCATTCCCACTCATCCTCCATATTTTCTTCTTTTATTTCTTTTTTAAGTTTCTTTAAATAACGAATTGCAACATCAATAGAGTCAAAATAACCTTCATGTTCAAATTCGCCACTCTCCTCCCATTCAAGAGAGATTTCAATTCTTGTTACTTTCATTGTTTATCCTCACTAATATTTCAGCGACAAAGCTAAAACACTCATTCCATGACCAAAATTCTTTTTCTTCAATATCACCAATTTCATCTGTCCATTCTAGTTTAATATACATTTAGTTATTCCCACGAGTTTTATTCAGTCCAAAATCATATGTTTGATATAGGTCAATATAAAACTTCTCCTTTTCATTTAATTCATTAATACTACATTTCTCTAATATCTCAAAAGTGAAGTTGTCAATACCCTTTTCTCTTGTAAAAGCATAGAGTTGACTTGTTACAGGGGTATCGATACCCAAACTACATTTAACATGCGTTACCCAACGCTCTTTAATATCTTTAGCCTGACCGATATAGGATATACCAGAGTCAATGTGAGTTATTTTATATATTCCACTTGCGCCCACCGCACCTACGCGCGCCGCAAGGTCATTGACTTTATCTCTATAGAACGTAGACCATATAAGCATGCGTAGAGGTCTTGGTTCGCGCAAGTTATATTCGATACTTTGAAGATATGCCACGTCACGCTTATCTGCTTCATTAAGTTGAAGAGTATAGAATGTTGCTTGGTTTTTAATCTCTTCTTCGCGCAGTTGAGCTTCCATTGCGGCGGCCCTAGTTGCACGAATTTTTTCTAGTTCTTTACGGATTGAGTCTAGATCGGCGCGCATTGCCGCCTCTTCTTCTTGCAATTCTTTAGACATTGACTGTTGCTTATCATAAAATAACTATACAAGAGCATCAATATCTTGTCTGCGCTCTTCAATTAATCCTTTTTCTCTTGCATCAAGTTCTTGGAGTCTATCAAAGTATAATTGATCAAGAGTATCTATCTCCATATCAAACTCTTGTTCTTTCTATTTGTATTCATAATCAAGAGTATCACAGTATTGCTCAAACGATGCGCGGGCTGCAGCTTTTAGGTCGCCTAACATTGTCTCTACAGAGCTGCTTAAAGCGGTGATTTGCGCCTCAACTCCTGCTTTTTCAATTTGTTTACTTTGAATTTCATCTATTAATAATAACTTCTATTGAGTTAGTTGATTTAATTTGTCGTAAGAGTTTTTTGTTTTTTTGCAGTTCTCTTCATACTTTTGAGAAATTTCATTGTTAGATTTTATCAATAAGTCATTTTGAGCTTCTAAACTTTTGCGAGTTGCATGTAATGACTAATTAAGTTCTTCCAGCTTCTAATTCTCCTCTGCCGTATAGTGATTAGCTTTTACGGACGTGGTTTTAGTCCATATACCATAAGCAAGACCTCCCGCTCCAAGAAGAATTGATATTACGCATATTATTATCATACAAAAGTAGACTCCTTTGTATTATATAAATCTTTTAAAAGATTAAATATTCCTTCTCCGGTTTGATATCCATCTGGAAAGTATTTTGTATATTCCTCTTCTGTTAATACCGCTCCTTGTCCCCACCAAGGAGTTTCTGGAGGCATTTTTGGTAAATCAGTAATGAACTCTGCTTTATCAGAAGGCTGTAAACTTATATATAAATGTAATTCGTATTCCATAGCTTTTACAATTTAAGGGGTAATTTAAGAAATTACCCCTATCCTTCCTTATTACTTGCTCTCAGGTGCCTCTGGATCAAAGTCACGACCTGCATCGGTAAGACGAATAAATTTTACCTTCTTATGTGTGTTATCTGCAAGTTCGACCTCGGCCTCTTCACGAACCATAAGACCTTTCTTTTGAAATGCACTTGTTACAATACCGTTAACACTCTTTACTTCAAGATTAAGAGCTTCTGCGATATCCTAGGCAGTAAAATCTGCTCCATCATTTTCTTTTACATAGTTAAATACTGCAATTGAGTTGGGCTTAAGTGCCATAATTTTGTTCTCCTTTTTTCTCTGTTGAATTTTTATTTTTATTTCTGACAAAGTTATCTTCTAAGAGTCCCTTTGACATAATATAATCTTCCAATGCCATCATCTCCATTAAGGTCATAGATTCTATGATGGCGCTTATTTTTTCTTCGCACTCATCTTTTTTTTCTGGATCTCGAGCCATGATTTCAAGTGCGGCAACCTCTTTAGCCTTAGGTGCGATTTTCTTTTTGAGCGCTCTGCGCTCTTCTCTATTCATAGTCATATTATATATTATTTTTTTAAATATGTCAATTTAACATATCTAAAAGCTCCTGTTCTGTAATTATTGGTATATTTAGTTCTTTTGCTTTTTGGTTTTTACTTGAAGTAGAATTTATGTCATTGTTAACAAGGTAGTCAGTTTTTGAAGATACTGATGATGTTACCTTGCCACCTGCGGCGGTTACTGCTGCCGAAAGTTCATCTCGATTCTTCCAGATGTGAACTCGACCTGTGACGCAGAAAGTTTTACCTTCGAGCGCATTTCCAGAATTTTCCAGTGCGCTTATTCCAGGTCCATCTTCAATCACTATAAAACCTCTGTCATACATCATATCAGCTTCTGTATAATCAAAATTAACAATAGCATCATGCATTGCTGGGCCAAAACCATCAAGCTCCGTAAAATCCGCTCCGCTACGCATTGTTAATCTAAAGATATCATAATCATCATAAGTCTGCGCTAACTGACGCGCATAAGTTTTACCAATAAGTGGAATACTGATGGCACTCAAATACTTCTCAAGGGTCGTATGGCGCGCAGTTTCAATAGCATCTAATACTTTATCTACACTCTTGATTCCAAATCCAGGTTTTTCAATCCATTCTCTTCTACGCTGATGCAAATAGAATAGATCCATTATTCTTGTTACCCAACCCCAGTCAATAAGTTTCTCTAAAGTCGCTTTAGATAAGCCTTTAATATCAAGACCTTTCTTAGAACAAAAATGCTCCAAACGATTTATTAATTTTCCTTCGCAAGTATCGCTTGAACAATACAGCTCAACAGTTCCACTATCACTCTCTCTGATTTCTGTTGGCGCGCCGCAAATTGGGCATATCTTAGGCGGGAATAAGAATTTAATTTCTGAATCATTAAGATAATAACCCGGATCCGCGCCCAATATTTCCTCAGCTTTTTGCCCCCAACTTACTTGAGGATTTATCATTAACGCCTTATATGTTTTTATCTTTTGTCCTACATAGGGATATTCACCAAGAATCTCGACTAAAGTGTTGATATTATGAAGACTTGCCCTTGAGCACATAGTATTTTCCATTTCTATTTCTCGATAAATAGCAACTGGACTAAGCACTCCTGTTTTGCCCATGCTCCATTCAATATCTAATAGCTCAGTTTCATATTCTTCATCATAAAATTTGAATGCAATCGCTGCTTTCGGATGATGTGCGGTAATGCCAGCTGCATAATATTCGCTCTTATTGTTTAGCTTAAAGACAACCCCATCAATGGGAACGCCTTCATTTTGAGCATTTAACTGAATTCCTTTGATGATTAACTCCCAGTCATTAGGGCCATTAACATAATCAACAATAGTAAACCCATAAAGAGCCAAATTCTCAAGCTGTTGGTGAAGCTCGATAGTTTCGCTTTCGTCGTCATAAATACAGTCCCATGCAATAAAGCTTAAATTTCTTTTGGCGGACTCCGCCGCATCAAGCAATCTAATACTGCCTGATGCAAAATTTCTTGAGTTAGCATATTCTTCTGCAAAAGGTGCAAAGTCTTGCGCCAAACAGACTATTTCTCCATCAACTACAAGTCTGCCATCATGTGGAATCCACTTAGGTATATTTTTCACAACCTTAGCATTGTGCGTGATATCTTCGCCTACCTCACCATTGCCTCTTGTCGCTGCTTGAATTAAGCGTCCATCCTGATAGATAAGACGACACGATAGACCGTCACATTTAGCCATTGCAATCCATTGCTTATTTTCGAATTTATTTTCGATATCAGAAATCTCTTTTGTTTTATCAAGAGAGAGCATAGGGAAGTCTTCATCGTGCTTTACCTTTTTAAGCTCGCTTACAACTGTATATCTTATCTTTTGAGTTGGAGAGTTTGGAAGCACTTCTCCTATAGCAATTTCAAGTTCTTTAAGTTCAAGATATGCTTCATCCCAAGCAGAGTCTGAAATTGCAGGCATACCTTTATCATATAAATCCTGATATTTATTTAGATAATCAACAAGGAAAATCATTCTTTCTTTAAGATTACTCATTTTCTTCCTCCCAATAACTTTGATTTCTTGCGCCCATTTTTTCTTGCTCCCAAATTAAATCGCTGAACAAATCATCTTGTTTGTCTTTAATATTCTCTGCTATTGTGGCATATAGCAATGCAAATAAAGCAGGCGGAATTTCTCTTGTCGTATTTGTTCTATTATTCACACATAACACTTGACTAAAATCTCCATTATAATGAATAGTATAATCTTCATTATGTTTACTGTGCATATTATTTCTCCTCTATTCCCCAACCTAAATTCAAATTTTCCTTAATCCAAGATGGTAAATCTTTTTTCTGCATTAATTCAAAATGCCTTTTGCTTGGCGCCATACATTCAATCCAATCAAACGGAATAATAACTGTTGCGCCATAGATCCCGTTTAGCTCAAAAACATAAGCATCTCTGATTTGAGCCAATATTTTTCCTGCAAACTTATGATTAATAGTAGTATTTTTAAAGTTAATTTGGAACTCTGGTTTAACTCTTACTATATAAACCATATCTGTATTATTTTGAGGCTGTTCTGTTTCTTTCTTTGGAAAAGTTTCCATAATAATTGAAAATTGTCCTCGATTGAGTTTTTCATCTAATTCAACAGGATATCCAAAAAAGTATGTTGTTTTTAATTTATTAAAATCAAAACCTTTGGGTAAGCAAATTTTTGTTATTCCACATCCTCTAAAATCATCATATTCTCTAAAATTTTCAAGAAGTGCATCAAATACTCCAATTCGCTCACAATCATAATTTACAATATACTCAACCATTTTTTATTTCTCCTTTTATTCTTATAATATATTATAACATATTTTTAATAAAAAATCAATAAGAGGGTTATTCACCCTCTTATTGTTTATAGTTTTATTACTGATTTAATAATGCTATTTTTAATCATTATATTACCTTGCGCCGTGCGCGCTAAAAGCGGAATTTCAGTGGCTGATATACAGATACTGTTTGGTGAACCTACTATGAGAAGGTTATCTTCATCACTGATAAGAGCTGCGCCGGACAGGTCTCCGCTTCCTATCTTTAGACCTTTACCACCCCTGCCCTGAACAGGGAATTCTTCAATCGGGGTCTTGCGCCCCATGCCATTTGCGCTAAATGTTGCAAGAGTGTCAGTCTTGTGTTTAATAGGCAATCCAGTCAAAACTTCATCACCATCATTTAACTTAATGCTCTTTACACCAGAAGTTACGCGCCCAATAGGAGAGATATCTTTCGTTTCAAAGCGAATACTCATTCCCTGCTTTGTAATGATGATAAAATCTTCTTCATTAGCAAAGGTAACAGTGGCAAGCGAGTCACCTTCCTTAAACTTAATTGCGGCAATACCTGTTGTGCGTTTAGTTTGAAGGTATTCTTCTAACTTAGTCTTCTTAAAGAGTCCCTGCTTTGTAATAAAGATTACATATTCTGCTTGGCTCTTGCGATATAGAGATGTCATAGCTACGACTTTTTCATCTGCTTCAAGATTTATCAATGCGCCGATACGTCCACCCTTAGAAGCATTGGTTCCAGTAGGAACTTTATCTACCAAGAGACGATACATCTTACCCTTATCCGTAAAGAACATCAAGGTATCAACGGTGTTAGTAGAAATCATATCAAGGATTGCGTCATCTGTTGTCTTTACCCCTTTGCCATTACGTCTCTGCAATTTAAAGCTACTTGAAGGCACTCTCTTAATGTCACCATTTTGCGTAGCTATTACAACACAATCTTCAGGCACTACAGTTTCAAGTTCCTTTTCTGCTTTAGGAAGCTCAATCTGTTCAAGACTGGTTCTACGCGCATCGCCATATTTCTTGACAAATGTAGTAAGGCGCTCGCGCAATACCTCACGCTGCTTAGTTTCATTAAGGAAGAGAGTGTTTAATTCCTCAACTTCTTTGCGCAATTCTTCTGCCTCTTGATTCAACTCAACCTTTTCAAGTCCAGCGAGCTTACCAAGCTTCATATCTACGATAGCTTTTGCCTGTGCTTCGGAGAACTTATAGGTGGCGATTAACGCATCCTTGGCGGCCGTCGCACTTGCAGATTTCTTAATGAGCGCAATAATGTTATCGATATCTTCCAATGCACGAAGAAGTCCTTCAACGATATGAAGTCTATCCTGTGCCTTTTCCAAATCAAACTGCGCTTCGTTTTGAATACAAAGCAGATTATGGTTTACATAAATCTCGCAACACTGTTTCAAATTAAGCTCTGTAGGAGTCTTATCCACAAGCGCGACTTGGTTATACGAGAATGAGGACTGGAGATCGGTCTTTGCGAACAATTGCTTTACGATAGCGTCAGGGTTTGCGCCTTTCTCACATTCGATAACGATTCTCATACCCTTCTTATTACTCTCGTCTCTTAAATTCTCAATACCTTCAAGTTCTTTTGCATCACAGAGCTTTCCAATTTCTGCAAGAAGAGCTTCTGTTTGAACTCCATAAGGTATTTCATAAAAGACGATATTTTGCTTTTCAATATTATATCTACCACGAACCTTTACTGTTCCGTGACCTGTTTTCATTATTGCAGGGATGTCATTTTTGTTTATTACAACACCACCTGTTGGGAAGTCAGGTCCAGGCAACATAGGCTCAGCGCCATCCATATATGCGAAAATTGCATCTGCGACTTCGGTTAAGTTGTGTGGCGCCCAGTTACAAGCAATAGCCCATCCAATACCCATATTCGGATTGCAAAGTAAGTTAGGAAACAATGCAGGAAGAGTCATAGGCTCTTCTGTTGTTTCATCATAATTGCGCATAAAACGCACATTGCGCTTCTTTAATCCTTGCAATAGTCCGTCTTCTGTAAACTTAGCAAGGCGCGCCTCAGTATAACGATAATGCGCCGGGCCGTCGCCTCCCACATTACCCATGTTTCCGTGGAAATCAATCAGCGGATATCTCATTTCCCAAGGCTGTGCAAGGCGAACAAGCGCGCCGTAGATGGAGCTATCTCCATGAGGATGGAACCTAGCCATTACATCACCGACGATATTTGCACACTTAACATGAGGCTTATTGGAGCTTCTACCCGAATCATATGCGCCATAGATAATTCTTCTTGCAACGGGTTTCAAACCGCTTGTAGCATCTGGTATCGCGCGGTCTTCATTCACGGCGGCCGCGTACTCAATACAGTTATTTGATAACTCTTGTGTTAATTCAACTTTATTATACTCCATACTTAGCCTCCTTACTGTGATCCTGAATAAATTTCTTTCTTGCTGCAACTCCTACGCCCATCAGCTGATCAAACAAAACATCTGCTTTCTTTGCTTCTTCAACCGTAACCTGATTCAACACTCTTAAGCCTGGGTCTACAAGAATTTCAGTCTCGTCCTCTGACATCTCGCCTAATCCTTTGAATCTATTGACCTGATACTTTTTTCCTCTATTTTTCTCTTGAAACTCAGCCAACTCTTTATCGTCTCTTAAATACAGATAAGTATCTTTACCCATCGTAATCTTATAGAGCGGCGCCACAAGTGCATATACATATCCATTTTCAATTAAAGCGGGGCAAAAATTCCATATAAATGTGTAAAACAAGTTTCTAATGTGTGCCATTAAACATTAGAATTGAGTATTTCTCCTGACTATCTTTTACTCTCTGTTTGAGAGGAAACCATTTCAGCATTTAATGGACTTCGTTTCCTAAAATCCAACTGCGTACCAATAGCAGCCTTACTTCCTTGCCCAGAAGGCTTAAGGAATAGTCGATACAGGTCAAATATTAACCCATTTTTTTTCTTTTTTCTTGTAAATAGGAAGGTTATCATAATAACGACCCCATAAAATCATTTGGAAAGTTTGATAAGCGACTCTGTTTTTATAATCTTCATAAATTTGCTTCGCAGTTTCATTAATATAACGAGTGCGAATAGCAATAATTTCTTCATCTGTAAAATGAGCATCTTTACCTTTTGAGCCACGGCTATTTTCATAGATGTAATAATCTTTATTCTCTTTGGTAAAAACCTCGGGCATAATGTGTGCCCAAGTTCTACCCTGCCAAACAGATTGAAAGTTACTAAAAGTAGTTTTATCTTTAAATAATTCATATACATCTTTTTGGCGAAGATGCTTAGCGTATGCTTTACGAATTATCATAACATCTTCTTCGTTTAATTTTGCATTACCATTTAAAGAACCAACAGATGCTTGTTCTCCTCCGGGATTACAATTGTATCCATTTGGATAACTTTTATAATAAGCAATCCAATACTGTTCTCTTTCATTTAATTGCTCTAATGAACATTCTTCTAATATCTCAAAATCAAAAGCTTCAGTTCCATATAAACCAATAGCTACGTCTACTGGGATATCGGTTCTATCTCCTCTTTTATGCTCAGAGAAGCGCCTTTTTATATCATTAGTTTGTCCAATATAACACTTTCCATTAGATTTTTTAGTAATTTTATAAATTCCTATCATAATATATCTCCTTTTTGTATTTGGAGATAAGAGTTAATAAATGTTCCCACGGGATTACCAATACTCAGGCTTCCCCGTTAGCATTGAAAAATTCTTATCTCTGTTCTATTATTATATGAAAATCGTACTAATCACATATTCTAATTTTAACCAAAAATTTTAAATTTTTCAATACCCTGCTGGTTAGCAGTAAAGTTTTTCATCGGCGCAACTTAAACTCGTTCACCGTCTGCATCCGCATCGGCAGCTATAATAATCTTCCCATAGCGCAGTGAGTCTTTATCATACGTTAGCTTCATTGTTTTCGGATCGGTTTTAAGACCAAAGGCTTCAATCATAGTCATAATTTCTGCATTCTTTTGAATTTTATCTAAGGCTGCTTTTTGCGTATTTAATATCTTTCCGCGCACGGGCAGCACTGCTTGAAACTCATTATCGCGGGCAGCTTTCATATTGCCGGAGGCGCTATCGCCTTCCGTCACGTAAATTTCACAGTTAGCGCGAACCTTTGAATAACAGTCTGCTAATTTTGAATCAAACTTAAGCGCCTTTTCCTTTTTCTTTTTATCGCCTCGAGCCGCGTCGCGCGCCTTTTTAGCAGCTTCTCTTGCTTTCCTTGCAGATAAGGCTTTTTCAATAATTGTTTTAAAGGCATTTTTATAAGAAGATGTTAAATCTCCAAGAGCTTGAGTTGTTAGCTTCTGCGCATAAGTTCTACCTTCAGAAGAACTAAGCTCCTCTTTATTTTGTCCTTTAAAAACAGGATCAATCATCTTAAAGTTTAGAATTAAAATCATACCTTCTTCATAGTCTGAACCAGTAAGATTTTCTTCTTTTTCTTTAATTAACTTATTTTCTCTTGCAAAATTATTTAATCCCATTGTCCAAGCTGTTTTAAAACCTGTCAAATGAGTTCCTTTTTCTTGGGGAATATTGTTTGTATATAGTTTAATAACAGAAGAATAAGATTTACTATATCCAATAGCAACCTCGAGTTGAAACTTACCTTCTTCGCTATTGAAGTAGAAAGGATCAGCTATAAACTCTCCTTTTGGATTTAAATAATCCATATAATCTGCAAGTCCGCGCTCAGAATAGAAATCTTCTTTTGTATCTAAAACGGTATAAATAAAATGTAGCCCTTTGCATAAAAAGCTAAATTCTCGAATCATATCTCGAATACCTTTAATATCAAACTCTACTGTTTCAAGGACTTCTGGGTCAGGATAGAATTCAACAGAAGTTCCAGTGATCGATTTGTCAATTTTATTCTCTTTATGAGAAATAAATTGACCTCTTGAAAATTCTACGATTTCTTCAATGCCTTCGCGGCGGGTTTTTACAATCATAGATTTAGATAAAGCATTTACAGCCTTACCTCCAGTTCCGTGTTCTCCGCCAGAAGTATTATATCCAGATTCTCCAGTAGCATTATCAAATTTACCGCCAGTATTTGCAATACCAAAACAAGCTTGAAGCACACTACAACCACTTGGATGTTTACCATGCGGAATGCCGCGCCCATTATCTTCTATGCGAATACCATTGTTTGGTAAAATAGTTACTTTTATTTGATTACCAGCTCCATTTAAATATTCATCAATACTATTAGAAATTATCTCTTTTACACAATGAAGTAATCCTTTTGCATCCTTACTTCCTATATACATACCGGGATACTTTCGGATATGCTCAAAGTAATCAAGAGATTTAATATTATCTGCTTGATAATTTTGTGTCATTCATTTTCTCCTTTACTTTATTTTATTTTTTATTCATTTTTATTTACTTATACTATATTATAACATATTTTTTCAAAAATTTCAACAAAATAAGCCTCAGATTAAATCTGAGGCTTATTATTTAATTATTAATCATCGCCTTGTTTATAACTTGTATCACAGAATAAGAATGGGAATACATCTGCTTTAGTTAAAAAGCTAATGCCAAAGAAAGAAAGCGCAATGGTTTCTATTAACCAAATCTAAATACGGAAATAAGGTAATAACAAAATGCCAAATGAAGCAATCATTCCAATTCCGCAAATTCTATAGATAATATTACGCGCCTTTTTCTTTTTAGTCATTTCTCCGCTTGATTTTGTAAACAAAAATAAAGAGTTGTAAGAAAGAAGACCGAAGAATACAATAGCTGATACATTATGAATGGTTGCACTAATGTTTACAGGAATCTAAAAGGTTCCTACTAGCGCCGGCGCTAATGCATCCCAACAGGGACAGAAACAGATAAGCAAGCCACATATTCCTGCAAGTGTCAGAATAATATCATCCAATTTAGTATATCCTCGGTAGGAAATCAAAAGAAAAGATGCTGAGCATAAGATTCCCATAAAAGGGGTTATACATTGAGCGATATAATAAGTGGCGGAAATAGATGAGGGTATGCCGCCGAAGAGTAAAGCAACAATCCAAGGAAGTGCCATACTTAATATACCAATTAAAATGCGCAAGCGCGCGGTGTTTAATTTCATAGGTTTTTCCTCCTTTAATATATTTTCTAATAATATATTAAAAGAAAATCAATAAAATTAAATAATATTGACCTTAATGAAGATATTGTTTATATCCTTCTAACATTACTCTAAATTTAAAATATAATTGAGGAAGAGTATCAGCTTCGAGCGCCGGATCATTATAGGGAAAAACAGGTTCAATCATTGGAAGATCATTTTCGGCTAAAAAATTTCTAAAAGCCAAATCAATTTCACGAAGACGCTGGATTTCTGTCCGAGCCAACTCAGCATTATACTTTAAATTATAAAATCCTGTATCTATTGTCATAAAGTATTTTTTAGAAACTCTGTTATAATAGATATAAGCGTCATCCCATGAGTAGAAAGAAGGAGTTATATTTTTATCTATATTGTATCCCCAAATAAAAAGATTGTCAAGCATATTGAATTCGTCATCTTTCCAATCAGGATAAAGGCGCGAACATCTTTCTTTTTCATATCTATAGTCTTTGTTTAATTCTTCATATAGCTTTTGCAGATAAGCATCAAATTTTTGTTTATTCATATTGAAACTCCTTATTAATAAATAAAATAAAAACTCCTTTGAAAATTCAAAGGAGTTTAAATAATGGCGGCGGAGGTGAGATTCGAACTCACGCATATGCACTTTTAGAGAGTGCCGCCTTCCCGCTTGGCTACTCCGCAATATTGATTTCTTAACTTATTACATATATATTATAATTAAATTTTTTTAAGAAATCAATTAAATTAATCAATAGGGAACTGGTTATGAATTATAATATTCCCAATGATATCCCGCAGCTGTTTGCTGCAAACCCATAACGCAATGCTAAATGTCTCCTCCATATTTTCGTTCCGCATCTCCAATGCTTAAAAATATTTCACCCGTTTCTAAACAAATTATAGATCGAGCTCGGCCTGTTTTTTTACGACGACTCTCAATTATTTCGATTGTAGTTATATTATCATCTGCTTTCACCCAATGTTTACCATTAATGGATAGCGCTTGACCTAAAACACAACGATTGATACCTTTTCTATCGCAATGTGTTTTTCGTGCAGCTTCACTAATAGTAGGATAAATTTGACCTGTCTCTAAACACTTAACAGCATAGCCGTATGCATTATCATGTTTTTGCTTTTCTTCAGGCGATAAATTTTTTCGCCAATTCTATAATGCTTGTACGCACTATTCTTTAAGCTCAGGATACTATTGCAACCTTTCTTTTGTTTTTATAGATTGTTTAATATGTTCTTCTTCTCGCTAATATCTTATTATTTGTCCTTGTGACATATTTTGACGAGCTTCATTTGATAAAGCATCTCTACATCCATCTTTAATTCTTTTATTATAGCCCTTTTCTGGAAGATAAGTTTCGTATTGTAAAATATATTTTGTTTCTAGTTCTAAAGCTTCTTTTTCAGACAGATTTTCATGTAAAATAGAATGGATAAATCCTTCTTGCCATCCGTCTTCTTGTATATCTCGCCAAAAACGCTAATTTTTGTTATACCCGTTACCATTACGCCATCTAGCCGTGGCAGAAGCAGAAGTGATACCAAAGTATTTCTAACCAGTCTTTTTTCTTTCGTGCATATAAACAAGATATTTTTTTTGATCCATATTAGGTTTCTCCTTTGTATTTAATATTATACTCTTCACAAAGCTTGTTAAATTGTTTTATATTACCTGTAGCTAAGCAATCTGCTAATTCATTACCTAATATATTTGCATGTCCTGGTACTTGCAGAATTTGCGTGGCAAAACTAAGTTGTTGATATAATTTATAAGCTTCTTGTATATATATTAAATTTTGAATAGGTTTTTTATCTTTTTTTGTCCAATTATTCTTAGCCCAGGTATCGGCCCATTGAGTAATGCTATTAACAACATAGGCGCTATCAGAGTAAATAACGAATTGATGTTGTGGATTAGACTCTGCATAATTGAGGGCGCAAATCATTGCTTTAAGTTCCATACGGTTATTGGTTACATTATCTTCAGAATCGTGTTCTAAGAAAAGAATTTCAGAATCGTCTCCGCTCATCACGATCATTCCCCAACCACCTGGACCAGGGTTTCCGCGACTAGAACCATCTGTATATGCATAGTATTTAGCCATTAGATTTCTCCTTTTCTAAAGACTCTTTTACACCCTTATAAAACTCTTCTGTTAATTCACGAGATTCATACCATTCATAAATCCATGCTAAATCAATATCTTGTAATTTTAACCCATGAGTTAACTGTTTTAATGCGTGGGTAATAAAATCTTTGGTATTTTGATGCATTGCTAAAGGCTTTTCACATTTTTTACACCACCATTCATATTCCTTTTGGTAAGTGAAATCCTTCCCCATATAAGCGCGCCCGGCGCCGAGATAATCACAAAGCATTTCAACAGCATCTTTATAAGGCATTTGAAGCGGCTGTCCACCGTTATCAAAGTTGTCTTGGTGATATTCGTAGTGATGAGAATTACGCCCTTTATGATGTAGCCATGCTTTAGAGACGCCTTTATCTTCCTTACAGGCATCAATAGGAGAGCGATTACCTTGATAATATCTCACCGACTCCCAGAATTCAGTCGGTGAGAACTTGGACATATCGTGTTTAATTCCGCGCCAAGGGATACCTGCTTTACAACAATAATAAAATACCCAATATTTATGCTTACATATTTTTCCAAAATGTCGAAAAGTATTTTTAATAGTAATTCGAGTCTTCATTTAATCCTGTTAACCTTTCTGCTTTATATCCATTATCATTTATTACCATAAAATCAACATCATCATACCAAACAATAACTTGATGACATGGGAAAGTTTCTTTTAGCATCTTTCTTAGTTCGCGTAATTCATCTATATCATATCCGCTATCTTTAGAAAAGCGTGCAACAAGAACAGAATTTCGTTCAAGAGTAAGGGTATTTAGATTTAATGGGGTAATATTAGGCGGCTCATTATCTAAACCCTAGTTAATAATATTCGTCTTATAAGTATCTATCATATCTTAAACCTCTTTAAAGCTTTTACGATTTGCATTAGCCGCATCAAAATTCTTTATTTTTTCATAATAAAGAGATTTTAGAGTAATAATTCTATCTGCCCAATAACAACGCTTATTACGAGCATCATCAACAGCTATGCGCATTTTCTTTACCCAAAACGCGTCCTGATCATAAGTGCGAGTTGCAGACATCTCTCTCCAAAACTGAGTAAGTGCCTTTAGACGATCATTCCAATGTCTTCGCTGAGCTCGGCAATATTCAATCTCAGCCTTCATTTCAGCAAGCTCAAAGCCGAAATATCTTGATTCGTTATAATAATCTTCTTCTTTGCATTGAACGGCGCCTGTAAATTGCCCCATATTGGTTCCTATTGTTACAATATAGGCGTGCTGTGCTTCATCGTGAAGTGTTTCTATAAGAGTATGTTTCATATTAGTTATCTCCTTCTATCCAATTATTTATTAATCTTTCGATTTCAAATCTATTTGTTATAATCCACTCCCAAATAGGAGCTATAATGTGTATCATATTAGTCATTATCAAGCATCTCCTCACATTTATTCATTTCTGCTCTGATATCTTCGAGAACTTGATCAAGAGAAACAGGGTATCCGTCATGACTATCCACTCCTACGTGATACATCCAAGGATCTCCTTTATAAAAGTTAGATGTCTGATGAAGGTGACCATATAAGTTCACTACAACCTGCCAGAGTTCTTTCTCCTTAAGGTTGTGAGTAATAGTAGGATAATGTGAAAGATAAAAGTTGATTTTCTTATATTTTAGGCGCGCGCAAAGCTGCACATCCCAGCCCATATCGCGATAAGCCTGCTCTCTCCTTGAAGTATCGTGATTTCCGAGACAAACATGAATTTTACCTTTAAGCTGCTTAAGAAGCGCTAGGCCGCCTTCAATGTCGCCAAGAACGAGATCTCCAAGAATCCATACTTCGTCTTCGTCAGATACCACAGAATTGAATTTCTCAATCTGCTTAATATTCATTTCATTTACATCTGCATAGCCTCGGGCGCCCCAAATAAATTCGCGGTCATGCCCCAGATGCAGATCCGACGTGATCCAAATCTTACTCATTACTCTTCCTCCTTTATAACAGTTATTTTATTAAACCCCTCTGCCTCTTCAGGCATCTCCATTGTGAAAAACATACGGCGGATAATACCATGCTTAACCCAAGCGCGCCCTTCGCGTTGGTCATTTCTTTTAAATGCAGTTTCTACACTTGTATCGAGTACCACTGCCTCAATTTCATCTGCAAACTTACGCACTTTATCAAGCACTCTTGCGCGTGATTTTTTATTAAGATGAGTAGCATCTGCTATTGTTACTTCATCTGCTACAAGGCTACCGATAATTTGACGAATAAACTTATCAAAAACTTCATCTTCGTAGTCAAAGTATTCGCCGCCTCTTTCATCAAGTGATTCAAAACGGATTGCATCTCTTGATACAGGTGTTATATCTGGAAAATTATTTTTAATATAGGTCGACTTACCCGATCCTGGAATACCTACCATCATAATCAATTTACTCATTTAGTTCCTCCAATTTATATATACCGTTATTTTTACTATTGCTCCCATAAGTTCATCGGTTCCTATTTCTGCATTATATCCGAGTAAAACTAAAAACTTTTTTAACTCATCTTGAAAAAGATGCATATCAACACCCTGTTCCATCAGTGTATTAGCAGCCCAAAAATAACTACAGGTATAAGTGCCAACCTCTGCGGCTGCAATAATTCTCGGAGCAATAAATTCTTCCCATTCAGCTTCGACAACTTCTCTTGCTCTTTGTCTTTTATTTGTATTTATTTTGTTTGCTATTTCTCTTACCGTTTTTGCATCTGTAAACATCTTATTTTCTCTCTTTCATTTCTTTTATAATTTATTATAACATAATTTTTATAAAAAATCAAAAAAGCCACATAGTCGTGGCTTTTTTATTTTTATTCTTCTGTTACTTCAACTTCTTGTGCTTCTTCTACATCGGGAGCAGTTGCTTCAGCTTTAACCAGCCCCTCTAAGCATTTGAAACTAAAATTTTTATGTTTAAATGCGGCGAACTTAGGCCTATTAACAATACGAACCACTACGCCTTCGCGCACATGGGTCTTGCCTATCGGATCGGGACCATCATAAAACTGCTCTGCCTTAAAACCCATTCACCCGCAGAAATAGTAGGATCGTCTGCTGACGCGCAGTGGTCAGGAATAATACCTTTCCACATTACAGGAACGGTTTTTACTCCCATCTGTTCACAGCGATAACGCATGAAGTCAGGAGTATACTCAACTACATCACCATCCTCGTTAGTCATAGTCATACGGTAGATATAGATATCTGACTGAGGGACTTCCACAGAAATAGAAAAAACTCCATTATCATCATTGCCATACATTGTCTTTAAACCATCAGGAGCGCATCCATAAGAAAAACGAGTAGTTTCACCATACTGTTTAATAAAATCTTTATCATTTAGCTTTTTATTATTTGCATCTCCCATAATAGGCTTTCCATCGGTTGTAAAACCAACTACCTCGTAGTAAATAGTCTCGCCCTTCCAAAGTTTTCCTTCAAAAGTCTTTGAATGTTTTTCTCTAAACTCATTAGAGCCATAAAACCCACCTTCATAATCTTCAAGAACTACGCGGCGGGTGCCAGAAACACCGCCCCAGTCATATATAGGAGTACCTTCTTTTCGAGTGATCTTATCCCAAAGGCTACGCTTGTATCCTTTTAGAGTAGGCAGATAACCAGTTCTCTGACTAGTGCCATGTAGCTTAAGCGTGATCTCAATCTCGTCACCAGGCTTAAAAGCGCCAAGGTTATAAGCTAACTGCTCAGTGTCAGCATGCTCCTTGAACAAAGGCGCGGTAGAGACCTTCTTCTTACGAGTTCTGTTTCCATCTGATACATAACCGCGACGAGTATTAGAACGAGGAATATACTTGCAACAAATCTCGTGTCCATTAACAAGACCTTCGATTATATCTCCCTCTTTAAGATGCGCGGCGGCTGCCTCATCTTCGAAGCAATAGTCGAGCGCAGATAAAGGAAGGAAAATACCATCTGATTTCTCTCCGCGCAAACGAATAGCGGTTATATTGCGTTTGTCAGGATCCATGTAGCCACCTATATTCACTCCATTTTCGTCTTTCTTACGAAGTAGATTATTATGTTTAGCAAATTCTACTGATACCTGACCATCGGTAGGTAGATAGATACCAAGCTGTCCCTCTTTATAATCAAGAGAGACGCATATAGTATTTCCAAAACAGTCTGCAAGAAGCAGTCTATCTGCATTGGGATGAGGGCGCACATTTTTAAGTGTAGTTATATAAGCCTTATACATTTCTATTCTCCTTTTATCTCTTTTTTATTCTTTCCAAAACCAACTATTAGGATTACTACATTTATTAACATACTTACATGTTGCATAACAACTGAAAAATGTTGCTATCATACAGCCAATTACAACGCTCCATACTGGAAGATCAAATAGATAAAAAAAACTAACGCCAATTAAAACAGGCGCACTAGCTGCTATTATAGCGCCTATGATTGCTACTAAAAATAATTTACAATATATCTTAAAAGATATCATATTAAGCCTCCAAAAATTCTCTAAGCGCATTGGCGCGCATTGGATTACGAAGTTTCTTAAGTGCTTTTTCTTCAATTTGTCTTATACGCTCTTTAGAGAGTCCATAAAAATTACCTACTTCTTCAAGAGTCTGAGGATGTCCTGTTTCGAAGCCATACCTACGGCGCAAAACGTCGGCTTCGCGCGCCTCAAGAGTCTCTAATACAGTATCAATCTTTTTGCTAACCTCTTGTCTATAAAGGTTTTCAATAGGATGTTCTATTGAGTCATCTGCAATTAAATCTCCAATAGTGCCATCATCTTCATCATTAAATGTTTGATCAATAGAAACAGGGTCTTTAATTATAGATTGAAGCTCTCGCACTTTATTCTCTTCTATTTCCATTCTGCGCGAGATTTCACTTATAGTAGGTTCACGGTGAAGTTCTTGAAAAAGTTCATTAGTGACTCGACTAAGTTTACTAAGCTGCTCTATAACATGAGCAGGAACTCGAACAAAACGAGATTGTTCAACAACTACTTTTGAGATTGCTTGTCTTATCCACCAAGTAGCATAGGTTGAAAATCTATAGCCAAGACTATAATCCCACTTATCAACAGCTGTCATAAGTCCGATATTTCCCTCTTGAATAAGATCAAGTAGCGGAATCTTAGAGCGATGGGTATATTTCTTTGCGATGCTTACAACTAGGCGCAAATTAGCGTTTATAAGTGCTTCACGGGCGCTCTTATCTCCTTCTTTTATTAAGGCTCCAAGATGTTGCTCTTCTTCTGCTGTTAAAAGAGGGGTTTTACTAATTGATTTTAAATAGGCGCGAGTCGCTTCCATTACAAAACCAACATTTTCTTCTCCATAAATTTCTGTTTCATTTTCTAAAGTCATTACGTTATCATTCATATTATCTCTCTCTTTTCTATTTTATTTTTATTTTTTTTTAAGTATAATATTATAACATAATTTTTTTAGAAAGTCAACTATTATATTCTCCTGTGAGCTCTTTTATTGAAACTGGTGGAACTATTGCTATAAACTTTGACCAACTTCCATAGTCAATAAAAGTAGCCGTTTCTCCCATTATAATGCGCCAATAAGGATCTTGATGGAAGTTGTTTACAGAAAGATATTCTTTGATTATTTTACACGCTTCTTGATAAGAATTAGCTGCGCTAATTGGCTGTTCATTAAGAAGCGTTTCTATACTATCTGATAAAAATATTTTATATCTCATTTATTTCCTCCTTGTTTTCTGATGCATATGTTTGGAGTATACTACCTATTTTTATGTCTGTTGGATTTCCATACTGCGCCGAAGTAGATTCAAGTTCTTTTTCCTGAAGTTTAGATTCTAATTCAAGCACTTGCGCCTTTAACTCATCCCTGTCGCGCACGATGGCTTCCATCTCATTTAAAATATTTACAAGTTGTGTGAATTCACAAGCAAGATTAGGAAAACTTATTTTATTGTAATAAACAGCTCTTTCAGTGGCTTTATTTCTTAATTCATCTATTCGATTTAACATAATAATTTCTCCATTTCTGATACATCAACGCCCTTACCACGAAGATTGTTGATACATTCTTTCAAGTATTCATCATTGTGTTCAGGATAAATAATTTCTCTAGTATAAGCATATTCACAACCACAAAATTGCGGAACGAAGCCTAATATTGTTCCTCGGTAAGAAGAGTGCCTCCAATTTCGATCAGGATGATAGCCACGACGCTCCATTTCATCCATAACGCAACAGTGATATTCATAAAGATATTCAGGATCATACTTGAATACATAGTCAACTGTTGCATGTTTCTTGCCCCAACCCTTGCCGCGCAATGCGCAACACTCGCGATGCTGACCTAGCAACTGCTGTCTTGGAAGGTAGGGTATTAATTGCTGTGCCCAGAGTCTCATTTATTTTACCTCCTTAATAAGCAATCCAAAATAATTTTTTTCTTTGATGCTATTTTTACCATTGATAATATCTCTGCAGTATTGATTAAATGTACTCCGTGAAAATTGTTCACTTGAACAAGCGGCTTCAAGAGTGCGAGAAGTTGCAATGATTGCAGAATCAGTTTTATCGAATTTAATTGAGGAAAAAGAAGCATTGGGCCAATTATCTCCTATAATAGTAACCAATAGGCTTTTAGTGACTGATTTTGATTTTTTAGTTTGAGAAGTTGCGTTTTTCTGCTTTTTCTCTTCTTTAAGACGACGAAATTCAGGCTCTGGAATATTTCCAAATTCAGTATTGAAAACTATTGAATCCTCAAGTCCTTTTTGCACATTTTCTTTAGGAGTTAACCAAGCTAAATTTGAAAGGTGGTTATTGCGCTTATTATGATCTTTATGATCTACAGTCATTCTTTCAGTTGTTTTAATAGGGCGCCAAGTAAGCATTACAAGGCGATGAATTGGAATTAAATAGTCTTTTTTTTGTTTTCTTCTTTCTTCGCTGTAATACCAACAATATCCTTCACCTGTTTTTATTTCATAATCACTTTTATCTTTGTTTCTTATACGACCATAAGTTGAAACATAAACTTCGTATTCTTTATTAAACCTCCAACGCTCAAAACTAATCTTAAGAATCGGTAGCATTTTTCTCCCTCTCTTCTTTCTTTTTTTCTTCATTTTATAACTTATTATATCATAAATTTTTAATAAAATCAATAAAAAAGCCATCGGCGCAAACCGATGGCTTTATTCTACTTATTATCAGTCATTGTTAGCATTGAAAGTGCCAAGCTTATTAAGAGTCTCCTCAAGAGTGGTTCCCTTAAGAAGTCTTGTTACTGCCTGAGATATGCTTTCGTTTCCTGCAATTGCATAAGGAGCCACAGCGGCGCCAATGCCTGCAGTAAGCTCTGCATTAGCCTTAGCTTCCATAGCTGCAACAAGATCGGGACTAATTGCCGCATAAATCTTCGCAACAGTTTCTGCATAAGCCTTCTGCTTAGCCTCTTCGATAGCAGCGAGCTGCTTCTCGGTTTCAATCTTCTCATTATCTGCAGCGCGATCACGTGCAAGCTGTGCAGAGTGGATTGCATCAAGCACTACCTGCATATCTGCCTTCGCCTGAGCAGTAGCAGCGTCTTCTGCGCGCTTCATAGCTGCAGTTGCCGCCTCATTCTTAAGCTTCTCTTCTGTTGCCTTCTGATTGAGTTCAAGAATATACATCTTATTCTTATGTTCAAGTTCTGCCTTTTCTCTTTCATATTCAGCAAGCTTAGCAGTCTTCTCTGCCTTGCGCGCAGCGTCGGAGAGATCAAGAGTCTTCTGAATCATTTCCTTCTGATGTGCCTCCATCATCTTTGCGATCTGCGCCTCAACCTTAACTCCAAGAACCTCAACATCAGTTACGAGCATTCCGTTCTCAGAGAAGAAGCGACCATTATAATTCTTGTCACCCTTTTCTTTCTTAGAGTCCTTATCAAGCGCAATATTTCTTACGATATCTGCTGCATTTGCATAAAACTCCTCAATATCATACTTCTTTGCTTCTCTCTTAAGAAGGGATCTCTCTCTATCACACATATGCTTTACATAGTTATCAACAGAGAACCACTTATTCTTATGTTCAGGAAGGAAGTTTACATTGTAAGAAAGAAGAAGCTGTACATCAACAAAGTCCTTAGTCTGAACAGTGACAACATCAGAAACCTTGTTGTTATCAATTCTAAGGTATGCTGTAGAGATAAGATTATCAGTTGTCTTAGGCTTTCCTGTTGAAAGGTTTACAATTTCAAGAGTCTCGTCATACTCAAGCAGACGAGTTGCGGGACCAATAATAGTCTCTCTCTTGCCAGACTTAGATACTACATTTACTGCATATCCAGTCCATACATTTATAGCAACAACTCCGTCATACTTAGTATCAAGTACAATAGTACGAGGCTTTGTGTAGGATACTCCGCGTGAAATATTTGCATTTGCCGCAAAGATTGCAAGAGCATCATTCTGATTTGCAGTGCTATATGCGTTATTGATTATATCTGTCTTATTAGACTTACCGTTGCGCGCATCGCGCTCAGCCTTTGCCTCAGAGAGACCAAGGTTATACTCAAGCGCCTCACGGTTGCCAGGATAGAAAGTCTCGCACTCCTTGGCAGAAAGGACTCTCTTAACCACTACCTCAAAACGAGGATCGGGAAGATACATAGCGGGACCCTTAACCATCTTAACAGTTCCCTTAATTCTATCAAGAATATAACGACCCTCGCCCTCGGGAATTGCGATTGCGTGATGCATATACTTACCGTCATACTGAATAAGCGCGTGCTCTCTACGAGGATAATAGATCATCTGATCATTTCCTGTAATAAAGAGCTCTTCGCCAATAGGATGCTTCTTACCGTCCTCTTCATATGCCTCAATAACCTTAACATAAATACCGCTAATAGGAGAAAGCTCCAATGCGCGGAAGATTACTCCTCTCTGAGGCGTCTGTACAAATGTCTGAGTAGGAGAGGGGAATACCACATTAGGTCCGTGCGCATAAAGCTTCTGACCGTCCTCGTCTTTAAGGATACAGTATTCAAGGCGCTCAAGGGTTACTGCTTCACGAACATAGGGATCTTCACCGTTAGCATCATTAGGAAGTACCTCAATTCCTGTAGGAGGAATATAGAAAGATACTTCAGTACCCTTAATTACAAGGAGCTGACCTGCGAAGTATGTTTCCTTAGATACGTCTTTTGCATTACCCTCTGCGTCAAGCACAGTTGCGCTCTTCATAGACTTCATAGCCGCATCAGCATCATACACTCTTGCAAGCAGATACTGGTTGGTACGAAGCTTATGACCACGAATAACTCGTGCCATCTGACCGGGAAACAGTGCAAAAGAAGTAGGTCCAGGAATATTTACCTTAATACCAATATGGAGATCGGCGGGAGTGTGGCTGATTGCTCCTGCTTCGGGATGCTTACCAGAGTCAGTAGGATTCTTTAGTACCACATACCAACCTTCGGGCGCCGAAGTAAACAACTGCTTTGCGCGATTGTAATCATTGGTTTCTATGAATTTCTTACTCTTGGCGTCAAATAGCACTAAAGCCTCCTGCTGAGACACAGTCACTACGCGAGGACCGACATAGGTCTGAATTACACCTGTAGACTTGTTCAATACAAACGCATATTCATTTGCAGGCAGAACAAGGTCGGACTGACGACCTCTATTATCATTAGGATTGTAATTAAAATCGTTCATTATTTTTATTTCCTTTCTTAATATCTTTATTTTTTACATATATATTATAACAAATTTTTATTAAAAAATCAATTAAAACTTCTAAAATTACTTCTTTCTTTCAATGTAGCTCCATTGATTTTCAGTTACAGTAATTGTTTTTGTTACTTGCGTTAAACTAACCTCTTGCGGTTGACACAGATATTCAGTATCTTGAAGTTCAGTTAAACCTTCATCTGCATTAAGTTCAAAATAGCGCCCATTAATATTGACCCAACAAGTATGATTGCGACTCCATCTGCGCGGCTCATCATATTCTTCGTCGATTACGCAAATATTGTCATCATTATCCTCTTCAAAATCAAGCCAAAAGATATCTTTAAGTTCGTCTTCATTGAAATCTTCGCCTGCATCATAGCGTGATAAAAATTCTTTTACTGTCATTACATTATCTCCCTCCTTAATGCTAAATCTGTAATATCTTGATGTGTAATTTCTGTTTGATAAACTTCTTTTAATACTTGTCCGCAAGAGGGACATATCATAAGACCCTCTACCACTGCTAAATGATAGGTTGTGAGAAACTGCGGGTTTTCTTCTTTAACAATGCGCGGATTAGAGAAGTATGGTGTGGTATAATTTTCTTCTTTACAGTATCTACAGATTATCTTCATTTACCTTATCTCTTTCCATCCATTTCTTTCAATAATCCGTCGCATATTCTCTTATGATAATAGTTCATAATTAATCTCTCCCTGTCTGCTTAATAAAAAGTGGAATAATCCCTAATAGAAACCAACCTCTCCAATACTTTCTATGAGGCCATCGTCCAGTTGTAAAATTGCGTTGAATAATCATTTTTTCCCTCTCATTTCCTTTATTTTATAATTTATTATATCATAAAATTTATAAAAAAACAAGGCGGATTCTTATCTCCACCTTGTTTTTTCTTTAATTCAATTCTATAAGTTGCAAATCATTGTAGTAATCAGGAACGAATATACCAACCCAAAAATCGTTAGTTTTTGCTTTCTTATGCGCTATATTTTTGTTCCAATTGCGCACATCACTATATAGCTCCTTGCGTCCTATAACATCATCATCTGCTGCATATACATCATTTTCTACTTCCCAAGAAAAGACTTCATATTCAGCCTGTTTACTTGCATATTCAGCAGGCGCATCGATATAAATAAATGCTAGTACCAAGAGCATAATTCCTACGATAACACCTGCGCAGATCAACACTCCACAACCAACTAAACCAACTGTTTCTTGACGAAATATTTTATTATCAAGATCAGGATGCTGCTCTTTGTAATGTATTTTCTTGCTATATGCAGCATTTCGTGCTTCTCTTGCTTTCATTGCTGCTTCACTACGATAACCTGAGTAACCATATCTATCACACTCATTGTCAAGACGGTCATATTCTTCTTGAAGTTGCTCATATTCTGCTACCTCTTTTGGCGTATAAGCGGCTGTCCATATCATTACACCTGCGCCCAAAATTCCAATAATAACAAAAATCCAAAATAACATTTTTCTTTTCTCTCCTTTTTTCTTTTTTTATTTATTTTGTATAATAATTATATCATTTTTTTTTATTAAAAATCAATTAAATCTTTAATTTTTATATCTTCGAAATCATAATGCGGTATTTCAAAATCTTCAAGATAAGGGTTCTTTTTTTCTTCTTGCTCTTTAAATTCTTTCATAGCTTGTGTTAGTTTTACCAAAGCTTGTTGAGTAGAGCATGGTGCGCCTTCAAAAGCAACTTTAATTGGCTTCTCATTTCCTGGAACTGTGTAAATATTTTTTAATATATTTACCGCTTCTGTTATTGATACTCCTGCTGTAGATGCCGCTTGTTGAATTCGTTTCATGGCTTCTTGCATTTCATCAACTGAGTTCTGTAATGATGATATTTTTGTTTGATATCCTTCTGCGTGAGAGTAATTACTATTTACATAAGACGTTTGTTCTTCTGTATGACTATATCCAGATGATTTAATTGGTATGTTGTCTAAAGTCCTGTATCCTTTTGCTGTTGCATAAGTAACGGGATATTCTCTCGTACCAAGACGCATTTCTAAGTCGCGCCAATGGTGAACACCATCTCCCACTTTAAAAGTAACTATTCCATTTTTATCATCAATAGCGCATCCTACTTCTCCTTTTTCTAAAATGAGATTATTATTTTGCCAATTCTATGGAGTATCATTACGCATTAAAATTTTTGCATTAATATTATAGCTTGCCATCTTCTATCTCCTTTGACATCTCAATATAAGTTCCTTTTACCCCTTGATTTTTTATCTGCGCGATTCCAAATTTTTCCATTTTCTGCAACAGTGAAGTCCAAACAGGGCGTGACAGGTTTGTTTTTTGTATCATCTTAACAACTGAAATATTACCAGAAGAACCAATTTCTTCTCTAATGGCTTCAAATGCAGTTTTCTCATTTACTGTTAGTGCATTAAAAAAATCGTCTTTTAAAACGCAACGATCGGCGCCAGCCACTGCCTCTAAAAAGTGTATTAAACACATTACATCGCCCGATAGGCGGAATTGAGTTAAATCACTCTCATAGCGTTCAGCTATTGAGAATAGTTTATCGTGTGGTATCATACTTTTTGTTTCCTTTTCTATTTTTATTCTTACTATTATTTTAATATAAATTTTCGCATTTTTCAACAAAAAATTTCTAAACTCCCTTTTGATTCTGAATCTCGGCCATTTGCGCCTTGAGCAGTCAAAATAGCATAAAAAAATCCTCACAGCAACGCACGCCGTGAGGATTATAAAGAAAGGAAGGGTAGAAAAATGTGCCCGAATAACAAGGGCATGGAGCGCTATGCGGATCCTGACACCGCAACGGGAGTTTGGAAGACTCCAATGTTTCCTTTACACCAATAGCGCAGATTGTGCTTAAGATTGTCAATTGAATTTTCCCGTGGAGTAGTTAATTGTATCCACGCTTTTCCCAACCCTACCGAGTACTATCTTTTGCAAGACCGTGCCAAACGGATTCTCTTGACGGAGCGCTGTGTTTGGGGCAGAGGCTCTCTTAAGCGTTGTTATAAATTACTTGATATTTGCGCAGTGACCACCTGTCTTCGGCCCATTGGTCATTCCTAAAGGCGCTACCTTTGCACAGTTCTGCTTATCAAGTAAATGGGAGAACAGACAGAATTCCCAACGCTGTCTGTTAGTGACACTAACGGTCTCCTCGGGGAGGAAGTGTCTATTTTTCCGAGCTTATATCCCAGCCACAGGGGTTTAATAAGGTATGCTCCCCGCAACACTTTCGCAGTAAAAACCGACTCACAGGCGTGCGCTGCCTTTTGAAGAAATTAGCCACTGGGTAAGAGCGTGCAGCGTCACCGCGTGCAGGTTTTCTTCTTGACGCCATGGAGCACCTGGTTGGATTCGAACCAACGCGGACATGGTCTCTCGCTTACAAGGCGAGTGCAATCGGCCACTATGCGACAGGTGCATATTAAATAGGGAGGTGAAGCCTTAGGTCAGCCAACCGCATATCTTCTTCTTTTGGGCATCGGGTATTTGCTACCTTCCACAATTCGAGTAGATAACCGTTTCATCTTTCAATCTACATCTGGCTTAGACATTCGTTAAGAGGTCTACCAGAACCACACCACATCCTAGGCGCCAATCGCACTCTACTTTTCGTCGCTAAACTACTTTTCGAGTGGACGAAATCCACGATTTTCTCGACATTTGATTTCAATTACATTTTCGTGAGCGCTCTCTCAAGCCTACTCTGATTTTCTCAGTAGTAATCACCTCAAAATACTCAATGAAATCAAGGTTATTTACTTATATCGAATATTAATGTTTCAACCTTTCGGTTTCCGCTTGGATCAGATTGGTTTTTGGCAGTACCGTTCCACATCAATATCGAATTAATTTATGTCCAAGTTCCAATAATCGTTTCGAGCAAGCTGCCACCTTTTTGATTTTTCGCATCATGCCTCGTCGCGCGTACGGATTCGCCTATTGATACCGTATAGTCACCAACGCTTTCGTGCTCGTGCTGCGAGGTTGGCTCGTGGTTAGTACTCTTATGATCCTGAATACTCCAGAAGTCATCTACATTCACCTTACGGCTTGGAAGTAGCTCCATGGTGTCAATCGAGGGATTCGGACCCATCACTTGCTAGTTCCTAAGACTAGTGCCTCTACCAATTGGGCTAGACTGACATTTTTAGAAGGTTGTTTGCAGCACAACCCAAGCTGTTATGAAAGGGAGGAAAACTATGAGAAAGTCTCATAAGCACTTACTTTGCCAATTTTTATCCCGCTTTGCCACAAGCCACATACCTCGTTACCATATCGCGGTAAGCCGCACCTTGGTCTGAGTCGGTGGTAGTTTAGTGCTAATCCATGTCTTCGCGGTTGCCAGATTAAACTGACTGTTGGCTCTCGGTTGAGGGCTTGAACCTCAGACCCCAAAGTTAACAGCTTTGTGCTACTACCAACTGAGCTAACCGAGAATATCTTGGCAGAGGATGAAGGTACCGCCCCTTCTTCGTGCGGGTCAAAGCCGCATGTGTCCACTTGTCCACCAATCCTCTATTTCAACCACGATTAGCGACCTCTTTCGAGCAATTTTGGATCGAGAATTTGTTGATGGAAACTCGGGTCAGGAGTTTATATTGCATCGCCTTTATTTTACATATTTATTATATCATAAATTTTTTATTTTTTCAACAAATTATCCTTACGCTACCTTTTTATTTTTGGTGAGCGTGGCGGGAATCGAACCCGCGATGGACATAATGTCGAGGGATTAAAAGTCCCTTGTACTCGCCGCTGTACTACACGCTCATGTCGAAGTGGTAGCAGCACGATTATTACTTTTGAAGTGATCTAATCTGCCGCTCTAACTTACGGATAATTCTACCATTTTCGCGTTTGCGGCTTTTAAGCAATTCTATTCTTGCCTGAAGGCTTTCAATTGTTCTCATTTCTTTTATTTCCTTTCTTTATCTTAACAAATATATTATATCATAATTTTTTAAAAAAATCAATGATTTTTCTTTAACTTGGAGGTTGCTTTCATCTAATGGTGGTTAGATGAAAGTCTCTGCATACCGTTTTTCTTTGCTACGGTAAAACAATGGAGATTCTTGTTGGCTTCGCTCCAACGATCACAGGGTTGCAGCCTGCTGCCTTAACTGAACTTGGCTAAAGAATCATATGTAGAAAGAGAGGAGGAGAGTTTTTATACCCAGCAAGAGAAACACTCTCCGAACTCTATATAGGAGGTATCTAATGCGCTAATTATCCAACTACTGGGAGAAGGATTGGCGCCAATCGTTGCCCTAAGAATCTTTTAGGCACAGTTATTGGACGGAGTGACAGGACTCGAACCCGCGTGATCTTGCTCCCAAAGCAAGCGCCTAACCAACTAGGCTACACCCCGAAATTCCAGCTCTTGGATACGGGAAGCTGGGCCCGCGCCTTTCATAGCTTTGTCGGATAAACCTACGCTACTACTAAGCCACATCATAAATCTCGCATTTCATCTTGGAAGCGAAACTCCAGCGGATATTTGGCCCACCGCTGCCTGTGTCTTGAGACTCAACACTATTACTCGTCTTCTTATATAGCGTTTGCGACTTCGCTCTCTACTCGCTCTGTTGATGTGAGAGGAACATCCCCTCCAGAGGTCTTAGTAGATTTGAAGGTGTTCGAACTTCCGCGCATTTCCATTCCTCTTCCTTACCAGTGGGGCAATTGCTCTAATCCCTCATGACCTTCAAAGCCTGCGCTCTATGGCGGTTTTCTCCGACACCGCAAAACGACTCTGGAGACTTTGTTTATTTACTCGTTGCTCCAGACCTCGAGTACTCACCCTTAGAGCTGGGTGGAATAGGCTGTTCATCAAACTCCATTTACCACTGCATTTTATTGCCTCACAGAGCTGTATCTCATTCAGACCTAGGATTTTAAGAATGAGCTAATTACATCAAGTAATATTCACTCCCAAATTGTTATCGGCATCGTGGCACCTATTATCTTTCCCCCGTTGCTCACGGATGCGGGACCCCGGACGCTCTGCGTATTACCGCACAGGTTAGCCTCCTGACCAATGATTAGGCATTGGCACCTCTGGCAGTCCCGACGGGGCTCGAACCCGCGACCTCTAGTGTGACAGACTAGCGCTCTAGCCAAAGACTGAGCTACGAGACTATATAGAAAGGACTGGCTCAGAGCGGGCAATGCACGCCCAAAGGAAAGTTTCCTGATTTAAGACTGATTAACTTGCGCCTGTTGATACGCGTTTATCTGAACAGGTCTTACCGCTAAATCCAGTCACCAATATGTATTTGTTTTTTCTTTTCTCATTTTGTATATATATATTATAACAAAATTTTTATTAAAAATCAATTATGGGAGAAAGGTGGGAAATCGAACCCACCTCTCAACCTAAGAAAGGTCACATACTATCAATGTACCATATTCGCAAACCCTTTTTGCTTATTTTGGAGTTGAACCAAAACGATGGGGTGAAACGAGCCCTTCTAAGACCGCTTTCGCAAAAAGGTAAAAATATACTCGTGCGTGACAACGCACTGGTGCGTTTTGACGGACTCGAACCGCCGACTTCCAACTTGTAAGGATGGCACTCTACCAACTGAGTTAAAGACGCATAATGGTGGAGGACATGAGATTCGAACTCATAACCCCGACATTGCAGGTGTCGTGCTCTAGCCAATTGGAGCTAGTCCCCCATAGATGCTGCTCTCTTCGTTACCTCCCGCGAACAGCTACGGGGAGGGATCTTCGTATCCCTTGACTATTCAGTTTAGATAGTTAGATAAGACAACTGACAATCCTCCTATTTGCGCCGTGCACTGCGCTTATGCTGATAATCGGCAGGGGTCGGACAATAGGTTGCCCTTGCTATCGTTTTTAGAGCATTTTCGCGCTCATGGTTTACCATTAGGATAGCTAACCAATGTTACGACAAGGTCATGACTCCTTGTAACAAATTTCAAAAGCTCGCGATGAGTGTTTTAACCACTTAAACTACCCATCCCCGGTTAGGAGACAGGAATGGATTCGAACCACTATTTCTCTTTTCTTTTGAAATTTTGGTAGGAGAGGGGAGACTCGAACTCAACCGACCTCAGTCTTATCAGGACTGTGCGCTAACCATCTGTGCTACTCTCCTATATAAGTGGCAGTAAGTTGCCAGCCGCGTATTGCTTTTCCTTATGGTTCCATTTGCTCTACCAAGAGTTGGATTACTCCAACGAAAATAGAAACTTTAAGTGGATCGGCGTTGCCTCTATTCCACTTTTCCGCGTTGTCGACTTACGCTTAACCGTTTTACTTTTTATCTGCGTCCAGACCTGCTTATTGCTTACAGGTGTTTCTATATAGATGCACGCATCTTTGGGCAATCCAAATTATGGCGGCGTGCCAGCCTCTGGCGGAGAGCTGAGGTGTCGATCCCCATACGGGTACTAGCCGTACCAACCGTTTTCAAGACGGTGTTGCGAGCCGTCGCAATTAACCCTCCATATAAAGCAGAGGTTATCGTACTCTGCGCAGTCCCATATGGCGCCTTGTAAAGACTGCAACGATTCGACTATTCGCTATCGACAAACGCTACTTCTGATTGTGGATGGTCCACCAATACGCTTCCAACTTAGGGAGTTTCACCTTTTATGTCGCCGCATTAACGACAGCTGGCAGCGAGGGTGAGACTTGAACTCACACACCGATTACTCGATTACTGGTAGGTTAGCAACCTACTGCCTTACCAATTAGGCTTACCCCACTATAAGTGATAAGCTGCGCCAACATACGCCCTTATCTTGTCACTGTGTTTTACAACCCGTCAGTGAGCCAGTTGTTGGGTTTTTCCCTCTGCGTAATGTTGGGCGCTTTTGGGGAGTTGTCCTTCTCCTGTTAAGGCATTCGCTCTAAGCTGCTCTTACTTAGTGGGGCCGCTTTATTCCCATACCTTATGTATTGTGTGTTCCACTTGCGTTTTCTCTTCTTAATCGGTTTACACACAACCTTCCACTTGAAGCGCCACTAATTTATATACCGAATCTGGCTTTCATCGGTGAGTATGATATCGATCCCTTTAAGGGACTGGTGGGGGAGATGAGATTCGAACTCACAGCGTTTCTAATGTACGCGATTTTAAGTCGCGGGCGTCTCGCCAATTCCGCCACTCCCCCGTGTCGCCTCATAGTGAGGCTTTTGCGCCTTAACAGACGCGAACAAAATGATACATCATTGGATGATGAGTATCTGCAAAAGACATATCTCCAAAAGCATTTTCAAATTCTTTATCAATAGCATCTGTTTCATATTCAAACCAACAGATAGCGTCTATTGAGTCAAGATCAATTTCTCGACCAAGAGTGACTCCAAAATAGTAATCACCATAGTTGCCATAGGCATTATCTGTGATAAATGAGTACTTGTCAGTTCCATCGTACTTATCGCAGAACTCTTCTATGAACTTACCTGTTTCTTCCTCAAGGCGCTTAATTTCACTTTTAGATATTTTATATCCATAAATTAAAACTGACTCATAATCAACACTCATTTTTTCTTTTTTCCTCTCTTTCATCTTACATATATATTATATCATAAATTTTTGTAAAAATCAAAGAAGTTTCATAGTAATTGATTAAAATTTCATTGGTGGGCGATGAGGGAATCAAACCCACTCGAGTCACAATGACGCTAGATTTACAGTCTAACCCGCCTATCTTAACGGTTTAATCGCCCATATAAAATAACTTTAGGTCAGTCAACCACACATCTATTTTAACCTCGACATTTGTTCTCTGAGGACTGGAGCAAGATGCTGGAATCGAACCAGCATTAATGGAGTATATAACCCGTCCCTATAACAGGCGCGTATAACCTATTCCGCCAATCTTGCATATAAAATGAGGCGCCAGTGCATGCTACAGCCAAGCCGGCAGTTACCCATCGCCGCCTCTCTTGGATTTATGGGTGCGGATATCGGTACTGCCCCGATCACCCTGAGCTTATGAGGCTCTGGTGAGCACTATGCCCATCCGCGATATAAAGTGAGAGTTTACAGTACCCTCGGAACCTTATCCCAACTTCCCATTAAGTACAGCCAAGTTGGCACTGTACGCCTGATTTTTATTTATACTCCCACTCGGACAGGAGTGGCGCGACCTTAAGAGATTAACTCTTCCCCATCGGCGCTCTTATTAGTTGATGGGCGGCATTAATATGGTGAAGCTTGAAGGAATTGAACCTTCGCCTAAGCGCTGAGAACGCCTCGTTGTAACCACTTAACTAAAGCTCCATATGAGGGACAGTAATTTCGATTACGCGCTGTACCTCTGACCGCGTTTCTGGTGATGCCGACAGGATTCGAACCTGCGAATATAGGGATGAAAACCCTAGGAGTTAAACCACTTCTCAACGGCACCGCATGCCTTGATGCATTTAACGCTCATCAAGTAGCGTGGTGTTTTCTCTCGGATTACTCCCTAACCGCCCTTTGATTATGCCACCTCGCAACTCACAAACGGGTAATTTGTTGCGCCATATCTTCATTAAATACCCTACACCGTCACTCCATCAACGGCGGGTTTATCTAAACGATTTTACTAATATAGGATTATCGTGAACCTATACATAAGAGGGACTTAACGGACTCGAACCGTTGCCACATAGCTTATCCATTCTACTGCTCTACCATCTGAGCTAAGGTCCCATATTCCAAGGGGTTCGTATCGCGGTTATCCCCACCGCGTGTGTACACAAGCATTTTCAGACTCCTAACGGTTGTCTACTGATGCTTACAGGTATTTCCCGCCTTTATTCACCCACTTTTGCAATTCGCTTGCAGGTTGGAGAACAAAAGTAAATGCAGCTCCTATGCGGAGGGTTCTCTCTCTTTCACACCCACAACGTCAGCTCCGTCACGAGGAAGCCACGCTCATTTTTTCATAGGAGTTGAGTATTCTCCCAATGTCACGCAGACCTCATGCAGTCCTTGCGACTATACCAAGCGTAGTTGTCTTTCAGACTTTCACGGGACTACGCAACTCCGTTCACTTTTTGCTTCTTTGCTTTTCTATTGTATATATATTATATCATATTTTTTTAATAAAATCAATAGAGAATGATTAAACGATAATAAAATCGCTTATATTTCGATAAATATCATTCTCTGCTTCGCACCAGAGTTCATCAAACTCCATTGCATAAAGTGCGCCAAGCAATGATTTTGCATTAACCTTAAGCCCCGCTCCATCGGTGATATGAACTGCGCCTTCCATCTTAGTTGTGATGTTAACAAACTCTTGAACATCACGCATTGTATCAAGTCTTATTTTTGCTTTCATTTTTTTTTCTTTTCTTCCTCTCTCATTATTACATATATATATTATATCATATTTTTTTATAAAAATCAATAATTGCGCAAGAAATTACTTTTAAATGCCTTAAGATATGGATTAAAATGTTTTTGGCAGGGGACCTAGGATTCGAACCCAGACCAAGCGGGTTGGAGCCGCGTATGCTAGCCGTTACACCAATCCCCTATATCTCTCATAAAACCTCCCACCAAAACTCAGAAATTTTACGATATCTTCCTTTGCTGCCTAAATCGCCTTTATAGCGACGGACAGCGCGATTACATTTTCGCTTAACAAAGCGAACTCGCTCTGGCATTTGATATCTGCGATAAATACCTTTTTCTTCATCATAGTAAACACCTTTACCATACCAAGTTTTGGTTTGGGAATAACAGTGTTTATCTCGTCTTCTTTGGTCTCTACTTCTTTTCCAACCCATAAGCCTCTCCTTTCTGAGTGGGTATTATTATATTAAAATTTCTTTTAATACTTTAATTACTTTTGAAAAAATTTTTACCCTAATCTTCCATAGAGCGACAGTCGTGCGCCTTTTCACGCTTGCGATTATGTTTCTTCTTACTTTCAATTACTCTTGTATGCAGAGAGGGCGAGTTGCGCATTCTTTCTTTACGCATAGCTTGAGTCTCTTTTGCTTCAAGCGGCTTTTTATTACTCATTTCCTCTCTCCTTTTGTTTATTAACACAAACTCGACCACACGCGTCCCACCGTCCTGTTTCATACGCCTAAGCCTTGTCCGTCGGTTGTGTATTGGCACGGGATAAAGGAATCGAACCCTTGTCTTGGCGTCCGTAGCGCCACGTTCTGTCCATTAAACTAATCCCGCATAAAAATGCAAAGGTATCTAAGGCGATTCTGATAGAGTTGTCCTTTGCTAGTGTTTTTATCTCTATGTTTAAACACTTCTTTCAGTCTTTATATAAACCCGAATAGAGATGAGGTTTATATCGCATTTGGTGCGCCACCAAGGGCTCGAACCTTGGGTCTGCTGATTAAGAATCAGCTGCTTTACCACCTAAGCTAGTGGCGCATATTTACTTCCAACCGCCGAACGGGTAGCACGGTCATCTGGTCTCCTTTTGCGGCGAGACGCTTACTACATTCCCCATGTTGTCCTTGTGGCACGGGATAAAGGATTCGAACCTTTGGCTTATCGCTTAGAAGGCGATTACTCTTCCGCTGAGTTAATCCCGTATATGTAGCAGTCATCATTGAAGTGACTGCATTCTGTATTTAATCATATCTAAAATGAAACTTTCAAGAAACTCGTCAAGCGCCTGCTTTTCCCACGGAGTGGTTCCCCAACTATCGGCGTGCTCAATCATCGACTCAAAGTAGATTTCCATATCTTTTATAAAGTTAGGAGGAATAGGCGTCTCAAGAGTGCGAATACCACGAATATTTTCGTTCTGCCAGATAATATCCTTATAGGACCTATCTCTATTGGTTACAAGATTTGCAAGAGTATTAGCAATTCTTGCAGTATTCATAAGTTTCTTAAGATCAGTTGGGTCTTGATGCATTGTATGAAGCGCCTGATGTGACATCGACTTAACTGCTGCCGCAATATCATAGCGCGCAATCCTTTCACGCATCTCTTTAGAAAAATAACCATACCAAACCTCTTGATAGAAAGGGTTGATAATGCAATAGTCGGTAAACAGAATTTCAACAAAGTTGATATTCTGCTTCTTCCAATTTGCAACCATATGCATTATCGACATACACTCGCAAACCTCATCGTCAATATGAAGATGCTTTACCTCGTATGGCTTAATAGCAAGAGAATAGAGATTAGGGACAAGGATACACTTGGTATCGACATCCGAATTTTCAAGCGCTGTGTTATAATTCCAAGAGCCATAACAAAATACGCCAAGAACTGCGCCTGCACCATAATGCTCTACCGCGCGCTCATAATGCTTCTGCACTCTCTCCATTACATTCGTCATTTTCTTACTCCTCTATATCACTATTTTCCACGCTCAGTGCATCTTCAAGCGCCACTCGAAGCTGAGGTCCTACCGCGCTAGTAAATGCTTCCTCTTTCTCTTTGTAGTTAAGATATTCAAGCATTTCTTCAAAAAGAAGCATTCCACCGCATTCTCCAATAGGCTCAACCTGAATACTTTTAATATTATCAAAGTGGTACTCTACGAGTTGCTGGACTGCATCTGAAAAACTTTCTCCAGTAATAATTCCTTCAGAAATCTCAGGCTGACAATCTTCATTCTGCCATCTTACTGTAAACTTATAAAAATCTCTCATTTGTTTTTTTCCTCTCTTTCATTTTACAATTTATTATATCATAAAATTTTATAAAAATCAATGAAGAAATCATTGTTTAGTAATTTTTTATTATTAAACTACAAAATTATGCTTCCTTGCCTGCGCATTGAGCCAATTCTTAAAGCGCCTCATATCATTTATATTGCGCCAAGAATAGACTAAGACATCTGCCTCTTTAAAATATTTGATGCGGTCTGGATGAAATTGCTCTACTAAAAGAGTAACATATTCTGCAGGAGAGATATTGAGCATATATGCAGGAGTTGCCCATAAAGCTCTAACACTACACAAGTCTGATGTATCATTACAATGCCAGTTACCATTGCCATCATTCCATTCGGTATATCGTAATAGTTGCGGTGCCTTATTACTCATAATATCTCTCCTTTCATGTTAAATCATTCCAAGTGCTCTTAATGCATCTTCAACTCTTTGTTTTTCATCTGCTGTTTTTTCAACAGGGACGGTGCGCTGAGGGGTTGGTGCTGTCATCTTAGGCGCTGGGAAATCGCCCGGTATAGCTGCATCGGCGCCCATTTCTACATTCTCTTTAGCGCAGGTTAAAGTTACTTTAATCTGGATTGGCTGCCCCTCTTCAATGCCACAAATTCTTATTTCCTTCGCATCATTATGCAAAAAGGAATTAGGAAATAACTGCAAAATTTTTTCTTGAACTTCCTTTTTAAATTGCTGTCCTTTAGCCATTTTTTATTCTCCTTTTTTATTTTATAATTTATTATATCATATTTTTTTTAGAAAATCAATCATCTTTTATTGCTTTTGCATAAAGATGCTTTTCTTCAAGCTTTTGTCCGATTGAAGCAACAGTATAGCATACCCTACAACCATTGCCTTTTTCGCACTTTTTACCACAATTCTTTCGAGTCTCTGCAAATACTGAAAGAATGCGATGCGAATCTATATCTTCATCAAAATCAAGAATAATATCTTTTAAAGATGCCATCCAGTTGCGCTTTTCATAAATATGGCGCAATATTTTTTGTCTATCAAGAGGACCCCAGAACTCAAATACATCAATGTATTCTTCATAGACGCCTACATCTTGCGGTCTAATAAAGAATTTAGTAATTGTATCAGAGGTTCTTATTTCACTTTGCGCCACGTTTGGATAGGCGCGAACCTGGGCGCCGTATTTTGCACAAAGATTTTTAACCGCTTCTACTTCAAACCCAAGATTCTCTCCTATATAAACATCGCTTACGCCAAAATCTAAAAGATATGTTAGCTGTGAAAAGTTAGTAGCTAAATCTCCAGTGAAATAAGGGATTGTGTGTAGGTTGTTTATAATTTCATCTATTCTCAAATCTTCAATCATAGAGAAGCGCTTGGCGCCTCCAAAGCAAATATAAAGTTCTCTTTCTGGCATAGCTTCTTTTATTTTTTCAAGTTTAATCCACTCTTGATTATTATAGAATTTTTCAATATCTCGTACAATAAGATTGATGCGCTGGTCTGGATATTCTTGTAAAAATCCTAAAAGTTCTTTTGATTGATCTTCATAGATAATTGATATTTCGTCAAAAATTTTCATATTTATTTTATTAGAATAAAAACCGCAATATTTCATTTTATCCTCCTTTAATGAAAAACAAACGGCGGCAATTGGCGCCGCCGTTTGTTTTATTACTTAAATTTTTAATTATCTTAAATTACTCTGCGTCGCCAGTAAAAACGGTATAAGCAGTCTTCTTCTTGCCGTCCTCAGTCTTAACTTCACACTTAGAAGCCTGACCGAACTTAACAAGGTTATTAAGTTTAGCCTGAACTTTGCCCACAGTCAAAGTCTCATCTCCTGTAGCCTCGATTGTTGCTGCAAGGATGTCATCTCTTGTCTGAGGATCCTCGGTAAGAGTAGCCGCTACATTAGCCTGAAGCTCATCGCCCTCAGCTCTCTTCTTATCCTGACGCTCTCTTGCCTTAACCTTCTTACTCTCAAGAAGAGCGAGTTCGTTTTCGCAGTATGCTACTACATCTGCGTTGTCTGCCATTGCCTCAAGAATTACTCCGAGTACTTCTGCTTTAGTGATTTTCTTGTCTGCCATAATTTGTTTCTCCTTTAAAATTATTATATTATTTTTATTTGGTGTTATTATTATACCAAAAATTTTTTATTTTTTCAACCAAAGTAGCATTGACTTAAAGATTTTTTTATTAACTCTTTTATTCGCCACTTTCTTTATCTTACATATTTATTATATCAAAAAATTTTAAGTTTTTCAAGGTGCAGTCACTATTCTATTCTTATTAATCCCAATACCTAAAGCCTGAATAATCAAACAAGATTGGCGCGCCATCAAGATAGCCAATATTACTACCACGCAAATCGCCAATATTCATTTCATTAAGGAAAGTATTAAGACGCTTTAACTCGTCTTCTCCATAGTATTCTATAAAGTCTGCAATCCATAGAGGATTAAAGCAATAGATATCAAGCTCTTTACAGCGGGCGCGCGTTTTTGCGCTTTTCTTACTATATTCAACAGATGAATAATCATAATTTAATTCTTCAATAGGAGTGCATCTTGTTTGAATATAAACAGGATGATTACAATCAAGTGTTCCTAGAAAATGCTCTTCTGCAAAATAGGCGCCTAATCCTCTTTCAACTGCTTTGTTATAAATTACACATTCAAGATTGCAATAATCCCAGTCCGGTTCTTTTTGCATTTCTTCAATATCGATATAAGTTGCTCCTTCAAGCTTATAATAAAATCTATCATCATCGCACATAGGCTCTGCCGCCTTATAATTTTCACAGATGATATCTATCTCTGCCTGGCTAGCATTGCGCGCTTCAGCTTCTTTTATTGCGTCATCACATTCTTCTCTCCATTCATAATGAGCATTAGAGTAGTCATCTTCGTTAAACATATGAGAAAAAGGAAGTTTAATAACAAAAGACGCGTTTTTAATTAAAATTACTGCTTTGCTTATACCGCTCGTCACTGACCAGTCAAGCCATTTTTCATTTGCTAGTTGATCTGTCAATTGCCAATCACAATCTTCGCTACAAAAGCGCTCTGGAATACTTGTAATTGTTTTATTAAGTAATTCAAATAATACCTTTTCTTCTTTCGTCATATTTATTTCCTCTTTCATTATTTCTATATATATTATAACATATAAAATTTAAAAAATCAATAAAAAAGAAGCGGCGCAGATGCGTCGCTTCTAAATGCTTATTATTCTTCGTAAAATACCTTTATTACTCTTTTGCATTGAGGGCAAGAGACAAGAAAACCATTACTGTGTTTAACCGATGCGTTTTCTTCACTCCAAGAAATTAGATGATTACATTCTTTGCAATTGGTAAATCTGCGTCCTTTGGGGACGATTATATCCTCTTCATAGTCGGAATGACGCGCACTTATAACCAACGCCGTAACAGTAGTAATAATTACTCCTGCAATAAGAATTATGATTGTCCACATATTCTTTTTCTAACCTCCTGCTTTATATATTCAGCTTCAGAACAAAATCCATCATCAAGGAGACTATAGCGCTCAAGAGTATCGTTAAAGATTTTTGGATCTTCAATATCATAATCATCGTTATGAAGATCAACAAGCTTCCTAATAGCAAGGTCTATTGATTCATAATGATGTGCAATAGCAAAAGATGATGGATTGTTATTTCCTGCGGTAAAAGCGGAAAAAGGGGTTTTAAAATTAGGTGTCATTATTTAACCTCCTCAATAATATATTCGCAAGCCTCTGCGATAGTTTCAAAAGGTGTTGAAAGAGTGTTCCAGATATCGCTGTGCATATCAAGATAAGTGCCACAAGCTTCATTTATGCAGTAATCCATCTCTTCTTTATCAAAGATGTCTACTGATGGATAGTAGAAGTTTTCAGAAACTCCTATTGCGTAAGGATTTGTAATTGAAATACAGATGTTTGTAATCATTTTCTTTTTACCTCGCGTTTTTCCAAATTTTTCCAGCGGCGCTCAACACCAAATATAGATAATGACGCCATCAGTGTAACCTGCTTCGCGCAGAGCCTTGATAAGGTCAAGATCGTTCTGGAGATGTCTGATAGCATCAGAATAATCCCACTCAGGATGCTGCTTCATAATCTCAAGAAATCCCTCAATTTCCTGCTCGCAATAGACAACATCATCCTCGTCAGTACCGAACCAAAAGTATCCCTCATACTGGTCGGCGCGATTATAGAATGAGTATTCCTCTTTCTTGATTTCAAACTCGCACTCGAGCTCATCAAAGTCTATCACGGGAGCATTGGTTACTCTTACATTCTTAATATCTTTCATATTTTTATTTCCTCTCTTTCTTTATTACATATATATTATATCATAAAATTTTCAAAAAATCAATAATGAAAAATGCGGATGAAACTATACTTGACTTATTTTTAAATTTATATTATAATAAAGGTGTATAAAAAGAAAATATGATAGGAGAAATATATGAAAATTGGATTGCTTTTATTATTAGCTTGTTTAATCTATATTGGAATTGACTATGGGCGGCGTGTATACAACGATGGGCGCAATTAGGTTATTTTTGAACCTTTTGAACTTACACGATATATTTTTATATTAGGTAAAAATGTTGGAAAAGTGCAAGAGTATGTTGATTTAAGATTGGCTTCATTAAAAAACAAAAATATTAAATTACTTACCACTACTAATTTAAATAATTCAAAACTATATCGCTTTGAAAATGGTGATGAAATGTGGGTAGTTCAATATGAAAAAGGAACGCTTCCAACCTTAACCAAAGAAGAAATTGAAAACTATAATAACAAGATATTTTTTGACTGCAATTTACCGCGTGCGACTGTTGCAGAAACAATAATTAAATTAGGATTAGAAGATTATGCCATTACTGTTGGCATATGCAAAGGAGATGATGAAAATGCCGTATAAGAAAACAAATGAAGCTTGGTTTGGAGATAGCTTTAATAGAGATAATACTATGTGTACCTACACTATTGCTAATAATGATTTGCAATCGATCTCAGCGGCGCTTGATGGTTTAACTGGGACTGCGAATAATTTTACAATAACCGCAGATTGCGCCAAGGGAATAGATACAAGTGCTATAGCTACTGTAAAATCTAATGATTCTGCACTTGAATGGAAGGATACTGTTTCTATTAGTTTAGTAGATCTTTTAAGTGATAAACTTGAAAATTTACAAGCGCAAATTGACAACTTAAAGAAGACTATAGAAAAGCGTGGAGTAGGATTAAGTATCAGACCGGCGCTTAAGACATTGAAGTATCAAAGAGAGGTAGAATAAATGAATTATTTTGATATGGGTAAAGGAGCTTATGTAAGGACAGGTTTACTCAATGAAAGATCTATTGTAAAACCCATAGAGTATGCGACAAAAGAAGAATTAAAAGAAGAGATAATATTGGCGCAAAATGCGCGTTCTAAGATGACTAATAAAATAGGACAGAATGCAGAATATATTGAAGATTTATATAATAGACACAATATAATGCGTAGTGATTTAAATGATTTGATAAATTATGTTGATTATTTAAAAAGATATATTAATGAACAAGAGTCTGCGCCAAAGGTCGGAAAAAGGCGCAGAAGAGTGACTATATTACAAGGTTAAAAGAGATGAAAAAAGGCGCTGATTAGTAAAAATTGGCGCCTTACTAACAAGAAGGATGTTTTTTGTAATTTGTAATTACAAATTTGTGTTTCGACAAAAATACGACAAAAAAGCAGTAGAATTATACAAAATAAAGCATTATTCAAGCAAAAAGTTTGGACATTTTCAAATAAAATGCTTGAATTAATTTTTATATATAAATAGAGGAGGATAAGAGTATGACATTAAAAGAGGTGGCCGCTTTGCTCGGCAAAAGTGAATCCACATTAATTAACTCTTTTCCGCGAACATAGGCTAATTTGCGCAAGAAGGGAATTATACTTATGAAGTGGGGAAGAGGCAAAGATGCCGAATATGAAATAGAGTATGAAAAATTTGATTCTCTTGAAGAAGAGGATGAAGAGTAACTAAAAGGAGATACCAATTATGCCAAAACACGAAGAACAAGAGTATGCTTTTGTTTATCGAAAGCCATACGCAATGAAGATGATTGAGAAAGGACATTAGGTCTTTTCTACAATGCCCAATCCAAAGAATAATAGATTGATTGTTTGGATTTTTTATAAAGATGAGACCTTCCAAAAAGATTTTGATAAGATTATAGAGGAGGGTTTGCGCAATGGCTGATATTACATTTGTAGTTCATAAGGATTGGCTTGATGCCATTGCAATGTTACCTATTGATCAACAAGATAAGATTATTGCGGATATTATTAGACATGGAACAGAATTGCCTGCCGCACATGCAGAAGATCCAAATATTGTTTCTTATGTTAATCTATTGCGTGGTCGAATAGATGCAAGTAAAGATGATTATGCGCGGAAGATAGAAAATGGTAAAACCAATGGGCGCAAGAAAAAGATAGATAGTAAAGAGGTTTGGCGCCTTGCAAGGACAGGAATAGGCGCAGCGAAAGTGGCCGCAGAATTAGGAGTATCTGCCGCCTCTATATATCATGATGAAGGTTGGGAGAAAAGAAATGATCCTATGTGGGGATTAATGTAAGTAGCAGCTTTACAAATGTTTGTAAAAATGATTTTACAAGTTTTGTAAATTTGTAAAAATGATTTTACAAAAAGTAGTAGGATTTACAAATAATTTCTACAAAAATTTTTGTATGAAGTGGCATATTTGTACAAATTCTTTGTAATTTGTAATTTGTTATCTTATATGTTCAAATTTACAAGAAATTTGTACAAATTCTGTACTCTTTTTACAAACAAAATGCTACGCATTTTGAATGTAAATATAATTGCGCTGTCCCGGGATGAACGGGAGAAAGGAGAAGATATGTGTGGAATTTATATAATTGCAGATGCGAGTGGAAGGGTATACTATGTAGGTAAGAGTAAACATATAAAAAAAAGAGCGAAGTAGCATCTGTATGAAATGAGTAGGGATGAAGATGATTGGAGAAAGAATAAAATGTATTGGATACTTGGAAGATTATATTATACGCAACCTATAGATTTAGGATTATATGTAGCTGGAGAATGTAAAGAAGAGTGGTTGGACTTTCACGAATAGAGAATAATAAAATAGCTATAGCCCGTGTTAAATTCGATTGTGCCACCAGGATGTAGAAGAGTTATTCATAAGATAGACACTGTAACAGATGCAATAGTATATGCGGATTAGAATGGATGCTGGGACTTTAATCACTTGAAAAGAATATGGTAAGGAAGGAGAGAAGGTTAGGTAGGATTGAGGAAAATCAAAGAAGATTGGATAAGATTGGTGAGTTGTAGCTAAAATTATAAAAAATGTGTTAAAATTATAGAAAATGTGAAGTTGCGGTGGAACCTAATCCAACCCCACTCTTCTTCTCCCTCGTTACCGTCTTCCTTATAGAGATTAGTATCTCTAATTTGACTTATACAAAAAAATATGTTATAATAATTATAGAAAATAAGAAAGGATTAAAAAGTGAACACCAATGAATATAGAAGATATGATCATGAATGGCGCTTCTGATAAAGAAATTAATGAGGCGCTGAACCAGATTAAAGCAGAAAAGGCTAGACAAGAGGAGGCGCTAAGACAGAATAAAGAAAACAAGAGCGCGAAGGAAGCGCTTAAGGCAGAGGGCCGCGCCTATCTAATTAATGCGCTGATGTGTTATTCTCAGGCTTTTGACCTCTTGGATGAAGATGAGGAATGGGGTCAAGAGGAAGTAGACAGAGCCGAAGAGGTAATAAAGAAACTTGAGGATATGATTCCTTTGTATATAAAGCTTGCAGAAATGCAGGGAGATATGGATAAACATTTTGGACTTGATGGAGATATATTCTTCAAGGGAATGTTTTAAGAGGTAAAAGGAGAGGGCGCCAGTCGCTGGAATTGGCGCCCTAGGGGGTGAGTAGAAATACTCACCTTTTTTTGTTGCGCAGGACTGGGTTATAGAAACTTAGGGCAGAATTAGATAAATGTGTTACTTTTATTTTTATATATTAATGAACAAGTAAAAGTGTTGAAAAAAGAATTATCGTGTTGAAATTTTTGTGTAACCGGTAAATTATATAGGTTACACAAAAAAATATGCAAGAAAAGCTTGTATCCTATTGATGAAAGGAGATGAATATCAAATGATTGAAGCAGGAAAAATTTATGACTTTAAAGGCGAGTTTTTTGAATTGACAGGAATCACTACGTATCAATTTCGCAATCGTAAAGAAGATTTATTCGAATGGCTTAAAGAGTTTTATGATTATGAAATCTATGAAGGGCGCCCAATTAGAATCTATATAAAACAAGTCATTGGTGAATACAAGCCACTGCCGCGCAAAGTTAACTCACGTGAATTAACAGAGCGAAAGAAGAAAAGCTATACTACTTTTGCTATTGCATCGTTAGGAACAGAGTATGCTCCTAATAGTAAATCAAGAGTGGCGCGAGAAGCAATATCTGAGTTTGGCTATGAAGAGTTTGGACACACCAGTGTCCCAGCTGTAGTTGAGCGCTATGTGGGTCCCGCTATGAATGAATATGGAGAGCATAATGATAAATATTAGTGGGTTTGGTTTATTGATTATACTCCATTACCAGAAGATGTGCTGATACATTGGAAACAAATTCTTAAAGAGGAAAAAATTTCTGAAGAAGAAGCGGCAAATGCTTTCTATCGTCAAGAGAATGGCGAAGATATTACCAAAGAAAAGAACTCTTATAAGAAAGCGCAAAAGCGTTTTAAAGAGATCTATGGAACTATCCCTGTAAAAGTTGCAGAGTGGAGAATAAAAAAGAATATCAATTGAATAACTTTAGCGCACTTTTCCCCTAATTTTTCTAACTGTTTCATATTTAGAGGAAAGTGCGCCTTTCCAATTTTTACGTTTTTACCAATTTTTGGAAGTGCGCACCTATACTACCCCCAAGTCACGGCTTCCCTTAATATCTTCACCTTTTGCCCCCCTTTTATTCTCTTTCTATAATAATTATAACATAAATTACTATAAAAATCCAATTATTCTTCGCTATTGAGCGCGCATCTCTTAAAAACTGGCTCTGAGTTTAAAATTTGCTGTTATTAAAAGAGCTAAAATAAATAAAAAACATTAGAAATATCACTTTTTGATTAAGAATTCATATGTTTTGAAATAAAATTTACAGGATTTTCGCTAAAATGAAACAAACAGCAAAATCGAGCGTATAAGTATAGAAGCGCTGGTCCAGGCTCTAGACGGGCTTTCGCGGTCGCCCGCGGCCCGAGCTCAATGTACATCTGCTATGAGGTGTATTTAGGGAAAATGAAAATCAATCAACTATTTAAACAATCGCATATAGAAGTATGGAATGGTGGTCTAGTGCTGGAATCGGCAGCCTACCGGAGGTAGGCGTGCCGGCGATTTGCACAAAAAAGGTGTGCAGTTTTTAGTTATTCTGCACACCTTTATTTATTTATTCATATTGCGTTCATAAGCCTCTATCATTTGGCGCACCATCTGTCCGCCAATAAAGGTCGGCATAGGGTCAGGCTTTGGCGCTTTCTCTGTGCGCTCATAGTCCTCGATATGCTCCATCATATCATCCTCATCTATTGCGCCCAATCCTGCAACTGAGCCATCAGGCGCAAAGCAAACCATACCTAAACCTGTATCGGCAAATTCGGCAAAATAGATAGTTGCGAGATAGGAGCGAGACTCTGGGACTACCTTATAACAATCTGTGTTAAGGTGTTTCTCACACCACGCTTTTAGTTCTTCGTATGCGGTCATTTTTCTTCTTCCTCACTTTCTTCTTTTGATGATGTTTGATATTAACTTTCAAACAGACAACAACGCCAATCTGTTGTATAGGCATCTTCTATCCATTCGGTAGTGGTTTCGGTTGCATTTGCACCTAACGGCAACTCCATTTTCTCTTGTAAAAGATTGCAAAATTCTTCGTGAAGTTCGTGATAGTTGATAGGCTCTTCAATGTCCACAAGACCTTCAAAGCAATCATCGACTTCTATTTCTTTGACAATAGTTACATAGATTTTCATATCATTTCCTCTCCTTCGTTTTATGTATGCAAGGGGTTTTCACCCCTTGCTTTCTTTGGGCGGTCTTTGTCTTATAAGGTCAAACTTGAATTTATCTGCGCCTACGGTAAAGGTGATAAGTTTTCCTTTTTTCTCTATGACCACATTCTCGGCTTGGAGATTAGGAAGCATATCCGCTACCGCTTGGATAATGTCCTCTTTGACCTTATCCTCTTTAACTACTCGCTCTCTCTGTGTTTTCTGCTTGACCTCTGCCCTTGCGCCTTTGCTTACTTTGTTTTCTTTTGCCTTGGCGGTCAGCTCGTCTGCTTCGGGACAGTCGATATATCCCTCGTCATATAACCAACAATCAACCGCTTCTGCTCTGCTACATTTGAGAGCCGTTTGGAGTTTGGTTATTTCAGCATTGGGAACATTGACTACTCTACCGCCTTTAAGTCTGTATGGAGTGTATGCACTTGCCATTTCTGTTTACCTCTCTTTCTGTCCTCTTGACATATATATTATACCATACTCTCGGCTATTTGTCAAGAGGTTTGGTAAAACTTTTTAAAAAATTTTTTTCAATGGGTGGGGAGATTACTCTCCCTCACCCTCTCCCTCAACACCATAGTTAAGGGAATAGTATGCGACTTTCTTCTCAACAGTACGGATAAATGCGCCGTTGGGGTTCTTGTCGGATACGGTGTCCTTAGTGAATATAGCGGTTATCTTCTGAGAAGATACGCTATCTCCGTTAGCGCACACATAGGACTTTATGCGCTCGTCTTTGAGGATTGCGCCTACGGTCATACCCTTGTTATCCTCGACCTCTGCGAGTATGTCCTTGACTATCTCCGCTATAGCAAGAGCGTCTTTCTGTGAGGGAGAGAGAGTTGCGGATTTGGAGTTCTTACGAGCGAGGAGGTCTATCTCGTGAGCCATAACCTCTGCCCACTCGGTCTTTCCGTTGGCTTCAAGGTATGCACGAATGTTCTCGAAATTCTCTCTCTTAGTGATTTTCTTTTCTGCCATAATTTTCTACCTTTGCGGTCTGTGACCGCCCTTTCAAATTTTTTATTTTCAAGGGGTGTTCCCTCTTGATTACATATATATTATACCACAAGTTTGTGGTTTTGTCAAGGGGTTTTTGAAATTTTTTCAAAAAATTTTTTGGTTTCATTCAAGCGGGTAGCCTCACCGCCCTTTGCCTCTCCCCTTGACTACGATAATATTATACCATAGAATATTAAAAAAGTCAATACGGAATATTACACAAAGTTTTAGGGAATTTTTTGTGCAGATTGACGGGCGCCAAGCGCTTGATAAAAAATGCCACTTATGGAAAAAACTGGAAAATCGTGGCGGAGCGGCCGCTCGCGCCACGGCAAAAATAAAGACCTCTGCCGTCGCAGAGGTCTATCCTCGAGGTTGAGCATTCTCACTTTCTCACCGCTCCTTGCGCTTAGGGGGCTTTGGATTTAATGCTCTGCGATGGTGTGAGATTTGAACTCACCTCTGTGCTTACTACACACTGTTTTTACCGCTAAACTACCCACCGTTATGTATGGGAGAGGGTTTTGCGCCCTCTCCCTTGCTTACTCACGCAAGGCGAAAATAAGTCACTTTCTTGTCAGTGGTCTTGACCACATCACCCTTGTCAACGAGCTTCTTCAGCATTGCGGACACTCTCTGAGAAGAGGTTTCCTTGCCGTCTTTCCAAGCAAAAGTTGCCGCTCTCTCGTCCTTTGCGATAGCACCGCACTGCATACCCTTGACATCTGCGCACTCGCAAAGAATGTCACGGATTACCTCGAAGAACGCTTCCTGTTCCTCGTCCTTCTTTGCCGAACCGCCTGAAGCCTTGTTTGCCAACTGTGCGAGTTTCTTCTCGGCAAACTCGATTACCTTATCCATAGGGATTGAGGTAGGCTCACCGCTCGCCATCTTGATAACCTCTTCATACATCTGCTTCTGTGTGTACTTGATTTCTGCCATAATTTTTTTCCTCTCTTTATTTAAATATTTTTTATTTTGTAGGTGTATCTCAACCTTACATTCATATTATATCATACTTTTGACGATTTGTCAATAGGTTTTTGAAAAGTTTTTTAAATTTTTTTTGGTGGTAGAGGACTTAGTCCTCTACCTCTTTGCGCTTATGGAAAGGGAATACCCATTCACCTTCAGGAGTGAGACAGCCATTTCTTGCGCCCTCTTGAAATATGTTGCAACCTCTTTTACCTAATTCACAGAGTATGCGGAGTTCCCATTGCACATCGGAAAGTGCGGTGTGGTCTTCGACAAATTCCTTGTCATTGTTAAGGAAAGCGGTTACACCCTCAACAGAGGTGGGGATATATTTACCACTTGGAGTGCGGAGTTCGTACTCATTGCAAAATGCGATATAATCCTCGGTGGAGCATATCCAATTCTGTGCATTACACCATATATCGACAACCTTTATATCATCAAGGGGATTGTGAAGATTAAGTTCAACTGCGGTTCTGCGGAATTTATCCTCGTCAAAGTCAGAGTTGTATGCAAAGCCATAGGTTATACCATACTTCGCTATATCTCTTGACATTTGTTCAAAAATCTGTTTTTCAGTTCGGAGAATAGCAGAGCCATTTTCTACATTGGTATCAAACTTGATAAGTTTTTCTGCCTTAACAAACATATCATTCAAGAGCCAAAGACGGTTCTTATAATGTTTGCCTATGAGATAATCTCTACCTTTAAGTATGCGATACTTAAAAGTGGTTAGGTCAACATCTGCTATACAATAGCCTATGTTAAGTAAGGTTTGAGTGCAACAACCTGCGGTTTCGGTGTCAAATACCATAATGTTCATTTCTTTTTTTCCTCTCTTTCTGTCATAGGGGATTGCTTCCTTTCCCTCTCGACATATATATTATATCACATCTTGACGGATTTGTCAAGAGGTTTTACGAAATTTTTTTCAAAACTTCAAAAATTTTTTCTGGCGGATATGCCTTGCCTTTTTTCCACTCAAGGCGGTTGCGCTCTTCATCATCAAACAGTATGCCGATATTTTTTGTTACTGTTGACTTTGGAGTGCCATAGGGGACTATATGCACCTCATCAAAGTTTACAGATTTGAGATGCTTTTTGAGCCATTTGCGCTTTGCTCTTGCGACCGCTTTGTTATAGTCATCTGTTGCGCTCTTAGATAGCCACGATATAATGCCTATACGATAGCCGTTGCGTTGAGCCTTGTTTAATGCTCTTGCAAGTGCGGACATATTGTGCATTACTTTGGCTTCGTCATAAGGGCGAGTGCGGTGTGCTTCAAGGTCTGCTAACCAGCCCTCTACGCCATAAAGGTCAGCAATAGTGCCATCTAAATCAAAGTAGATTGCTTTCGTCATTTGTTATCTCCTTTCCTCTTGTGTATATATTATACCACACTTTGAGTGATTTGTCAAGGGGTTTTTGAAAAGTTTTTCAAAAATTTTTTTAGCTTACATCGCCCCATTCGGTTTGGTAGAACTCCCTGCCCCTTGACTACATTAATATTATACCACAAAGGGCGCAAAATGTCAAGAGAAAATGGGAAATTTCTTTTCGTCAAGTTGCACAAACATTTGGCGAAAAAAGATGTGAAATTGTGCACTTTGCACAAAAACGGCGCGCAACGGTCGGGCGCGCGCCGGGCAAAAGAAAAGGGAGATTACTCTCCCTGATAAATTGAATTGATAACCTTCATAAAACTATCTTGTGCTTCACGCACCTTCTGTGCGGCTTCTCTTAGTGGACAATGGTCGCATTTAAGAGTGCTACAATTAATAAATGCACAAGGGTCAACCAAGACATTATCTCTCGTTTCTTCGTATTCTTTTGTAGTCATTACAATTTTCATATTTACCCCCAAATCAAATTGATAATATAGTATCCGTTCATCGCAAAAAGCGATACATTTAATAGTATAAGGTTTAGCCGCCTTGTTTGAAAACAAAATGCGGTTGATATTGCCGAGCCTATGAAGAACAGTATCGTCATATCCACTCCGCACATAACACCTATAGCGCATATCGTGTAGATTAAAGCGGTTATGTCTGTGATATCAAACTCATATGGGCGGTCAAGATTGAAAAAGGTTTTGATTTTATTCATTTCATTTCCTCATTTCAACATCATATATTTTTTTCCCGTCGTGAATTTGTTTCAATTCCCATACGGCAGAAAAGTTGCACCCACACCCACATTTATATTTTTCTATTTTGGTAAGTGCGCACTGTCTATCGTCAATTTTGTAGACTTGTGCGGTGCTACCGCAATTTGGACATTTAATCATTGATAATATCTACCCTCACTCTCTCATATCTTACTACAAAAGTTTGGTTGCAATCGGGACAAAAGTATTCTTCATTATATTTAAGGAAACTTGGCGACCAACCTTGCTTACCTATGGCTACAGGATTGTGGCAACAAGGACAAAAGTATGTTTTACCTTTAATATTCATAAGTATTACCTCTCTTTCACACTTATATTATACCATATTATGTAGGTTTTGTCAAGAGGTTTTCGAAAAATATTTGCAACTATTTTTCTTATACAAGACCTACTCATACTCAACAGAATTGTTTCTGAGTCCAACCCAAGCGAGTCAGTGCGCACTGTCCTTGAAAGTATCGTATCTGCCTGTCCACTGTTTCTTGTCTTTCGGTCTTGTGTTCCCCTCTTGACATTATTATTATACCACAAAAGTGGCGATTTGTCAAGAGGTTTTGAGAAATTTTTTTAATTTTTTTCGTTCAACTTGAAGATGATTTCAGTTTGGTCGGAATAGTCGCTTACTACCTTTTTAGTGAAGCCCTCCAGCTCAAACTTTTCAATCAAATACTTGCGAACATCGCCACCGCCCCAATGTGTGTGGTTTTTCCACCATCTGCGGTCTTTTCTTTTGAGATACTGTTTAGCGAGGTTCATGTTCCATCCGTAGCCGTTGTCAAAGAAGTAGAATTCCTCTTCTTCGGCATCCCATTCTGCTCTACGGGGAATATAGTAGCGAAGGATTTCGTCAACTCTCTCCTCGTTCCATACTTGGCGAGCATTGAGTTTCTTCTGTATCTTTTCAGAGATAACCATTATAATCCAGATAGGGAAGAAGATTACTCTGTTGACCTTATAGCCGTTCTTGCTCCACCACTTGCGGAAGGTGTTCTTCTTGGACTTTCTGTTCATTGCTTTGATGATTTCGTTGTTCATGGTGTTTACCTCTCTTTCACACCTATATTATACCACATTTAAGGGAAAATGTCAAGTGGTAATGTTGCACAAACTTTCAGCAGAAAAATAGCGAGAAGTATACAAAATGCACAAAACGGCGCCGCTCGGCTGAAAAGGCGCCGGCCGGCACTTTAAGTTGCGTGTGGGTAATTGCAGGAAAAAGAAAAAGCCCCGAACTTTTGACAAAATTCGCGGCAAATGTTGCAGAGGTCTAAGTCGCGGAAAATCGGACTTGGCGCGACCGCCTTCGTCCGTCAGCTTAATGGCTGAAGTGTTTCAACACGTCTTGCGCATCATACTCATTTTCATCATCACTCATAATTATAATTTTATTTTCCCATTCAGCAGGAATGCTTAAAATTTTAAATGTTTCCTTTAAGAAGGAGATTAACTCTGCACAATCATTTTTTTGATTGTCAGAATGAAAGAGAAGGGCGCCCAACTCTTCACAATATAGCGTGTGAAGTGGATAGTCTTGCGCTGAGAGGGTTTCCCAATCAAGGGGAGTTAGTGATGATTCAAAAGAAGTGATGACAAGAGCGTGGATGAAGTGATACTTCATACCGCGCGACCTCCTTGTATCTCTTATTTCTTTTTACATTTATATTATAATATAAAATTTTATAAAAGTCAATGGGTGTGGATTATTCCACACCCATGTTTTCTTCATATTCTTCTTTTGAAATTTCCTCATACTCATAAGAGCAATCGGCATAATAATTATCAAGAAGCTCTTGAATTTCATCTTCGTTCATATCTTCCACATTCTCGTCATTCCAACCTGTTACAAGATATTCGAAACTTTCCGCATTTTCTCTTGTTAATTCTTCTGCGGTTTCTCGCAATTCTTCTTCGCTCATAGGCTCTTGTGAAGCAATATAGTGTTCGTTGTCAGTACCACAGAAGATTGTGGTTGTGGTTATTTTATAGTATTTCATTTTTTCTCCTTTGATGCGAATTTCCAAATTTTTCCAATGCGCTCTTCCTTAGTCCACCGCATTATACGGTGGAGCTTTTGCGCTCAAAGGGTGTCATATCTTTGCGGAAAGTAAGCAACTTTGTATAAGTTTCTCTGATTTCAGCGAAGATATCATCGTAATTTTCCCAACCATCATATTTGCAATTATATTTATAAATTCCGATTTTTTCTTTGCAATTAGAGCCTCTATCCCACGGATAAGAATACCCATATTCTGTTGCAATATGCTTTATATATTCAATATCTTCTTGCTTATTGATGATAAGATAATATGCACTTTCATACCCTTCTTCATCAAGAGTAAGCTCTTGAAATTCATCATTAAGCATTTTTAAACCGAGACTTTTTGACCGTAAAGTAGCTTCATATTCTTGGCACTCTTTTGCATTTGTAAAAGATTTTCCGTCAAAAGCTTCATAAGTATAGTGAATAATTTCTTTCATAAGTATTTCCTTTCTTTCTTTGGTATCTATATTATACCATACTTTTATGTATTTGTCAAGAGGTTTTTGAAAATTTCTGCAAAAATTTTCAAAAGACTTTGCTACTTGTCTTTACTCTATTGCAGTAGAGAAAGTCTTTGGTTATCCTTGCGGAGTTGCGACTACTCTTGCAACCGTCCTTTCCTCTTGACATACTTATTATACCACATTTATCGGGATTTGTCAATAGGTAATAATCAACAAAGTTTTGTGCAGATTTTTGTGCAAAATGCCGGCTTGCAGATAAATCGGCACGCGCGCGACTGTGCTCGTGCCGCCCGATAAAAAGAAAAAAAGAGGGCGGGCGCCCTCTCTTATACAATATTCAAAAGGCTATCTTGCAATTTTTCATAGCTACAACGTGCTGACCATAACGGACAACTTAGACAGTCCATACCTTGACAGTCCACATTTGCACAGATATCCCCAAGATTATCTACTGCAGTTTGATATGCGATTATTTTCTCTTTTTCTTCTTTTTCATATACTGCTACTATTTTTGTTTTCATATTTAAACCCCCAAACTTTTCATTATTGCTTTGTTGACCTTTTGCATAAGGCTTTCATCAATTTCGGTTACCAACCATTTTAATCTGCTCTTGTCTATCGTACGCAACTGTTCAGTTAATATACAACTATCTTTTATTAGTGCGCCTGAGAGATTTATGTGAGTTGGTATGCGCTTTTTTGATTGAACTGAAGTGATTGCCGCAACGATTGTGGTTGGCGCATTTTTATTGCCTATATCATTTTGAATTATAAGCACTGGTCTATATCCCCCTTGCTCGCTACCGACGACGGGCGACAAATCAGCATAATATATTTGTCCTCTTTTGATTTCCATATGTATCTCCTCTCTATAGAGGGCGATTACTCGCCCTCACACACTGCAATGATTGCTTCCATTATGGAATTATAGCGGTAAAGCGGAACGAACCAATCATCAGCTACATAATGAGATATCAAAACCTCTCCTGTGGTTTCGCTAACTACCTCTACCTCACGAAACGCATTTTTTACTATTTTATAGATTTTCTTTGCCTTATCTTCGGGCAAATCGTTTAAACGGAGTGTGAGATTTGGAACTTCGTTCGACTTTGCAGTGATGGTGCAAGTGTGGATAATTCTGTCAATATTAGAGTTTATTTCTTTTGGTCTCATAGATATGTACCTTTCCTTTCTTTATCTTACATATATATTATACCATATACTTAATGATTTGTCAATATGGCATTTTGCACAAACTTTTGGGTGGGGACTTGTCAACAATAGACAAGTCCCATATCTCTCCATCTCAGTATGGAGATTTGCTCACAAGCGCGCCCAACCTCAAGCGCCTTTTTGAGAGTGCTCTCACGATGTGATTTATCAATGTAGTATATGCCATTGCTAAACCATACACCGCAGTTACCGCCATATGCCTTAACAGCATTGATTGCTTCTCTTGCTGTGCGACATTCTATACCCTCTGTTGCGACTTGATAACCTGTCTTATATATGATAGGCGCGCCCTTCTTGAGTGTTAAACCGTCATTATCCTTCAGCTTGAGAATTGAACGAATGTTAATCATAGTATGTATTACCCCTTTCCTTTATTACACTTATATTATATCACAAATGCGGGATTTTGTCAATAGTCAAATGTAACAAAGTTTTGAAGAAAAAAAGACGATGATTTGTGCAGATTGCATAAAACGTGCCGCGGCGGGGGATTGCGGCACGGCGAGTGAAAAAAGACTGCTGTGTTAGCAGTCCTTTAAGTCATATGGAATTACATAACCGCCAATCTCTTTGGCTCTTTTTTCCGCCTCTTTTTTATTGGTAAACAAATCCTCAAAAGCGCAAGTATAATCTTCACATACTACATAGACTTTCATTTTTTCTTCTCCTTATATTTTTTATGAGAGAGGGCTTTGCGCCCTCTCAATAAGTGTCATAGCCAAGTATCTCAGCGGTTTCTCCGTCTACAAGACCAAGAAATATTGCATTGTCAAAGTTGTCATCAGCAATCTCTTGACATTTTGCTATAAAGTCTTCCATTTCTTCTCCGTCTTCTTTCTTGAGTTCTACAAAGAAGACTTCTCCGCTTTCTTCGTCTACAAAGTTGCTATCAAGCCACTCGCCAACCTCTGTGATATCCCATATTGCTTTGTTTGTGTCTAACATTGTTTTTACCTCTCTTTTATGTATTTGTATCAAGAGCAAGTTGTCTGTCTGCTCTAAACTACTCAATGGTTTCGGGTATCTCAACCGTGCGTTCTCCGAGTTTTCGTTCATCGTTTCCGAGCCTTGCTCTTGATTACATACATATTATATCATAAATAAATCTATTTGTCAAGTGTTTTTGCAAAAGTTTTTTTGAAATATCGAACAAGTTTACAAAAGGTTCATAATTTAATAGTAGGTGTTAAACTATTGCCTTTACGGGTAACAAATTTGAAATGAATGGTTCATAATTTTGTGTAAAAAAGTTTACAAACTGTTCACAATTGCGCAAAGCGGCTCGCGCGCGATTGTGTGCGAGCCGGCAAAGAAAAGAAGAGGGCGCAAAGCCCTCTATATTAGTTTATCGCTTGAATACAAACTACATCATCTGATGTTTCGTATATTTCAACGTCAGGATTGTCTGTTGAAGTCTTGACCTCTACATATCCGACATAGCCACTCATAACCTCAAGCATAATAGGTGCGTCTTGAGGCATTTCTTCAAGTTTCTTTATAAGTTCTCTTACTGTCATATGTATCTCCTTTCCTTATGGGGATTGCCTTAGCAATCCCCCGTGTAGCAACCCATATAGGGGTCAAAGCCGCTCTCATCAGCTTCATCGACGAAATCATCGTCCCACGCATCATTATAGATGAGGCTATTGGCGCCGTGGTCATAGATGATTTGCGCCATAGCGGTTGCGCGCTCTTTGTCGAGCATATCGTCTGCAACAAGGTCAACAAGTTGCGCGATTGCGATAGTGTGAATATCCTCAAAGCCGAATTCCTGAACCGCCAAGTTCTGACAGTTATGAAGAGTAAGTTTGGTGTAGTCCATAGTGTACCTCTTGATTATGTATTCAGTAAAAGAGCCTTGCAAGGTAGGAGTGCATATTGCGAGGGTGCTTTTTCAACCCTTATCTCCTCTCTCTTACTGTACCATTATTATATCACATATCGGGATAGAAGTCAATAGGCAGAATGCACAAACTTTCAATCAAATATTTGTGTAACCTATACAAATCGCGTAAAACGTCGCGCCACGACCGCCGGCGCGACGGCGAAAGGAAAAGCGCCTTGATGCTGCAAGGCGCTTTATAGTCTACCTCTTGCAGGAGGACAGGAGGTAAGCCATCTGCAAGAGGTTGGTCATATGCTCGAATGAGGGTGGTTATACGCTACCTACCAAAACGCTCCCGACTATATGCCGTAGGCTCGGGTTATTGGTCGTGGTTTATGGAGAGCCACGCTCCGCTCCGATATTGAACACAAGCCCTCGGAGTGGGGTAGGGTAGTCGTTGTTCGCCCCTTCGCTACCAATAGGGGGCGGCTACTTTGCAGTTGCCAAGCTGGACGGTGTTATCGACTATCCCAACTGTCGGTCAAGGGGCGGTCAGCCGTTACTCTCGTGTGGATTGGGTGCGATTGTCGAGGTCTGTCGCTCCGCTCTCCCTTTGACACTTATATTATACCACAATGGATACTAAATGTCAATAGGTTTTATAAATTTCTTTATGAATTTTTTGTAAACAGTATATGAATATTGGGATAAGTTTTGTTCATAAAATATTTACAATTTGGAAACAAATAATTTACAAATCGTTCACAAATTGCTTTAGCGGCGCGTCGCGGGGGATGACGCGCCGCGCAGTCAATATTAAGCGGATAAGGGCGCACTCAGGCGCCCTCGTCATCAAGCTGTGACTCTATGAATGGTATAATAGTTTTAAGTATCTCAACCTCTTTGGCGGTCAACCCTATAATATCATAGTAGGCTATCACTTCCCCAATATCCTTATAGATAGGATATACACTTGGGGGCAGATATTTATTAACCTCAATATATGGCTCACTGTCGCTGTCTCCCCACATTCTGCGCCCTTCTTTATCGTATATGGCGAGGACGTCACCAAAGTATCTTGCAAGGTATTCTGCCCACTGTGTAAACTCATTTTCGATATGTATTCTTTTCATTTGTTTAATTCTCCTTATACTCAAATTTAACTGTTACCTTTGTATAACCGTATTGCTCTAAGTGTCGAGGGGTTAGCGCCCTACTCTTGCATAATGACAGTATGGCGCGCTCTTGATAATACTTCTTATTTGCAATATAATCCTCTATGCTTTGTATCTCTACTCTGCGGGTAAGGGGTTGGCGCCCCTTATCGCTTAATAATATTATTCTTGCATATAACATAATCCTACCTCTTGAGTAGGGGCTCATTTGAGCCCCTTATGATATTTGTATTCTTGATATATGGATATTACTATTGTCGGAATACTTGCAATGCCTATAACCAATATAAAACCCAACATTTCACCTAACATTGTTATATACTCCCTTCTTTTAAAATGTATTTGTAAATGCGTCAACACTTAATTCCACAGGTTTGTCGAATGAGTGCATATATATTTTAATTATTATAATGTCTCCCCTATTCCAGTCTTTTGTTATTTCATAGCCGTGTTCATTCATAAGCTCGGTAAGATATTCATTGCTTGTTAAGAGGTCAAGCAACGTATTTTTATATGAGTAAACAGTTAAGGTATTATCATAAGAAATACCATACGCATATTTTTCAGATACTAAAACTGCTGTTGTGTTATAAGTGCAAAAATATTCATTGTTAAAGATTTTTACTGTTTTTTTCATTTTTAAATCCCCCTTTTATATAGCGGGGCGCTTATTGCGCCCCTATTAACTTTTGAGTGTTACCGATATTCGCTTTATATTCAAAGTATAGCGCCATTTCATCAAGCTCCTCATCTGTTGGAATATGTGGCTTTAATTCGTTTTCTAACTCTTGCAACGCTATCTCAAACTCAAGCTCTCTTTTATTGTCTATGTATCTGTCAATAACTACCATTATTTAATCCCCCCTTGTATCAAACTCATCTTGAACATTATTAAAAAAGTATTCAACATTATTGACGTCAATTCTGTAATACTCACAAAACTCTTTTCTTGCTTGTTCGTCGGTGTTTAGCTTGTGGAGTCTTGCGTTATGGTTTTCTATATTATCAGAACCGTAACAAGCTAAAAAAGTATAGTGTTCTTGTTCCCAGCTTGTGCCTTTGTTATAAACGACGGGCTTTTTAAGTTTGTAGCATATTGTGTTAGCCATTTTTTTTATCCCCTTTTTATTTTTTCTTTTTTTTGTTAAAGTGACCATTTTTAGATATTGTTAATTTATTGCAACCAATATCCATTCTTTACAGTCGCAACCATTGTTTTTCATTGCTTCCCATACATTAATACCTTTAATGTGTTTTACTGTTCCATTGTACTTGTTTGCAATTCTGAAAGTTAAAAGATTGTTGTTTGTGTTCATCATTTTTTTACCTCTCTTTTCTTTTTTTGTTTTTTGCTTGACTCTCTCAAGCTCTGTAAATATTATACCACTTTTAAAAATAATTGCAAGAGGTAAAATGCACAAAGTTTAAAATTTTTTTAGGTATTTTTTTGTGCGTTTTGCCAAGACTACACAGAGATATTGGTAACATTTGGAAATGGTAAAAAATGGGAGGCTTTCAGGATAAATTTTCCAGAAATTGCCAATACCCCTTTGCTCACGAAAACTCTCTCCTAGAAAATTCTTTTTATTCTAAAAAACGAAAATCATCCCCATTTCATCAAAAAAGAGGGATTTTAAATCCCTCTTTCTCTTTTCTCATATTCACTCTATTTTTTACCCATGCGTATATTAACCGCCAATTCGATCGTTTACGCACTCTCCCAAATCAAATAGATGCCAAACATAAGGCCCATGTGTTAAACTTCCTATAAACTCCACTTGGCGCCCATTGCTTTTACTATACACGTTATCAAGCGGCCACCCTGTTCCTACACAAGCAACCATGCGCGCGACCTTTGGCGCATTAGTGTTTACTCTTGCCCAAAAACACATATTATCTGCAGGATCCAATCCAAAGCTAACAATCTGCGCGCCCTCTGGCAAATAATATTCCTGATTAATAATATTAGGCTCAACATTATATTTCCAAATACTATACATTTTTAAATCTCCTTTTTATTTTTATTATAACATTATTTTTTCTTAAAGTCAATCTAAAATACCACACTTTCTTGACAGGCGCAAAAAATTTTGGTATAATTTATTTAAAGATAGATGAAAGGAGCCAATAACTTGGATTACGATAATACTCAAGACCTTTTGGACATAGAAGACGAAGACTCGGCTCCTAACCAAGAGGCAGATATAATTGAAGACTAGATTGCGGCAGAGGATATTGAACAAACTCTGCATTTAGACTATACTTTAAAAACTTGCGAAGAGCGCGCCGGTCTTGTTAATAAGATCGTAGAGCAAACTCCGGCGCAGAATCTTACAAATCGTTATTTAGAAATATTAGGCGATTATATAATGGGCGGCATTACAAAAGAAGAAAAGAAGGGGCGCCAATACCTTACTACAAACCGCCTTATAACCATTAATAAGCGCGAAACCTCATACGAAGGATTAGCAGAAAAACTTGAAAATGGTGAAGATGGTATTTATAATTTAATCACTGATAATAAAAATATGTTTTTTCAATTAAAAGATCCTATTTCAGAGCGGGATATTGAAGAAATTCCTGGATTAAAAGAGCTGCGCGAAGAGATTGAAAAAGTAGAGGCGGCATGTAAAAGCGCCCGTGGCAAGAGAAAATATCTGTTAAAAAAACAATTAATTGAAATGCGTAAAGATCAATATATATTACGAAGTTCGGTGCGCCAGCCTGTGGTTGCGGCACCCTGCGCCAAAGGAGTAAATAAAATTGATTTGCACGTAGAATATTGGTTAGATGAAAATAGAATTCCACAAAGTAAAGGTGTAATATCTTTTTTTGATCCTAAGCATATTTCTGCAATTATGTGCAATTATAATGGATTAAAACTTGCTGTTAAAGATAAATTTTCTAGCGATTTTTATTTTCTTATGCTGGATTTTGATGAGCTATTGGACAAGGCGCTTAACAATGAACCTATATTTCGCGATATTGTCAATATGAAGTTTGATGGGATTCAGAATATTGATATACAAAAATATTTATTAAAAACATATAATAAAACCTACACCGTAGAATATATTTCAAACCTATGGCGCAATAAAATACCTAAATTAATAGCACAACAGGCGCAAATCGATTATGTTATAAAATACTATTAGTCACATAAAGGCGCCCGTTGGAAAAAATGTTCTTGTTGTGGGGTAACTAAACCCGCTCATACTTATTTCTATTCTAAAAATAGCAGTTCTAAAGATGGATGGTATAGTATGTGTAAAAAATGTCGTAATGCAAAGAATAAAAAATAATTTAAACATATTATAAAAATTATTATAATAATATTTTTAATTCTCTATAGAATAAATTATTTAATTAGAAAGGAGAATAAAATTGAATGGCAACTTGTTTTTGTGATAAGTGTCAAAAGACAATGGATGAAGGATAGTTTTATACCTATCATGATGGAACTAAAACTGAACTTTGTAAAAAATGTATGACACTTCATATTAATAATTTTGATGAGTCTACTTTTGTTTGGCTTTTAGAAAAAATGGATGTTCCTTACGTTCCTGGTGAATGGAATAGATTACGAGACAACGCAATGGCAAAAGCGAATGATGATCCTCGTAAATTAAATGGCATGTCTGTCTTTGGAAAATATTTATCTAAAATGAAACTGAAACAATTTAAAGATGCGCGCTGGGCGGATAGTGAGCGCCTATAGGCAGAGGCTGCGCAGAAAAAAGCTGCATCTGATGCAGAACTAGCAGAATTGGACGCAATGTATCAAGAGCAGTATGATAAAGGGGAAATTTCAGAAGCTTAGTATAGAACATTAGTAAGCACCACTGCGCGAAATGCTAATTTTTATTCAAAGGCGCCATCTATAGCTTAGCCGATTGCGCCTGATACCAACTTTTTTGATGAAAATCAATTCTTAGATGATTCTGAGATCCCAGACCCCGCCGCGTCTTTAACATAGGAAGATAAAATAGCAATGGCTGTAAAATGGGGAAAGCTATACAAACCAAATGAATGGGTTATTCTTGAAACAGATTATACTAAAATGAAAAAATCATTTGATATTCAAGATGCGGACTCTGAAAATACCTTAATCCTTCTTTGTAAAACTAATTTAAAAGCTAATCAAGCTATTGACTGTGGAGATATTGAAGGTTATCAAAAACTTGCGAAAGTGGCAGAATCTTTGCGTAAAAGCGCAAAATTTACCGCTCAATAGAATAAAGAGGAAAAAGGAGATTTTGTTGACTCTGTTGGTGAATTAATAGCGTTATGCGAAAGAGATGGTTTTATTCCTAGATTCGCTACAGATATTCCTCAAGATAAAGTAGATATGACTTTAAAAGATATGAATGAATATGTGCGCAAATTGGTTACTCAAGACCTTGGTTTCGGACAGCAAATAGAAGATTCTTTAAAAAAGATTATGCTTCAAAATGAAATGAATAAAGAGGCGGAAGAGCGTCAAATGGAAGAGGGCGACGATTATGATCCATATGCGCCAAATGAATTGGCTGATGAAGATTTAATTGATTATTATGATGAAATTATGAGTCAAAAAATACAAGATAAAAATATTTATACTGAGGTATAAGATATGGCGCTACAAGATTTATTAGACCTTACTCTTGATAGAGGTCAACAAAAAATAGGCTTATCAGAAGAACGCGTTAGGGCGCAATTACCTATAGTCCGCCAGTATGTTGCCTATTGGCGTGAATATCCAGATATGTTTGTAGAGTTTCTTTGTGGTCCTAACCCAGAAAATTTTTAGCTTTTCTTTTATTAGCGTCTTTTCCTTAGAGCAGTGATGCGTCATAGATATGCCTATGCGACGTTTCCAAGAGCCTATTCAAAGAGCTTTTTATCAGTTCTTGTATTGATGCTTAGATGTATTTTATATCCAGGTAGTCATTTATTCGTCACTACGGGCGGAAAAGAGCAAGCAGCAGGAATTGCTAAAGAGAAAAGTGATGAACTTTGCAAGCTAATTCCAGGCTTGCGAAACGAGTTAGATATGACAAGAGGTAAGACTAAAACAAGTAAAGATAACATTGAATTAATATTTAAAAATGGTTCAAAACTTGATATTATGGCAGCGCGCCAGTCTTCGAGAGGTAAGCGTGCTACTGGCGGACTTATGGAGGAGTGTATCTTAATTGACTAGACGCTACTGAATGAAGTAATAATTCCCACCCTTAATGTCGACAGGCGATTGGCAGATGGTAGTCGTATAGAATCGGAAACTGTAAATAAGAGCTAGATCTACGTAACAACAGCGGGTTGGAAAAACAGCTTCGCATATGAAAAACTTATAGAGCTTCTTATCCGTTAGATTATATACCCTGATGAAGCCGTTGTTATGGGCGGAACCTGGCGTATTCCAGTTATGGAAAAGCTACTGAAAAAGAGTTTTATTGATGAGCTAAAGCTTGACGGAACATATAATGATGCATCGTTCTCAAGAGAGTATGAGTCTGAGTGGAGCGGCGATGCTGAGAATGCATTTTTCTCAGCTGAAAAATTTGATAAGCACAGGTCGCGCCTATTGCCCGAGTATGAGTATTCAGGCAAAATCTCAAAGAATGGATACTATGTCTTAGGTGTCGACGTAGGTAGATTTAAATGTACAACCGAGGTTTGTGTATTTAAGGTCTCGCCCCAGGCGCAAGGCGCCGCTATTAAGTCACTTGTTAATCTCTACTCTTATGAAGCAGAGGACTTTGAAGCACAAGCGATTAAGATTAAAAAATTATTTTACAAATATCGCGCGCGAGTAGCGGCAATCGACGCCAATGGTCTTGGCGCAGGATTAATAGACTTTATGACCAAGGCGCAAGAGGATCCTGAATCAGGTGAGTACTTACCTCCTTTTGGAGTGGCTGGAGGAACTTCAGATGAATTCAATGAGCAATATAAGAAGATTAAAGGCGCAGGAGTGGAAGAGGATGCTATGTATTTAATTAAGGCTAATGCACCTATTAACACAGAAGCTCATACCTATGTACAAACCTAGCTTGTTGGTGGTAAAATTTAGTTCCTAATTGATGAAGTTACGGCTAAGAACAAGCTTATGACAACCAAGGTGGGACAGGAGATGGATGCTGATAAGCGTGCAGAATATTTAAAGCCATTTACTTTAACCACTATTTTGCGTGAGCAGCTTTTAAACCTTGTAGAAGACAACGAAGGAACTAATATTATTCTAAAACAATCTTCTCGTAGTATTCCTAAGGATAAGTTTTCTGCTTTTGAGTATGGTTTGTATTATATTAAACAAGAAGAAGAGCGATCTAAAAAGAGAAAAAAGAGAAATATATCTCAAATGATGTTCTACTCATAACTAAAATTTTAGGACATTTTTTAATAAAATCGTTATTACAATTTTTATATAACAATAGTAAAGGAGTGAGAAGTATGAAAGCAAGTCGAGGAGAAATTAAAATATATGATATTTTAACAGCTGAAGGAGTTTCTTTTAAAGAAGAATATTCTTTTCCCGATCTTGTCAGTCATTCTAAAACACCACTTCGTTTTGACTTTGCAGTGCTCGACGATGAGGGTGAGGTTGATTTTTTAATTGAGTTTCAAGGAATTCAACATTATGAACCCAAGTCTAAATTTGGTGGAATCGCTGGATTACGCACTTAGCAGTATTATGATATGCTTAAGAGGGAATACTGTAAAAAACACCGTATTCCCTTAGTTATAATTCCTTATACAGATGAAAGTATTATAACCTATGATTATATCTTTACTGCCGCGGGTTATTGACAAAGTTTAAAATTTAAAATATAATATTAGAAGAAAGAAGAGGTGCTTAAACTTGGACAGAATGGAAGAAATTCGTAAAAAAGGTTTTGACATGAGCACCCCAAGAAGTATCCCAGTCGAAGGAAATGTTATCCCAGAAATGGAATATGCTAAAATGAAAGTTGGAATTAAATCTCTTAATGATGCGGTTATGAATTTAGGCGCATATAAGAAAATTAATCCACAAATGACTAAAGAAAATATTCTGCAGGCGATAGCGCGCGGAGATATTGAAACTATGCGAAGCGCCTCAGAGTTTTACTTTAAAATTAGTGGTATTTATTCTAGACTTTGTAAACATTTAGCTAATTTTTATAGATATGACTGGACAATTACTCCTTTTACTCCATCAGATAAAGTTACACCAGATAAAATAATTGACGGCTTTAATAAAAGTAGTTATTATTTAAATGAATTTGGAGTAAAAGAATTTTTTAGTGAAGTAGCTTTAAAAGTAATGCGCAGAGGATGCTATTATGGATATATTATTCAAGATGGCGATACGGCGCAAATTTAGGAGCTATTGCCTAAATACTGTAGAGTAAGATATAGCATTAAAGGTAGACCTGCAGTAGAATTCAATATGAAATTCTTTGATGATGAATTTAAAAATGTTGATTATCGAATGAGAGTCTTGGCAATGTGGCCAAAAGACTTTTAGAAAGGTTATATTGCTTTTAAAGAGGGAAAATTGATACCCGATTTTCCTGGGGATACAGCGGGATGGTATTTGCTTGATATTGAGCATACTTTTAAATTTAATATTAATAATGAAGATTATCCGCCTTTTGTTTCGGTAATTCCACATATTATAGATTTGGATGCTGCACAAGAGTTAGATAGAAAAAGAATGGCGTAGAAACTATTAAAAATTATCATTCAAAAAATGCCATTAGATAAAAATGGTGAATTGATATTTGATGTGGATGAAGCGCAAGAACTTCATAATAATGCAGTTAAGATGCTGGGCAAAGCAATTGGTATTGACGTACTTACAACTTTTGCAGATGTTGAAGTTGCAGATATGGCAGATACTCAAGCCGCAGCAAGTATGGATGAATTGGAAAAAGTTGAAAGATCTGTTTACAATGAATCTGGTACTGCACAAAATTTATTTAATACTGATGGCAATATTGCGTTAGAAAAAAGTATTCTTGATGATGAGGCAAATATTTATGGACTCATTCTTCAATTTGAAACATTTTTAAATTATCTTATTAAACCTTTTAATAAAAATCCAAAAAAGTTGTATTATAAAGTAAATATACTTCCTACAACTATTTATAATTATAAAGATATGTCAAAACTTTATAAAGAACTTAGCGCAACTGGTGGCTCAAAACTACTTTCAAGTGTTGCTTTAGGGCAGTCTCAAGCTGGTGTAATTGCAACTGCTAAGTTTGAAAATGAAGTTCTTGATGTAACTGGATTATTCACTTCTAAATAGGCGCAAGAAGAACATAAGGCTAAGATATAGCCTGCTAACACCTAGCCTTCAGGCGCACAATAGGATAAACCTGTTGAAAAAAAGAAAACCGGTCGTCCAGAAAAAGCGGATGATCAAAAGTCTGAAAAGACTATTCAAAACAGAGAAGCTATGAGCTGAGGAGAGGAGAAACATTATGCACAAATCTGTTGCAACGATAAACTCTCCTGAGTTTATCAACTTAACCCCACTTGATATCAATCCTCTTATGAGCGCTTGCGAAATCAAGGTTCTTTATATTGGTGAAAATAGGAATAGATCCTATATTACCAAAGAAGTAGCCACAGATATGGCGAAAACGCTTAGAGGCGCGCCAATTGTTGGCTATTATAAAGAAGAAAAAGAAGATTTTCGAGATCATGGAAAAGAAGTCATCATTGATGATGAGGGTATCAAGTTTAATTGCAAAACTGTTCCTTACGGTTTTGTAGCTCCAGATGCAAAGGTATGGTTCCAAGAGTTCCAAGATACCAATGATTTTGGAGAAAATATTTTGAGAGAATATCTAATGACTACTGGATATTTGTGGACTGGTCAATTTGAAGAATGTAAGTCTGCCGTTGAGAGTGATGGCAAGCCGCAATCAATGGAATTAGATGAAGATTCTTTACAAGGACACTGGGAAACAAATACTCGTGGCATGGATTTCTTTATTATAAATGACGCAATTTTTTCAAAACTTTGCATTTTAGGTGATGACATTAAGCCTTGTTTTGAGGGAGCTAGTGTAACAGCACTAAATGTTAGTGCGTCTTTTACTAAAGTTGATGATAACTTTAGACAAACATTATTTACGATGATGCAGGATTTAAAAACTGCATTAGAAGGAGGTCAGCAAATGATAGACACAATCGTCGATCCTGTTGTTGTCGAAGAGCCGGTTGTTGAGCCTGCTGCAGAACCTGTAGTTGAGTCAGTAACTGAGCCCATTGATGGCGCAGAACCTTCATCTGCTGCATCTGAAGAGCCTGTTGTTGAAGAAGCGCCTATCGCTGTTGAAGAACCGGTAGCTGAGCCTGTTGCTGAGGAGCCTGTAGCTGAACCAGCGGTTGAGCCAGAGCCTATTGTAGAACCTACTCCAATAGATCCTGAACCAACTCCCGCGCCTTCTATTGAAGAACAGTATACGGCATTGCAAGAAACTCTTGAAACAGTAAGAGCTGAATATTCTGCTCTTGAGTCTCAGTATAGTGAGCTTCAATCTAGATACACAGAGCTTGAAACTGCACATGCAGAACTTGTTGAATTTAAAAGACAAAGTGACGATGCAAAGAAAGATGAAATGATTAATAAATTCTATATGCTTAGCGATGAAGATAAGGCAGAAGTCATTTCTAACAAAGCTAATTACACTGTAGAAGATATTGAAGAAAAACTTTCTGTAATTTGTTTCAGAAAAAAGGTCAATTTTGATTTAGAGGATTCCTCTAAAAATAATAATAAAATAGAGCAGCCAGCTGTGACATTTAATGTGTCTGATCCTGGTGCTTCAAAACCTGAGTGGCTTATTGCAGTTGAAAATGTAATGGCTAAAAATATTTAAGTTTAATTAAGGAGGACATATAGCATGGCTACTATTAAGCGTATTGGATTTGGTCAGGTAGAGCCTAACCATCTATCCGCTCAAAGAAACGGTCAGGTTTACGCATCTCTCCCTTGTAACAAGGATATTAAGATCCTTGAGAATGGTCAGTTCGTAAAATATGACTATGCTACAAACGGTGGCGAAATTAACTTTACTGGCAAGGGCGAGTGGATGCTCGTTATGAATGAAGTAAAGCTTTATGATGATTCTTGGAGAGAGTCTTACAAGGATTTTGCTCTTCAAGCTGATAATTTTAATGGTGGTGTAATGGCGCCAAGAGTTCTTAAGACTATGCCTGGTGACATTTATACTACAAACTGCCTTGAGGGCGCAAATACCTCTGGCAAGGCTGTTTTTGAAGGTACTGAGGAAATCGACGTTGGTACTGAGCTTAAGATCAATGATGAAGGATTCCTTTCTACTGCAGGAACTAGCGATATCGTATTCCAAGTTGTTAAAGTTTACACAATGCCTGACGGTCAACAGGGCGTTAAGGTAATGCGTATTAAATAATAAGGGAGGGAATAATAATGGCATTAAATAGAAATAGTTTATTTACATTAGCACACAAAGTTGCTGACGCTAATCCTTCTGCTCCCGTTGCTTATTCTTTCGAGAATAAGAACTATAGTTATGCAGATCTTGATAACACTCTTCGTGAAGAGCTTAATAGTCTTATTGGAACGTATGCTCTTTGGAGAGAGAATCACAATATTGTATTCGCACTTATGGAGGAAATTATCACAGATAAGCTTCCTGCTAAGGTAATGCAGCAATATGGCGCATTTGCTGAAGTTAAAACATATAGACAAGGCGAAAAACCAATCTTTACACAGAAGATCACAGAAGCTTCTCGCAGACGTGCAAAGCAGTTTATTGCAATGCCTGCAGGACTTGCTGGTCGTTACGAAGTATTCAAACTTGATGGACGTAGCTACGAAGTTAAGACTTCTGCTATGGCTGCTGCTTGTCAGATCGCTATCGAGGAATATCTTGATGGACGTGTTGACATGGCTACTCTTATCGACATCGTTATGGAAGGTATGGATGATAGAATCTATGCTGAGATAGCAAGTTGTCTAATTGCTGCTGTTGATACAATTCAGCCTGCAAACAAGTTTGAAGGCGCAAGTTTCATCGAAGCTGAAATGGATTCTCTTCTTGCCGTAGCTGACTCTTATGGAAATGGTAGATCTACAATTTATTGCACTTTTGAGTTTGCTTCGCAAATGCTTCCTGATAATGCTTGGGAAAAGGGCAAGATGTCTGACTCTATGAAGGACGAGTACTGGGCAAATGGTAGACTTGCAGGTTATAAGGGTCACCAAGTAATTGTTCTTCGCCAGTCTTATGTTGACGAGACCAACTCGAAGAAAGTTATTGATCCTGCATACGCATGGATTATTCCTGGCGGAGCTGAGAAGCCTATTAAGATTGCCTTTGAAGGCGATACAATGATTAAAGAAGAGGACAATGACGACTGGTCTAAGAGCATCCATTTCTATAAGAAAGTCGGAGTTGCCACAATGATTAATAATGATATTTGTGTTTATAAGAACACATCTCTCACTATTGATAGATAATTAATAAACTGAACTTTAACGAGGGAAGTGAAGGAAACTTCCTTCCCTCTTAATTTCAAAAGGAGATAAAAGGAGATTATTATATGATAGCTAACACAGATAAAATTAGAGTTGAAAATAGGGCTAATGCAATTGTTGCATATGTAGTTCCAGAGTCTAATATAATTAGACGTTTTGTTCCAGGAGAAACTAAAGAGATTACTATGAATGAATTGCGCCAAGCTGTTCAAATACCTGGAATTTATCGTTTAATTGAAAGCAATTTAATTATTCACAGTAAGGAAGCGGCTGATGAACTTCTTCCTGGAGTAGAGCCTGAGTATTTTTATAATGCAAAAGATGTAGATTATCTACTTGAGCGCGCAACCCTTGATCAATTAAGAGATGCTCTTGATTTTGCGCCTGAAGGCGTTGTTGAACTTATTAAGGAAAGAGCTGTAAAAACTAAACTTAATGACGTTCGTAAAAGAGAAATTATTCTTGAGCAAACTAATTTCGATGTAACAAAAGCAATAGAAATTCAACATCTAAGTGAAACAGAAATAAAAACAGAAACTAGAACAAGACGTGCTGCGCCTTTGACAGAAGAGGCTCAAAATAACGAGCCTGAGATGCCGGTTAGACGCGCTGCCGCACCTAAATATACCGTTATAAAATAAAAATAGGAGGTGTTATTATGCCAATAGCATCAACACCTTTTTCCGCAGTATATGATAAATTTTTATCAAAAGTAACTGATGATATGTATATGGAGCTTACTGTTGAAGAAACTAACAATCTTCTTTTTGAGTTGCTTCAAAGTGCATTACCTTGGTTTGAGTTTCCACGTGTAGATTTGAGTGCTAGAACTGATACTGAATTTTTAGTTTAGCTATCAGAAGAAGAGCTGAATATTATTGCTACTTATATGATTGTTGAATGGATGGGTCAATAGTTAGCAACTATTGAATTAATTCGAATGAAATATAGCGGTAGTGATTTTAAGTTTACATCTTAGGCAAATCATATGCATAAGCTTAAAGATTTGCAAAAAGAATATGAAAGAAAAGGATTTCATTTACAAAGATTATACAAGCGGAGAAAAGCAGATAGTAAAGGTATTATGAGATCTACTTTTGGTAGTATTATGGAGTCTTCTTTTAAGGGGGACTAATTAATGATACTAAAATATGGATTTGATATAGAATTAGAGGCGATTAAAGCCAATCTTGCTCGTCTTACTAATTAGATATATAAGTTATTGCCATTACGCGAAGAGGGACATGATTGGCAAAAACCTCTTGAAACGATAATGGAAGAGCTTGCAGGAATGGATAGGTTATTTCTCGATCAATAGTCTAATCTTTATAAATTAACCTGTAAGTTAGAAGGATTGTTTTCCCTTGAAGCAAAAAGTGATTTTATGCTATATCGCGGAGTTATTTTTGAATGCTTGGGAATAATAGGAGAATTATAGAAATGTCTTTGAATAATTTGAAAGCTAGACTTAATTATTATGGCGGCAAGTAGTAGGTAGATCGAATGATTGAGGATAAAGAGCGTAGTTTTAGAAATTCTCTATGGCGCGCTTATCAATCAGCCACTGCAGTATTACAAGATGGTAGAGAGTTTAGATGTTTAATAAATCCAAATAAACTTAGCATGGAACTAGATGATAAAATGTTGTCTATTCCATTTAAAGATATATGTTTAAATAAGGCGCCGGGCGCCGATGGTAAAACTTCAGTTGCCAAAGAAGATATAGGAGTAAAATGTGGAGATGTTATTACTTGGAAAGAAAATAATACACATTGGATCGTGTATTCATAGTATTTACAAGAAGTAGCATATTTCAGAGGACTAATGAGAGAATGTGAGAATGAGCCATTAACTATTAATGGTAAAGATTATTACTATTATCTTAAAGGACCTGATGAAAAAGGTATCGATTGGCAAAAAACTAAGCATTTTGTTTTTAATGAACTTAATTATAATATAGAAATTTATATTTCTAATGATTAGATAACAAATTAGTTCTTTCAAAGATTTAAAAAATGTAATATAAAAGGAAAACCTTATGAAGTATAGGCAGTAGATAGACTTACTACAGAAGGTATTTTAACAATTTACTTAAAAGAAGATTTTGGCAATAATTGGGAGCAAACAGATATTATTGAAGAGCCAGATGATTCTTTAATTATTGGTCCTAAAGAAGTTTATCCTTTTGATATAGTTTCATATTCTATTCAAGATTAGAGTGATGGAACTTGGTCGATTAGTAATAAACGAGCGTCAATTATTGAATAGGATGGTTCTTTTGTAAAAATTGAAATCATCACTGGAAAAAGTGGAGATTTTAGTTTAATATATAAAAAAGACGGTATTGAAGATATTGTAAAAAATATTAAAATACTATCATTGTGAGATAAAAGGAGCGTATTATGAAGAGAGATTTAGTTTTAACATAGCCTATTACATCTTCATTTTTATCTTGTGAAAAAGACACTGAATTGATATTGCGAAAACTTTTTGTTGAAAGCAGACCTTATAGCGATATTTTAAAAAGATTATTAGTGCTACCGGTTAAAGATTGTATTAGTAATTTTGAAAATATTGAATATAAGCAAAAAATTGATTCTATGTCCGTAGCAAAGCTAAGAGAAGATGGATATATAGTTCTTGAACCTCGTCTACCTTTTTACGAACATGAAGAAATAAAGTCTTATATTATATTAAGTTTTGATCATTTTACACCTAACGCAAACAATCCTGAATTTAGAGATTGTACTGTAAATTTTGATATTATATGTCATACCAAGCATTGGGATTTAGGAAATTTTCAAATGCGTCCTTTAAAGATAGCTGGCTATATAGATGGTATTTTAAATAGAAGCAAGCTTTCTGGAATAGGAGAGTTTAATTTTCTAGGATGTAAAGAATTAGTTATTAATCAAGACTTTTCTGGATATTTATTATCATATAGGGCTATTCATGGATCAGATGACTAGATAATAAATGAAAAATAATTTACTTTTACTCTCTGGAGCAGATATCCCTTTTATCGAAGGTACCGCAACAATTCATTAGCCCACTATTTATGAAATTTCATTAATTGGAGAAGAAGCATTATTTTCAGGCTGTGAATTATTACGGTTTTCAAAAGATATATTATCAACTGAGGACAAAACTAGATTATCTAATTATACAGATTTTAATATATTAATGTCAATAATGAATGATAACAGTGCCTCAGTTAAATCTAATGTATCTGATGCAAAACAAGTATTATAGTTAATTTTTCCGCAATATGAAGTAGTGATTAATCAAAAAGAAATTTTACTACTTGATGTAAATGATAAATTTACGCTATGTGGACAAATTAATGATATTAATTTTCTTTAGTTTAAAGAAGTCATTTCAGAGATATTTTGTTTGAAATAGACTTCTTCTACACAAGATTATAATGTGTAGGGAGAATTAGCGAAAAAGATTGCAGAAAAGTTTAAACGCAGACAACAATAGCTTGCCGAGTTATCTCCAAAGTCTGATAAAAAAATCTCAATCTTTAGTAGATATATTTCTATACTAACAGTTGGAGAGCATAAAGATATGAATTCTTTTATGAAGTACACTGTTTATCAACTTTTTGACGAGTTCTAGCGTTTTTAGCTTAAAATGGGTTATGATATTTATTTTAAAGCGCGAATGGCTGGGGCAAAAGATATGAAAGAGCCTGAAGATTGGATGAAAGACATCCATGAATAAGGTTTATAGTATTTTACTTAAAAAATAACTTTAAGGAGGACACAAACATATGAAGTTTGGTGTACGCGAAATATGCGATGTCGTATTTAAGGCTAAAGCAAAAGTCAAAATTGGTGGAATTGAGTTCCAACCTGGACAACCTGTTCTTTATATTGACTCTGCTAAGACATCTACAATTGAGGGCGCAGCTACTACAGTATATGCTCAGGGTGGCCGCGGAAATACTCGTTTAATTGCTTGGGAAGGCGAAAAAACTCTTACATTTACTGTTGAAGATGCACTTCTTTCTCCTATGGGATTTGCAATTCTTTCTGGAGCTGGTCTTTTAAAAGGAACAGATGCAGAGAAGGTAAATGTTCATACCACAACTATGGCTTATGCAGATGATGATGGTAAGATTGATCTTGCTGATGCTCTTGGCGCAGATAGCTTTAGTTCTGATCCAGATGCGAAGATTTATGTTCTTCCTGTTGCAGCAGATGGATCTTTAAATGGTAAACCTGTTCTTGGTGTTAAAGGAGAGGAAGCAGATGCTAAAACTGTTACTGCTACTGGCGTAAAGGGAGCTTGTTTTGTAGATTATTATATTGAGAAGACAAGCGATAAGGTTTCTGAGCTTCAAATAGATGCGGAAAACTTTGCTGGTTACTACTACGTAGAGGCTAGTACGCTCTTTAGACGTCAAGACAATGGTAAGGATATGCCTGCTGAAATTACATTCCCTAATGTTAAGATTCAGTCTAACTTTACATTCTCTATGGCTTCTACGGGAGATCCTTCAACATTTACATTCACAATGGATGCAATGCCTGGATATACCTATTTTGAACCTACTCGTAAAGTTCTTTGCGCAATTCAGATCGTTGAAGATACTTCTGATATCGAGGATATTAAGACAGTATTCCCTGTTAATAGTGAAGATAACTTTGCAGACGATAACTCAATAGTATAATTATTAAATAATTAATGGTAGGAAGGCGGCGCCAATCGGTGCCGCCTTTTATTTAAGGAGGTAAAAATGAGTGCATTAAGTGATTACATTCATTTACATAGAGAAAACTATTTAGAGCATGGTACTTTTAGAAATACCGATAATAATAGTAATGATGGAAAAGAAGCTTTTTAGAGGTTTGCTAATCAAATTTAGAATCGTGCAACTCATTATTTAAATGATGAAACAAGATTGCGTTAGCTTGAAGAAACTTTTAATGAAGAAAGAAAAAGAAAAATAGAAGCTTTAAAAATTTTAGCTAAAACTCCTGCAGACTATACTAAGTTTATTGAAGCTGTTTTAAAAGCAGCAGAGCTAAAAAAATTTAATCCAAATGATATAGCAAAATGGCTCACAGTAAATGAAAACAATAATACTTTAAAATTAAATGAAATTTTTGAAAAAGCAGATACAACACAAAGAATTACAATTCCTAATATTTCTAGTAAAATTAATTTTTCTTATATCGATACTCTTTTATCTCATATAAAGATTGGTCATCAAATGATAAAAATGCTACAAGATTAGAATACAAAAAATCTTTTAAGAGATAGATTAAATTTTTTAGCTGCTTCTTTATATCGTATAAAATAGCAGGCTTTAAAAGAAGGAAATAGTTTACGATCTTTTTATTCAATTAACGATAATAAAATTACTGGTTTATTAGGAGAAGGACAAGTTTTTTTAGACAAAGGTAAAGTAGCAATAAGCGCACCTATGAATAGAATTATTAATAATGAAATTATTTCAATTTCTAAAACCGCAAGACTAAGTTCTGTTATGAGTAATATCTTGGGAGCAACAGAAGAAGTTCTGGGAACAATTGGCGCACCGCTTTTATAGGATATAGCAAATGAAACAATGGATGGGTTTTTAAACAATATAAAATATATATTGAATAATTAGAATATTACTAAAGGCTAGTCCACTTCATCTATGAACTTTAAAATAGATGATATTGTTTTTAATAAATACGAATTACAAAAAGATAAATATAAAAATTATGTTACAAAACTTGCTGATGGCACTCTTACATTGGAGTTAAATTATGATACTAAAAACAAAGCTGACTTTTCTATAAGTGTAGATGGCAATAATATAGGGGTAAGTTCAAAAGCTATTGATTTAAGTAAAACAGGATACACTAATAAAAAAGGAGAGTATATTCCCGCATAGGTAACTTTACAAAGTGGAACTAATTTATTGGCTTACTTATTAAAAGCCCAAGAAATTATAGATAAAACTGGAACCCATTTTTTAAATGCTTATGCGACAGGATCCTTAACCGATGAAGCAGACAAGGCCTTAACTATCTTCTTGGTCTATACTGCATTAACAGGAGATATTCTAAAAAAAGAAGGCAATGCTGGATTACTATATATTTATGATACCAGTAATAAATTACCTGATGGTAGTAATAGGGTTCATTTTTTTAGCATTGGTTCAATTATATAGTCATTATTAAAAAATGAAAATCCAGAAGATGTGGTATTATTTTCTCCGTCTTTGCAAAGTATATCTTAGGAATTACAAAAAGCAAACGAAGAAGTAGATCCAAAAGACTGGGAGTTAGAAGAGAAGAGTAAGATTGGCGCAGCAATTTCTGCTCGTCATACAAAAGTCTTAGGAGAAGCTAGATTAACAATTTTAAGTATAGCTTTAACTAATGATCATATAAGAAGTTTAATTAATAATAAAATTACTTGACTTCTTAAAAATTTTTTATTATAATATAATTAAGAAAACTAAGTCGAGATAAAAGGAGATAATAATATGAATTTTACAGAAATGAATTTATCTATTAATAATAATGTTAATACTATTAATTTTAATGATAATATTATTATTAATGTATTAAATTATTTACCAATTAAAGATAAGAATGACCTTATTTCAATAGCTCTTTAGAATAGCGAAGAGAATGGAGTATATAATTTAATTAAATTACATATGTATTTTAATATGTATTTAACTATACTTTATACAGATATTGAATTTGATAATGAAATGCTTGAAAATAATATGGATGAAGTTTATAATATTCTTAAGAGTGCTGGCATTATTGATGCAGTTAGAAATGCTATTCCTGAAAGCGAGCTTACTTATCTTGAGTCAACTCTTGATCAAACAATGTGGAATAAAATGAATCACAAGAATACCTTGGCTTCCGTTATCAATAATTTTATTGAGAATTTGCCAGTTAATGCGGAGACTGCTAAGGGTATTATAGAGAACTTTGATCCTGCACAATTTCAAAAAATAATGGAATTTGTTCAAGCGGCGAATGGAAATAGACCTATTAATTAATTGGACTAAATAAGAAAATATATTTACCCTTATTATTATATTAATAATAAGGGTATTTCTATAGGTATGGAAATACAAAAGAGAAACAAGGAGGAATATTTAAATGGCTAATTAGGGAAGAATTACTTTTGGCATTGGTTTTAATGTAGATTAGTCTGGTTTAAATTAGCTTAAGGCTTCTTTAGCAAGTTTATAGAATATGCAAACTAGAGATTTAGTAAATGTAGATTCTAAAGGGAAAGCATAGGCTAAATTACGTGAAATTAAAGAAATGGCTGGCCAAGTAGAAGCTGCTCTTTAGCAAAGTTTTAACCCTGCATTAAACACCTATAATATTGATACTTTTAAAAAGAAATTAAATGAAAATGTAGGAACTTTATCTTAGGTAAAAGCAAAAATGGCAGAGGCTGGCGCTGAAGGTACAATAGCGTTTAGAAATTTAGCTACTGCAATTTCTTCAACGAAATTACCTTTAAGAGAATCTCATGATTTACTTAAGGCAATGGGCACCACCTTAATGAACACTGTAAAATGGAGTATTGCATCAAATGCAATTAATACTGTAACAGGTTCTGTTCAAAAAGCTTGGAGCTATACAAAGTAGCTTGATGAATCATTAAATAATATAATGATAGTAACCGATAAAAGCGCGGATTCGATGGCATAGTTTGCGCGCTAGGCAAATAAAGCCGCAAAAGAGTTAGGTAAAAGCACTAGAGATTATACGGATGCTTCTCTTATTTACTATCAATAGGGTCTTGATGATGCATAGGTAAAATCTAGAACCGAAACGACATTAAAGGCGGCAAACGTAACGGGTTAGTCTGCAGATGTTGTATCTGAATAGTTAACTGCCGTTTGGAATGGTTACAAGGTATAGGCGCAAGAAGCTGAGTTATATGTAGATAAACTTGCGGCCGTTGCTGCAACTACGGCGGCCGACCTTGAAGAACTTTCAACTGGTATGTCAAAAGTTGCTTCTGCAGCTAATACAATGGGAGTAGATATTGACCAGTTAAATGCAATGTTAGCAACTGCTGTTTCTGTAACGCGTCAGGCGCCTGAGTCAGTTGGTACTGCATTTAAAACTGTATTTGCGCGTATTGGCGATATTGAAGCTGGCATAAGCGATGAAGCTACTCTTGGTGAGTATACGAAATAGATGCAATCAATGGGTATAAATGTCCTTGATACAAATGGCAAACTTCGTGATCAAGGAGACGTAATTGAGGAAATTGGTAATAAATGGAATCAAATGTCTCGTGAGCAACAAATTGCTCTTTCTCAGACTATGGCTGGTACCAGACAATATAATAATCTTTTAGCGCTGTTTGATAACTGGAATATGTATGAGCAAGCAATGAAAACCTCTGTAAATGCAGCTGGAACATTGCAGAAACAATAGGACACTTATATGGAATCTATTGAAGCGCATATGGAGCAACTTAGAACTGCCGGCGAGCGCGTTTATCAAGCATTGTTAGATCCTGATAGTGCCAATGACTTACTTGATGTATTAACTGAAATAGTTGATAAATTTGGTAGCTTTATAGAGTCTATTGGCGGCGGTGGTAATTTATTGATGTCGCTTATTCCTATTTTAACTAGAGTATTTTCAGGTTCTATTGCAACAGGCTTAACAACTTTTGTAACAAACCTTAAAAATGCAGGCCAAGAAGCAACAACATTAAAATCGGTGCTCTAGGGGATAAATGAAATAGGATCCTTAGACAGTTTGACCGAAGCTGATAAAAAAATTAATGATTTAAGACGCACTTTGGTGCTTTTGCGACAACAAGGTGTTATAACAATAGAAGAATTTAATTCAATGTCTGCAAGTGTTACAGAGTATGGAGATGCGATTTCAGAAATTGAAAGAAAAAAAGAAAATAGAGAAAAAACTAAAGATAGATTAGGAGTTTTAACAGATGCAGGCTTAGCAGAAAAAGGTAATCATAATATAGCTAAAGATAAAGCGAAAAGAGAAAAATATTTCGACAGAGTCTATACTTTTGGAGATGAGTTAAGCTCCAAAGGATTATCGGAAGAAGCCATTAAATCTTCTATCGGAGATAAAAACGCAGCTCTTGCAAAGAGTGGTGCAGCAAATGCTTATAAAGAAATTAATGACGCATTGATTTCAATTAAAAATAATATAGATGATATTGATAATAAAAATAAAGAATTTACTAAGGGTATTTAGACCACTATTGCTAATTAGGAAAAATATAGTAGAACCATTATAGATTCTAAGCGATAGTTTGAGAAACTTGTGGAAAAAACAGAATCTTTAAAAACTTTTTACACTGATACGACTGAAGGAAAAAAATTTGAAAATTATGAAGCTAGAATTTCTAAATTATTATCAAAAGAACATCTTGACTCTGAAGAAATGGCGATATTGCAAAAATTGCAAAATGAATATAGTAGTTTTATTAACAGTCATTTACAAGAAGTGTCGTCTTTAGGCAGTAAAGAGGAACTAGAATCTATTGATATTAAAATTAAAGAATTAACTGCTTCATCAAATAAGTTTAAACAGTCTATTGAAGATATAAATAAAGCTCATAGTAATCAAGAAGATTAGATTGAAAAAATTAAGTCGAAGTTTGAAGAACTTGATAAAGAAGCTAAAAAATTAGAAGATGCAAATTTACTTGGCGGAGCAAGCAGAGGAGATTTAACTAAAAGAGCTAATAGCATTAGAAATTTACTTGATGACACTAGTAAAAGAGGAGAGCTCTTAAAAGATCCAGAAAAATTATCACATTTATATGAAGAATATGAGGCGACACTGCAAAAAGCAATAGCAGAAGGTAGAAAAGAAGTTAAAAATTTATCTACTGATATAGATAAGGGTATAACTGATGGAGTTGGAAAAGCAAAGGCTCAAGCAGAAGGTCTTGGAGAGGCTTTAAGAAATGCTCTTTCAAAAGCTTAGCTAGAGTTAAAGATAAAATAGTTTGTTAATTTAACTTCCAATATTGCAATGGCTGGTAATGCACTTCGAAATTTAATTAATTTAGGAGACATTTGGAATAATCAAGATTTAGAACTAGGGGAAAAAATATTTTAGACAATAACCAATGTAGGCTCCTCTTTAAGTATGCTTCTTCCTACCATTACAATGATAACAGCTGCAATTTCTAAGAAAACTGCTGCAACTACTGCTTCAACAGGCGCTACAGCCGCTTCTGCGATAACTGATATGTTTTATGCTAAAACACAGGACGAAGTTACCGAAGAAATGACTGACTAGGCATTTTGGTTAAAATCACTAAAAAGTCTTTAGAACGATCTTAATGATGAACAGAGAAAAGCAATTGCAAACACATTGAAGGAAGCTGCGGCAAGAAAAAAGAATAATGAAGAGCTTGCTAAAGAAGCTTTGCTTAAAGATACTGAGCAAAATATAAACGATAATAAAAAATCTTTTAATCTCTTTAAATCAAAAAAAGCTCCAACAACAGCAGCAGGTAAAGTTTTAAATGTTGGTGGAGGCGCCTTAGCGGCGGCCGCCGCAGCATATATAGGAGCAACTTTAACTTCTAAGCTTGTTACCTCTTTGTATGATTAGCAAGAAGCCAATTTTAAAGCGGCTTCAGAAGCAGCAAAATAGGCCGAGTCTAATTTAAACAAAGTAACCGAAGCCTATGACAATTTATCAAATTCACTTTCTAATATTTCTTCTTTAAAGGATTCTTTAAAGGATTTAACAGAAGGTAGTGTTGAATGGGAAAAAGCGGTTGCTGATATTAATGCTGAAACTAGGTAGCTTATTGAAACATACCCAGAAATAGCTAAAAATGGCTATTATGAAAATGGAGTATTAACCCTAGACTCAGAAAGTTAGTTAAAAGTTGAAAGAGAATTGTTAAACCAAAGATATAAAGCTCAAAACTCTAAAATAGTAGCAGATGAGACTAAATAGGCAGCAGAAATTGCTGCAAAACAAGAAAGTCTTGCAGGCGAGCTTAATTATTTGAATGAACTTTCAGAATTGGGGACTGGGGCAACAGTAGCAATTTCTCTTGCGCTGGGTGGTATTTTTGGGTTAGCAACTGGTGGATTAGCAGTTCCAATTATTGCTGGATTAGGACTTGGAGCCTTTGGAGGAGGATTTTCTACATACCTTGAAGAAGAAGAAGAAAATGATACAGAAGAGGCTTTAATAAAAGTAGTAAACAAATTAGCAGAGTCAGAAGAGAAAGACTTAAATGGATATTTACAGAATAGCTCTAAGCATCTCGCAGAATTGTTAGACAAGAATGTTGAAGAGTTAACAAATGCAGAAAGAGCCTTATTGAGTAATACCAGTGAAATAAATGCTTTAGCTTAGGAGATAAGAAAAGCAAATGAGTTAAAGCTCATGCAAGATACTGAGTTTTATCGTCAAAGATATTTGTCTCAAGGATATTCTGTAGAAGATGCGGCTGCAATGGGAGGTATGACTGCATCAGCTACCGATTATGCTGCAGAAGAAGAGGCGATAAGTAAACGCGCCGAATAGATAATGAAAAAGAAGGGGAATAATAAAGATCTCATTATCTAGTGGGCAGAATCTTAGGGAATTACTTTAACCAAGGACGATATTAAAGAAACAGGCGGAGCTAATTTTAAATATAAAAACGCTAATGGCGAATGGGTATCAATGAGCTATGAAACAATAGCTCGCCAATAGGCCACCACAGAAGTAAAAAATACTGCCTCTAGTGAAGTAAATGCATTAGAATACAAGAAATAGCTTAACGCAATTGTAAAAGGTATTTCTTTAGAAGGAACAGATATTTTAAAATCACTTTTGGCTTCTAATAAAGAAATTTTAGCTGAAAATATTGAAGAGTTTAATAATGCCACTATTGATGAACTACAAAAGATATGGGAAAGGGCTGATGAATTAAATTTATCAAGTGAGGCAAAAAAAGCGCTTGGAAAAACTATTGAGGAAGCTAAAATATATTAGGAAAATATTGCCACAGTAGAAAACTGGGGTGAAAGCACTTATGATGCTATTAATAAGATTTTCAATGATAATGGCGAATGGTCTAACATTTGGAATAATTTTAGTGCCTCTTAGATTAGAGCTTTTGGTAAAGCATTAACTAAAATCGAATTATTCGGTGGAAAACAAGCAGCTAAAGCAGCAGAGTCTATATTTAGTAAGATGACTGATGCAGATGCAGAATCTGTGCTTACTAATATGAACTGGGAATCAGAGACTTTACTTGCAGACTTTTCTGCAGAAATGGAAAAAGTTGGTAAAGTTTTAGATTATACTAGTGGAGAAGGTTTTGCGATTGCGTATGCTTTATCTCGTGCTAATGATTAGATGGTGATTTCCAAGGAAGCGTGGAAAGAAACTGCAAGCATTCTTGAGTCATTAAATGAAGAGCAAGCATCGTTAGATATGGATAATTATTAGCATCTTATTGAGATGTATGGAACAGCTATCTCTAAGTATTTTACTCAAATGGAAGATGGCACTTATAGATTGATAACTGCCTCTACTGATTTTGCTAAGACTATTGATGACTTGGAAGAAAGAAAAATAGAAGCAGCTATTAAGACTGAAATTGAGTCTATTAGGACTTTTGACGAAGAGTATGATAAAATTTTAAATGATTTTGTTTTTAATACGATACCTGATTCCGACGATGGAATTTCTGCTTCTAAAATTAAAACGCTTGATGAAATAATTAAGGTAAAAGGATATGAAAATGCTAGTTTAACAGGAAAAGATCTTAATAAAACTGAAGGTTTTTCTGAATCACAAACTCATGCGGTGTTATAGGGAGCACTTACTCTTGATGAATATAAAGGATTAAATAAAGTAATAGATTTTGTTTATACTAAAACATATGGCGATAACTGGCGAGATAATGGTGATGCTTGGAATGATATGACGGAATAGGTTGGCGGAAAGAATTTTATCATTGATTTAGACCCCGCTGGAGATTCAACATCATTTACTTATGATGAATTACAATAGGAATTTACAGAAGAAGAAATAAAAAAATGGTTTAAAAATACGACATCATCTGGAGGATATTATGCAAATAATGTTGAAGCTAACTATGCACAGCTTACTAACGCAATCGCTAATCAAGCAGCCAAAGAACGAAATGAAGCTCTTGGAGTCGATAATAAATATGTAAAAAAATCTGATATTGCTCAATGGTTATATTAGTTATCTGCTATTGGCGCGTTAAATAGTGAGCTTTATACCAAATATTCACAAGAATTAGACGGACTTCCCCCAGAGTCGGAATCATTAAAAGTGCCAGAAGATGGTGGAGATTGCGCTTTTGTTGCTGATGTTAAAAAAGACCTTGAATCAAGTGATGTTAAACCAGATACTGAAAAATTAAACGAATATATTGATCAGTGGATTAGAAGCGCAGATTCTCAAGAAGAGTTTGATGAACGAGTAGCAGAAGCTCAAGGACTAGCTTCAACAGTTTTAGGAGACGAGTTTGATGAAAAAGCCTTTAAAGATACGGTAAAAGAATTACAAATTTCATTAGGAGTAAAACTCGAAACTAAGGCGCTTGAAAACTTCAAAACTGAGATGGATCAAATCTCTAATTTAATTTCTAATTTAGATAGTAAACTATCACACTTATCATCTGTGGCAGATTCCTTGTATGGACAAGATAGACTAGATTATATTGAGGAATAGAATAAGGTTATTCAACAATAGATAAAGCTTCTTGAACGTCAAGCTAAGATTGAGTAGCTAGAACTCAATAGGCAAAGAACGTTTACCCCTGGAGAAAACAACACTACTTATGAGGCTGCGTTAAAAGATCTTGCTCGATTAGCAGGCTATGCAAATGCTGATATTATGAGTGAAGCTGAGCTTTGGAACGCACTCGGTATTACAGATGTAACAACTCAAGAAGGTGCTTAGAATTCTCTTTTAAATATAAGAGAAATGTTTGCTCAGCGTGGAATAGCTGCTGATGAAAATCTTAATAAGTTATACCTTGCAGCGATTGGTAATCTAGAAACTATTTTGGAGCCAGTTACTTCTGGAAAAACAAAGTATGCTATAGATGAAAAGAAAGCTCAAGAGTTAGCTAATAATCTTGTTAGTTTTGAACATAAAATTGAATTTACTTTAGATGAAGGTGAATTAAAAAGAGAGTTTGAGGCACTAAAACGAGAAGTATTTATTGATGAAGAAGATTTTTCAGAAATAACTAAATCTTATATTACAGATTATCAAACCGCAATTAGTGATCTTACAACTATTGAAGATGCTCTTAAAGAAATTGATAGTTTAAACATTTCTGCAGAAGCAAAGCTTGAGAAAAGAAAAGAATTAACTTCTCAATACGGAGAAAAGTTAAAAGAGATTTAGTAGATTGAAGAATCTATTGATCAATAGAGACTTGCAGCTTTAAATAAAATTTCTGAGGGATATGAAAAACAAATTTCTTATCTTGAAGAAATTAATGGTCTTTTAGATACTCAAAGAAGCATGATAGAGCTTATTTATGGCGAAGATGCGTATGAGATGTTAAATTCTTATTATAGTTCTTCTCTTGATAATGCATTAGCTATTCAAGAAAGCACTCAATAGAGATTTGCAGCAGCTGCTTCAAACTATAGCAGAATTAACGATACTACAATGAGTGACGAAGAACGCGAAGCTATTATTGAAGAATATACTGCAGCAGGACAGGCAAGCGCAGAAGCGATGTATTCGGTAATGGAAGCGCGCCGTGATAAATATCTGAATGATACAGAGATTGCTATAAAGAATTTTAATAAGAGTGTTTATGGTAGTTTAGATACAGAGCTATTTACCAGTGAATGGGATTGGACTAAATCTCAAATGGATAAATACTATGATTCTGTATAGAGCTTGTTCGAAAAAGATAAACTTGCTGTTCAATTTGATACTGCGGCTAATGAAGCTACTTCACTTCGTGCACAAGAGCAGATTAATAAACTTAAGAGAGAAGAATTGGCGCAACTTGAAGAAATTGAGAAATTAAGTGAGTATGATGTGCAACATGCACAAAAGAAGCTTGATATCCTTTAGGCCGAAATTGCGCTTCGTGAAGCTCAAGAGAATAAAACTCAAATGCGCTTAATGAGGGGCGCAGATGGCTCTTATAGTTATCAATATGTTGCTGATTAGGCGGCAATTGTTGAAGCTTAGAATAAACTAACAGAAGCTCAAGATGCTTTATATAATATGGAACTAGATGAATACACTTCTTCTATTGATGAATTTTAGGGCGCAATGTAGGATTTAGCGGATGTAATTCGCAAATTCGGAGAAGATGGTATTTACACCACAGAAGAATTAGCATTGATTGAGAAGCGTAAAAAAGAAATTTAGAATTTAGCAGAGAGAAGCATAAGAATTAGAACCAATGTTTTTGAATCTGCTGAGTTAGCGGCTTCAACTTTTGGTAAAGATCTTTCTGAGCTGACCCAAGGAACTGTTCTTTAGATGACTAAAGATATCGATGCTATTATTAATGAGGTAGCAAAAAATGGTATTGATAATAGTTATCAAAGTTTAATGGATACAATGCTTACTATTTCTAATAAATATTTAGATAAATAGAAAACTGGAGCAGAAGAATTGGCCACTGTAATTGGTTCTGCTGATCCAAGTTCTGGATTAATCGGCTCTTATTAGACATTATCAGAAAAATAGGATGCGGTTATTAAACAATATTAGACTGAATATTCAGAGGTATCTATTCTTGCTGGACAATATGATATCCTTAAAGCTTCTCTTGAGCGAGTTAGGGATATGTATATTGCAATTGCAAACGCAAGAAAATTAAGCAATAAAGAAGAGGAAGAAGAGATTTCTGGACCTGGTCCTGACAATACTAGAACTGGTGGACTACGAAAAACTAATAAAACAAGTAGTGAGGTTGCTAGTTTATTTAATCAAGAAGTTTATTTGTATTCAGAAAGAAGCCGATTCGATGAAGAGGGAAATAGAGTAGCAAGCTGGAGAACAGGAAATATTCATACCTATAATAGTTCTGGTGAATTAGATATTATTACTGTTTCTGATCATACTGGTAAAGATATGAAGAACACTAAATATACGGTTATAAGTTCAGATATATGGACAGATGCAGAAGGTTGGGGATATGTGCAAGTGCGAGATAAAGATGGAGAAATTTTTTATCTTCCAATTGAATTTTTAAAAAATGAGAATAAGAATTCAGAGAACGGCCATTGGGCAGTATTAAATTCTGGATTATTTGATGGTCTAGAAAAATATGATACTGGTGGATACACTGGTGAATGGGGCACAGATGGTCGTATGGCAATGCTTCATGAAAAGGAATTGGTTCTTAATAAAAAAGATACTGAGAATTTCTTAGACGCACTTTCAATTCTTCGTGAGCTTAACCTTTCAATGATGGCGCAAATCGGCCGCTTTGGAATGCCATTTAGCAATTCACAAAATTCTATCTTATAGCAATTAGCTTCTCAACCAATTGAGCAAAATGTTACAATTCAAGCAGAGTTCCCGAATGCGACAGACAAAGATGAGATTAAAGAGGCGTTTAATGACCTTATTAATCTAGCTACTTAGTATGTGCATTAGGATGATAAATTTTAATAATAAGAGGGTGGGTTTCACCCACCCTCTTAAAGAGAGAAAAGGAGAGATAATATGAGTAATATAGTTGAAAATTTATTTTCAGCGGTTGATATTCAAATTGATAGTAAATTGCGCCAAACGGACTATACGCGCACCATAATAGGAACTGTCATTGGATGCATTGACCCAGAATAGCGTATTTATAAGATAAACTATCAAGATACTATATTTGAAGCTTAGGCGCCGACTGGAGAATATGGTAAAGATGAGAAAGTTAAGATACTTACCACCAATGTTGAAGATGAGTCACTTAAAGTGATTGTTGGGCGCACCTCAGTTAGTGATTTAACCACTTTAAAAGAGAGCTCTTTATATACCTCTTTAGGCTCTTCTATTGTAGAGGATAATGAAGAGGATGATATTGTTGAATATACTCTTTCTGATTCTAAAACAATACTTTATGAAAAAGGCGAGTCTAATAACCTTTTGAAAGTGAATGAGACTTTATTAGAAAAGCATCTTAAAGAGTCTATGATGTTTTCTATTGGCGCAGAAGTTTTAGCTGAACTAAGTTCTGGAAGTATAGATTTAGTTTTTGAATTAAGTTACAAAGGATAGCTTGTTAAATCTGCTGTAAAAATAGAAATTACTCAAAATAGCTTTGATTTTAAATCTTATCAAAGTTATTTTAAAGATTATGAATTTGATACTATTGAATCTATTTATTTGGAAAAAATAAATGAATTATCTAATTCAGAAGTATTAAAAATTAAAAATATAACCTTTAATATTATAAAAGAAAACGAAAGTGCCAATCGTATGTAGGCGGTTATCCATGGATATGAAGGAGATACTCTTCACGATAAAGTAGAGCAGATTACGATTGAGGCAAGAATGATGTAGGGCGCCACTTTTATAGATCCTGATTTATGTGGTTTTTAGTGGTATATTGAGGATCCTTGGGAAGAGAGCGGCTGGAAAAAATTGGAAACGGCGCGCTGGTAGAGACCTATTGTATAGCTTACTTCAGAAGATATATATTATTCTCCAATGAAATATAAGGTAGAAATTACTTATGGAGAAATGATTTTTGAAGCTAATACTATTTTAAAGAATTTAACCCCTTCTTATTCTGGTTTATATATCTCATAGCAAACAGTAGACTCTTATGAAAAAGTTCTTATTGCAATGAATGAAAATGAAAAAGAGTGTCAATATAAATGGGAACACATAGATGTTTATGGTCAAAAAGACACATCCTATTCTACTGAACAATAGATATCAGTGTTCTTAGATAGTAATTATAATCTTTGGAAATGCCATTACAGAGATGGTGACAAGTATATTGGATATGCTTCTATAGTTATTAATAATGATGATTTATTATACTTGCCTGAATAGACTGTGGAATTCGCTTTTAGCGATAATGAAGATCATGCACCTTTTGATGGACCTTGGGCACCTCGTATAGGAGAAATAAGTAATATTGATAAACCAATACTTTGGAAGCGAGTTACTAAAAATATAGAAGAAGGTAAAAATACAATAGTAATAAGTTCGTGTAAAGAAAGAAATATTGCTTATATAGAGACTAAACAACAAGATCTTTATCGTATTTGGAGAGTATATTATACTAATGGTTTTATTGAATATAATGATATGTTAATTTCAGAATAGGATGATGGATACTAGTATATTCTCTATGGAGAGAAAGATGGGTTGATTGATATTGATAAGAAAAAAGAAGCAACTTTAGAATCGGATATAAATACTGATTATCCATATCTCTGTTATGAAAAAACAAATACTGAAACAAGGATGGTATTAGCAAAACTAGGAACCGCTGACTATACTGGAATTCCTTCATTAACCTTCTATTGGATTGGTAATAATTATCCTTATGTAGGAGTTGAAAATAGCAAGGTTTATTTTGGGAAGCCTGATAAAGAATATGACGTATGGACGACAGAGGCTTTAGAAATTGATAATGAATATAAAAATAGATATAGAACTGAATGTCCTTATAACTAGCTTGGTAAGCTACACTATAACGAAAATACTAAAGATTGGAGTAATTTCGTTTTAGATGGTAACTATTCAGTAGATGGTCTTCCAGGAGCGCCCGGCGCGCCAGGAGAGCCCGGTAAAGCCGCTAAAAGCTTTCGATTAAAAACGGATGCTTTAATTTATAAAAAATCTTCTCCAGAATATATTGCTTTTTCAATAGAAATAAGCGGATATGAAACTTCTGAATGGGAAATTAAAGCGGAAGTTCTTAAGGATAGCATTTGGACATCTGTAAATGATTTGGGTTTTGGAATAGTTTTAAATCCAGATTCTAAAATTTTAACATTAGAGCATATTTCATCATTATATTCTGAAATTCGCTGCACTGCAGAATTAACCTCCAAAGAAGCGGTTGATGTTGTTACACTTACTCGAATTGAAGATGGAGAAGCTGGTTTTAATGTTATTATTTCTAATCCGAATATTATTTTTGATAAAATTAATAATACTGCAATAGAAGTTGCAGATATTGAAGTATACCAAGGGAAAGAAAAAATTGAATGCTATGACACTAAGCCTATAACAAACGATTCTTCTAAGCGCTATGTCGCAGTAGTATCAAACAAATATCAAAAAGAAAGTTTAAATAAACCTGACAATGCTTTAATTTAGAATTTAGTATTTTAGAAATCAGCGCCAGAAGAAGAAAAGTTGACAGCAATGATTTCTAACCCAGGCGAGTCAGGTAAATATTATTTGCAAATTGAGATATATGATAACACAATTGTAGCAAACGAAGGATCTGTCCCAGAAATAATCTTGGACTCTAGTATTAATTGTTTGGTTATCGATAATGGTCTTCGAATTAATATTTATAGTGAAAACTACTCTTTTTAGAATGCAGAAAAAAAATCAGTTCCTTTAGAGATTGCTGTTTAGCAAGGTCTTGCAACAGTAGTAGATAGGACAGGCACAATTTTAACAAATGTTGGCTATGAATTTTAGTTTTTTCAAGAAGGTTATATTACAAAAGATGGAGAGGAAGTAAAGGATGAGACCTTTATTTAGAATATCCTAACAAAGCAAGAAGGAGCCTATTATCAAATAGAGAATCCTTGGGGATTAGGGCTAGAGTTAGAATATACCATTTATAAGATTAAATTAAATTTTATGATTTATCTTGATGGAAAACAAATTGGAGAGAATATTTAGTGGATTTATATCTATTATAATACAAAAGGGGAAAATTCTATTCCTTATTTAGAACTAAGCTCTTCTAATGAAACAATAATGATTGATGAAAGCTTTAATCCTATTAATAGTTTTGTTAATTATTTTAATTATTATATCAATGAAGAAAAGCAAATAATAGATATTGAAAGGTTGTCAATTTCTCCCAAATCTAATGATACCTGGGCTTATGAATATAAAAAGCTGGGCAATGATCAAGTAATTTTCACATTGTTAGATTTTCCAAAATATAACGGTGCGGAATAGTTGTTTAATATAATATATACCCCTGAAACTGGAAATCCAGTAAGAGGAATGTTTACTTTAAGAGTAGCGTAGAAAGATTTTTAGTATTAGATACTTTTTAATGAACACCCTAATGGTATTATTGATACAACAAATTCAAAAGCAACTGATATCTTTTTAGAAACCATATCTATAAGTTTTAAAGATGATGAAAACATATAGCAGGTTTACACTACTCCCGATTCATTACCAAGTGGGTATTAGTTATCTTACCTAAAAAATAATGAAGAAGAAGTTATTTTTACAGGAAATGAAGAATTTTCTGTAGAACTAGGATTAACAGATACAGTAATATTTAATTTTAAAAAATTAGATACTTCTTATGGAAATTTAATAATTTTATCAAAAACATTAAGAAGTATTTTTAATGGATCAGAACTAACTACTTATAAGGCTTTTAATACTTTGACCAATAATGGAGAAAATACTGGTATCATTTATTTAGCTAAAAATCTTGTAACAGATGGGGGAGATTATGATATTGAAGATATGAATGGATCAAAGTATCGATATGTTCAAGTATACCCTCGTCCTATTTTTGAAGATTTTGACGGGTCTAATAAATTCTCTACCATTCCAAATGATATTGGAGGAATAGGTATTCTTTATAATGCAGATTCTGTTGAGCTTTTTATTAATGCAAGTATGATTAAAACTGGAATTCTTAATGCAGACCTGATTAGTGCAGGAGCAATAAAGATTGGAGATAAATTCTATGCTAATGCAGATAAAACAGCGATTGATCCAGAAGTAAAAATAGGTGGTTTTAAAGTTGCAGAGACCTATTTATATTCAGGAGAACGCACCAGTGTATGGGATACTCAAGCAGAGGGCGCATATTTTGGAACTAACGGAATTTCAGTTGGAAGTGGATCCTCTGGTATGACTGCCTCTTTTGCAGTTGACACAACAGATAAAGGCATTGTTGGAGGATGGTATTTTACTGGATAGGGTTTTTAGACTAAAGATGTATATAATCAAACTTATGCAAATTAGTCTAGCTCTATTGATGCATTTGGGCTTGGACCGGCGCCAAGCGATCAATCAAAAGGATATTATATTTTAAACGACGGAACTGCATTTTTAAAATATCTATTATTAGAAGAATATGCTGTAACAAGTTCTGATGAAAAATATAAAAATTCTATTTCTGCTAATTTAGAAAAATATTCTATTTTATTTGATTAGCTACAGCCAGTTAGTTATAAATATAATAAAGATGAATCATAGTAGACTCATTTTGGTTTTACAGTATAGAAAACACAATAGGCTTTCTCAAAAGCTAACTTAAATTCATAGGACTTTGCTATTGTGCAATGTTCAAACGATATAAATGGTTTAGTGTATACTGAATTCATTGCACTTAATACCTATGAAATTTAGAAACTTAAGAAATAGGTTTCTGAATTAGAAACTCAAAACAGCAAATTGGAAGAACGTATTGCTGCACTTGAAAAAATTATTATCAATTCTAATTAATTGATTTTAAATAAAAATAATATAATTATAGGAGTTAAGAAGTGCTATATTTCTTAACTCCTAGTATTGGAAGACAGGAGGATATATAATGGTAATTCAAAAAAACCTGAACTTTGTTTCAAATACTACAATTCCTGTTTTATCAAAGACATTTATTAATGCTTCAGGAGACGTATTATCTTTAGAGATAAAGGGTAATGGAGTTATTTACATTGATGGGCGCCTATAGGATGACTCAGATTGGTTCTCAATTGCGGGAATCAATTTAAGTGATTTTTCAGTGTCTAAAGATGGATTCACTAAACCTGGACTTTATGAGATAGGCGTCATTGGCATTAGACAACTTCGCGCGCGTGTTGAGGCTGTTCAAGACAATGTCTCTGTTCATGGTTAGATAATCAGCTCGGAGGAAACTTGATATGGCGATAGATACGATTGCAAGAGGCTTAGCCACTTCTATTTATGGGCCAGACGGCAGAATTGCCGCAAATAAAATGCCTAAAGTTGAAATTACAGATACTACTGGATTCACTTCGATAGGTAAGTTAACAGATCCTAATTTAGTTGCTGGTAAAACCTCAGAGGAAATTTTATTAATGATGCTCTTTGGTATCGTAACGCCTGCGCTTAAGGCGCCTAGCGTGCGCCTCGTATTAAATGAAGAAATTTCTTATTTAATAGTTGGAGAAAAGAAGACTATTAATGGAGTTGTTTAGTTTGATCGAGGATCGATTGAACCAGCTTATGGCACATCTGGCAAGCGCGCAGGTCTTCCTACTTCTTATCAGGTAAATGAAAGTGCTTATTCATCAAATGATTTATCACTTTCTTTTTCTATTGATATAATTCCCGTTCCTGGAGAGAATATTCTTTCTTACGCAGTATTTTATAACGCCGGAGAATAGCCTCTTAATAGTATTGGTTAGCCTTTTGAGGCGCCATTGCCTGCAGGAATGGTATCTGGATCAATTTCTGTTGATGGGGTTTATTAGCTTTATTCGGCCGACCACGTCCCAATGAGTTTTAATTGGTTTGAAGATACTGATGGAGAAGGATATCAATCGATTTTCTTATCTGAAGGAAGCGGAACAAAGCAAGCTTTCGCGCTCGATTCAAGTGTTTCTGTTATAGGCTTTAAAGCTATTGATCCTATTACGAAAGAATGGATTTGGTTAGGCGGAGAAGGACCAGAAGTTTCACTATCTTTCTTTGATATTGCAGAAGACAAAGAAAAAAATCGTAAAATCTATACTCATAACTATTTTACAGTTGGAGAAAGAGAATTACGAATTTATGTAGCTTAAGGAGGTAAAATATGGCTAGATATAAAGGTATTTTTAAGGCTGCCGCAAACTACGAGCCATAGATTGCTGCACCTTTTGATGCAAGAATGTTAGTTGATGCGAAAGCAGATCTAACAGATAGGAGCATTTGGCAATAGAGTAATGGAGATGTCTGGGTTTACTCAGGCATGATCGTAGCTGTTGCGAATGATGAAAATAGCGAAAATAATGGCATTTATATGCTATTAAATAGCGCGCGCTTTGAAGAAGAGTCATCTTGGCGAAAGATGTCAGATGATAGTAGTATTGCCGCGCTTGATGCTGCTATTAAAGAATTACAAGAACAGATTAAGAATATTGAAATCTCTGGAGAAGGTAGTGTATCTATTGAAGTAGATACAATGGATGATCTTCCTAAAATTGGAGATAGCGATACTACTTATTATGTTAAAGAAAACTTAAGTATCCAAAGATGGAACGAAGCTACACAATCTTATTTAGCTTTTGGCGGATAGGGTAGCGCGCCTGAATTGGATATAAAAATTATTTACGGAGGAAATGCAAATGTCACAGATTAATACTAGAATTGTATTAAGAAATGATACCAAGGCGAATTGGGAAGCAGTCAAAGATACTGCTACTCTTAAACCTGGTGAGTTTGGTGTTGAGACCGATACTGGTTTATTCAAAATCGGTAAAGAAAAGTCTGAAGGGGTTCTTTGCACTTGGGCAGAACTTGAGTATGCAAATGATATTCCTGAGATTGATCTTTCTGACGTAACCAACGATGTTCAAGTCGTTGAAGGCACTATTGACAATCTTGTTGCTGGCAAGGTTGTTGGAGATATGGGTATTGTTAAAACTCCTCTTTATGAAGGAGCTACAACTTATACCTACACAGCTTATGTATGGAATGGCGAAGCATGGGCGGCAATGGATGGAAACTACAATGCAGCTAATGTTTATTTTGACCAAGATTTAACTTATACTACTTCCGTAGGTGCGCTTAAACTTGCAAGCGGAAAGAACTCTGATACTTATGCGGCTAAGGGTAAATCTTTAGAGGAAGTTATTAGACGTATTATGGCAGAGACTATTGCGCCTACAATTACCCAGGCTTCCTATGGAATGAGCGCAAGCTACACTGCAGATAATGGCACTGAGGTTGGTAGTAAAATCACTGCTCTTAAGTGGGATGGTACATTTACAGATGGTAGCTATAGCTATGGTAGATCTTCTACTGCAGATGGTGGCGCTGGCAATGTTTCTACAACAAAAGGTGCAGGATGTACTGCAACTTATTCAATGGAATGTGATCAAGCTGGAACTACATCAACCCCTGCTACAGTAGATGGAACTTGGACTCTTACAACTCCTTTCTAGATAACTTCTACTTCAGAAGCTACTGTTGGTAAGATTACAACTCATTGTGTTATTAGTGATGCTAAATATTGGCCTATTAATAATATAAATGAAGTTGTCGATGGTAAGCTTAGTGGCAAGACTGTTGATAAGGAAAGCACTGTTAAAGTTACTGGATTCCGTGGATGGTTCTGCGGCTGGAAGAATGGAACAAACGCACTTGCTGATCCTACTGCTATTACAAGTGATCAAGTTCGTGCACTTACTAAGAAAAATGGCTCTTGGGAGAGCTCAATGAATGTATCACAAATGAAACAGATGTTCTTCTTGGCGCCTGCTGGTAAGGGTTATAAACCTGCTATTAAAGACTCTAAGACAGACGCGCCTCAGACAGTTGAAGGACCTGTTACAGTATATGTAAAGGGTGCTAATAACTATGTAGCTGCAGGTGATGAGACCACTAATGGCGGTATGGCTTATGATATGTGGTATGTAAACAACGCAGCTGCTGCTTCTGGTAGCGCTACGCTTAATATAACAAAGGCTTAAGGAGGAATAAATAATGTCGATTAGAGATGATTTTTTTGCGGCTCAAGCTAAGGCTTCTTTATGGGACGTAGCCGTCTCGATAAAGAGAGGTAATCCGCTTCCTCTTGATGCGAATTCGGTATTCAAGGCTTACGGAACAGTAGGCGGAGCAGATTACGCTGGTTCATTACTTGAATATGTAACCGATAATCCTGTTGCTTATCCTGGTCAGATTTGCGCAGTTGTAGGAGCAGACGCTACTACTATTTATTACTTAGACCAAAATCTTGCTATTCAACCCGTTGGAATTATTCCTACTGGCGATGGTAAATCTATTGATGTTGCTGAGGGTGGAGAAATTTCTCTTCATGGTTTTGGCGATTTAACCGCTTCTCACGTTGGATACCTTCCTCGTGTAAAGAAAGTTGTAGATGTAGCTGCGGCTGAGGATGTTGAAGAGGTATTTCATCTTGAAATTGAATGGGCGCCTGTTTCCGCGATCGTTGAAGGTGATGGTAATAGCGTAACTGAGGTTGCTGCTGGTTGCCCTTGCATTAACGTTGAAGATAAGGCAGAGGAAGATTTTGAAGGTCATAAATATGAAATTTCTCTTAACCTTTCTGCCGAAGAAGGCAATATCCTTAAGGAAAAAGAAGACGGACTTTATGCAGAGGTTATTATTCCTGATGTCCCTGAGTATGCTGTAAAAGCAGATGAAAGAGCTGAAGGCGCGACTGAAACTACTTATCACTTAACAAAAGACGGTACCAATGTTGATGTTGCAATTGTAGTTCCTGATGCTTATAATGATGAGGCGCTTGCAGGACGCGTTGGCGCACTTGAAGGAAAAGTAGATACTGGCGATAAGAAAGTTAGTGTTTATGTTGCTGAGCAAATTGCAAATGCAGAAGTCGGTAAATTAACAAAGATTATTATTGATTCTGTTACTGAAGATGGCAAGGTAGTAATTGATGGAGAGACAACTGACCCTATTGAGCATATTATCTATATGCTTAAGGTTGAATCTGCTACTGGCGACATGTATAAGGAATACATGGTTATTGGCGGAGAGCTTGTTCAAACTGGCGACACAACTACAGATTTAAGCGGATATGTTACTAAGACTACTAAGATTAATGGTAAGGCGCTTGAAAGTGATATTACACTTGAATCTGATGATATTAACGTTTCAGAAAATGCTGAAACTCCAAATGCATTTGAAGGCTAGACACTTACACAAGCTCTTAATTCTCTTTCTGAGACTGCCAATACGGCAAATAGCAAAACTGCTGAAGATATTATTGTTGAGACTGAGTCTAATGGAACTATAAAAGATGCGATTGTTGCATTAAAAAATTCTACTATTAATGGAAAAACATTTAACGATAATCTTGGTATCGGCTCCATTTGGAGTGAAGATTAGACTAATGGAGTAATTCTTTACGGAACGGATATTACAGTTGACGAAAACAATGATACTCGTACTATTGCAAAAGCTATCGAAGATGCAGAAGGAGCCGTTGAAACTTTAGCAACAAATGTTGAAAGAGACTATGCCAAGAAAGCGACTACTCTGGCTGGTTATGGTATAACAGATGCTTATACTAAAACTGAAATTGATAATAAGATCGGTACTCCTGGAGTTCCTGAGCTTAAAGATGGTGAAGGCAATACTACTCAAGAAGCTGTAGATGGTACAGGTATCTTTGCTTCTGCGTACTCTAAAGCAGAAGTTAATGCATTGCTTGATGCAGTAAGCGGAGGATCTTCTGAAACTGCCGCATCTGTTAAGAGACAATTGGATGAATATAAGACATCTAATAATGAACGCGTTTCGAATATTGAAAACCAGGTTGGTCATGATGTAAATGGTGAAACTCCTGCAACAGGACTCTTCCTTGAAGTAGATCAGGCGCGCGCTCAGGCTGATACAGCGCTTAATAATGCGCAAGCTGCTAACCAAGCAGTAACTCAACTTGCTGAAGGTCAGGTTGCAACAAATAAGTCCAATATTGAAAATCTTCAGGCACTTGTCGGTGCAATTGGAGACGGAAAAGATACCACTCTCGCAGGAAAGATTGGCGCCCTTGAGGCACACGATCAAGCTCATACTGCAGAATTTAATCTTCTTTCTGGTAAGGTAAATCAAAATAGTGAGGACATTGGTAAGAGAGCTCTTGCAGATAATGTTTATACAAAGGGTGAAGTTGATGCTAAACTTGTTCCTCTTGCACTTGCGGCAAATGTATATAGCAAGACTGACGCAGATGATAAGTTCCTTGCAAAAGCTGACGCGTATGATGATACTGCAGTTAGAGGTTTAATTACAGCTGAAGAAAACCGTGCTAAGGGAGAAGAAAATAAGCTTCAATTAGCAATAGATCATATCTATAAGGCTGGAAATGAAGAGCTTGGAACTCAAGATGAAGGTCTTCTTGCAACTGCTATTGACGATATTAAACAAAATAGTGCAAATATTACTACGCTTGTTGGCGCCGATCAAGCAAAATCAGTAAGAACAATTGCTCAAGAAGAGATTGCTTCTCAACTTGCAACAGCACCTGAAGCATTCGATACTCTACTTGAAATGGCGGAATGGCTCGGCACTCATAGCACAGATGCAGTTAATATGGATAACCGTATTAAGGCTAATGAGGATAAGCTCGTTGGTATCGGCGGAGAAGATTAGCCTGCTACCGTACTCGATGCCATTAGAGCTGCTGAGTACACTCTTCCCGTAGCAACAGCTGAAGCACTTGGTGGTATCAAGTCTGCGGCTGATGTTGATGGCGTAGCAGTTGTTAATACGGTTTATGTAGCTAACGACGGTAAGGCAGATGTTAAGGCAATTAGTACTGATATTCTTGTTAACGGCGAGGCTGAACTCGTCCTTAATGGTGGTAATGCAGCAGGCGCAACAGCTTGATTGTAAACACCTAATATAAACAATAACAGGCGCCTTTGGGCAACCCTGGGCGCCTGATAACCATAAATTAAAAAATTTTAATTACGAAAAGGAGAAAATTATTATGGCATTTGCTGATAATATTCTTAATGTAAGACTTCAACTTAAGTATGACTCTCTTGAAAATTGGGCAAGAGAAAATCCCCTTCTTAAAGCCGGTGAGGTTGCGATTGCATATCTTCCTCCTAAGGGCAATGGAGAAGCTCCTGCTGCTACTTCTGAAGCAGTATTAATGAAGGTTGGTCCTGGTAACTTTAACAGTCTTCCTTTCACAAGCGCTCTTGCAGCTGATGTTTATGGATGGGCTAAGGAGAACGAACTTAAGTTCTCTAAAGCAGGCACAGGTAATGTTGTTTCTGGCATCGAATGGGACGCTACTCTTAATGGAAACAAGGGTGGTATTAAATTTACGACTGCTTCTGTTGCAACCTCTGAAGGATTAGAAGAAGTTCAAAATGATATCGCTGCAATTGAAAAAGATATTTCTGATAATCGCGCAGCTTGGGCAAAGGATGATAATACAACTTATACTTTTGCTAAATCTGCAGATGGCAAGGGAATTACAATTACTCCTTCTGAAGGTAATGGTTCTACAATTTCTTTTGCTTTCTTAACGCAAGCAGAAATTGAAGCTCTTAATTATCTTGTAAAAGCAGATATTACAACCGGTAGTGCTAATGGTACAATCGCTGTTGAAGGTGCTGATGTTGCAGTTAAGGGTCTCCAGGACGCTGCTTATACCACAGTATCTGCGCTTAATGCAACAGCTAAGGGATATGCTGATGCAGTTGAAGCTAAGATTCCTACCGAACTTGGCGTTATGTCTGTTGCTGAAGGTAATGATACAATCACTATTGGTGGTACAGCTGCTAATCCCACTATTGTGGTAACAGCGAATAAGTTTGATGCATACGGTGCAGCAGCGGCAGTTCAAACTGGTGTTGAAAATGGAACAGTTAAAGCTAAAGTTGCAGAAACGGCAGATAAAGTTGCCAACTCTTTAACTGTAGGTAGTAAAACTTATAATGGTTCTGAAGCAATTTCAATTACTGCAGCAGACCTTGGCTTATCCAATGCTCTTCACTTTGTTGGCACATCTTATCCTTCAAACCCTGTCGCAGGTGATGTAGTTCTTGATGGTAATAAGGAATATGTTTATGATGGCTCTAAGTGGATTGAACTTGGAGATGAAAGTAGTCATGCTTTGAATACCATCACTATCACTGGAACAGATGGTCTTGAAGGCGGAGGTAATCTTACTGAAAATAGAACTTTAAAAATTGCGGATAGCGGTGTAACTACTGTTAAGATTGCAAATGATGCAGTAACCGCTGATAAACTCGCCGATGCTATTAATACAGATATCGCCAAAGGTGTAACTGCTCATGGCTGGGGTAACCATGCCAATGCAGGTTATGCTAAGACTGCTGATCTTGGTGATCTTGCAACTCTTGATACAATTACTTCTGAAAAAGTAACTGATTTTGAAAATGCCGTCAACAACACTAACATAGGCGGAACTAATGAGGGTGTAACTGTTGCTAGCGGCCTTAACAATGCTCTTGACAGAGTTACTACTCTTGAAAGCAACAAGGTTGATAAGACAACTACTGTAAACGGTAAGGCACTTTCTGAGAGCATAAATATTTATGCAGAAAATATTCATGTTGAGTCTGATTCAGTTATGGATAGAGGCGTTACAGTTTATGACTCTCTTGAGGCAATTGCTAAAACAACGATTAATGGTGAAACAATTCTTGAAAACTTTAGTGCTGGTGATTATGCTACATCTAGACAGTTTGTTCTTAATGGTGAAACTCTTAAGATGTCTGGAACAGATACAACAACTCTTAATGCGGCAATTACTGCTCGTCAGACAGAGGCTCAGGTTAATGCTCTTATCGAGGCAGCACTTGGCGCAATTACAACAATTAACTGTGGTTCTTCTACAGAGGTTATATAATTAAATACACATAAGGGTGGGTAATTCTACCCACCCTCTTTTAAAAGCCACTTGAGTTTGAAAGTGATAACTCAAGAATTTAATACTTGAAAAGGAGATAGTATATTATGGCTACAACTGAAGCATTAAAATTTCGTATTGTGCATAAGCACGATACCGAAGAGAATTGGCTTAAAGCCACAAACTTTATCCCTAAGCAGGGAGAAATAATTATTTATGATATTGACGCGAATTACAATTATGAGCGTTTTAAAATAGGTGATGGCACTAGTAATGTAAATGCATTGCCTTTTGCTAATAATGGTTCTAGTGAAACTACAGAAATATATGGAGACGCTCCAAATCTTCCTCTTTTAGATGAGCAAACTTATGACCAAGCTTGTATTGTTCCATTAAAAATTAGGGTTAAAAACAATACTATTAATTATAGCGGTACTGGAAATCTTCCTTATTACCAGTATTTTGATAGAACTTTAGAAGTACCCGCATACACTATGGAAGGAACCTTTTACTCAGAGACCTTTACCGTTAGTAATTATTCTGGAGGAATGGAAGATACGACTACTTATACTGTTAGTATAACTTTTAATAGAGGAAATTGGACGATTAATAATGATTCTAATGGTATAATTACCTTTTTAATGGATGAAGAATTAACAACGGTAGGCGCAGGTAGGGCGCTAAGAGAAACATCCGATAGATTTAGTGTTACGACAGCATGGGATGGATCAAATGATGTTCCAGCTATTAAGGTAGGTAATACAGTTCTTACCGAAACAAAACTTAGTCAATTAATTGCGTACATTGATGGTTTAGCAAGCGGTGATCCTGCAGTAGTTGAACCTATTGCGCAGAACTATCTTGACACGACAGTAGCAGAGGAGGCGACTTGGTAATGGGATTTAATGAAAAAATGACTACATTAGCAGATGAAGTGAGAACGCTAAGTGGCGCTACTGAGGAAAAGAGTCTTGATGATTTAATATCTGATACTACTGCGGCTAATAGTGAGGTTGATGCGCAGACCGAGTTAATTGAACAGATTATGACTGCGCTTGATGGTAAGGCTGGCGGCTCAGGAGGAACAGTTCTTCCTACTCTTGATAATCCTGCAAGTGCTACAGACATTCTTAGTGGAAAAGAAGCTATTGATGGTGAAGGTAATAAGATTACTGGTTCAATTGCTACTAAAACATCAAGTGATTTAACTGCAAGCGGTTCTACGGTTACGGTTCCCGCAGGATATTATGCAAGTAACGCAAGTAAGTCTGTAGCTACTGTTACTCAAGCAACTCCTACAGTGTCGGTTAGCGCCAGTGGTTTAATTACAGCAAGTGCCACACAGAGCGCGGGATATGTAGCTTCAGGAACTAAGAGTGGAACTAAACAATTGACCACTAAAACAGCGACCACTTATACTCCTACTACTTCGAATCAAACAATATCAAGTGGAATTTATTTAACTGGCACTCAGACTATTAAAGGCGATGCAAATCTTAAAGCTGAAAATATTGCTTCTGGAGTTAGCATTTTTGGAGTAGCTGGAACTCATAGCGGAAGTGAAAATCTTGATACTGAATTAACTGAACAAGAAAGTTTAATTTCAGAGTTAAGCACTATCTTAGATAGTAAAGCAAGCGGAGGCTCTGGTGGAGGGAGCATAGAGACTTGCACTGTAACTATAAGCAGCAATTCATCATTTAATGGTATTTGGATTATATTTTATAATTCTTTAGAAAATAATTCCATTATAGGAAAAAAAAGTGACTTCCTTCTTAATTCTACATCTACAATAACTGTTAATGCGCTACAAGGCTCTGTAATTACCATAGTTGCTTTCGACATAGGGGTTTTTAACGACTATGGTATGAGTAATTGTAGTGTTTCCAATGGAGGCAATTTGTTACATGTGATGCAAGATTCTGTAAATATTGTAAATGTCGGTCTTGTAATCCAACTACCAAATGAAAACGATTGTACTATAACCTGTAGTTAATAAGGAGGTAAATAAATAATGTCAAATAAAACAAGATTACAAACAAATAACACCAACCTCCAAGCACTTATAGATAAGGCAAACGCACTTCCTGATGCTGGCGGAGGTTCTGGCGGAGGAGGAGACTTGGAAACTTGTACTCTTACATTATCCAGTATGGGCGTACCCACGGGCGACGAAATAGTTTATTATATAGATGACACTTTAACGCTTCAACAATCTAGTTTTCCCGCCTTTAGACAGAGTAAATCTGTAATCGTTATGAAAAATAGTATAATTTTTGTTGAATATGCGTCTGAGATCTCTGGAAGCATCGCTTCAATTGGTACTGGTACAAGTCATCAAGGATTTTTTATTTCGGGTGATGCAACTTTATCGAAAGGATAATGTAAAGGGGGATTAACAAATGTCAAATTATAATACGCAATTACAAGCAAACAATTCCTCTTTGGAGGAAATTATAACACAGCTTAATGAGTTGCCCGATGTGGGAGGTACCGACCCTATTCTTCAAGATAAAACAGTAACTCCTTCAACGAGTCAGCAAACGGTAACTGCAGATAGCGGATATGATGGATTAGATACGGTAACTGTTAATGCAATGCCTACGGCTACACAGGCAACACCGAGTATTACTGTTAATTCAAGTGGACTGATTACTGCAACTGCAACTCAGACTGCTGGTTATGTGGCGGCAGGTACTAAATCTGCAACTAAACAGTTAGCATTTCAAGCTGCGCAAACCATTATCCCTGGTACAACTAATCAGACAATTGCATCTGGACAGTATTTAACTGGGGTGCAAACTATTAAAGGCGATGCTAATTTAGTAGCGAGCAATATCGTAAGTGGCAAGAGTATTTTTGGAGTGGTTGGTACTGCTAATAGTGGAGGTGGAAGTAGTGGCGGAGATACAAGTGCAGAAGATGGACTAGTAACTAGAACTTTGACGACTTATACAAATGATAGAGTAACAACTATTGGAAATTATGCGTTTTATTCTTGCTCAAGCCTTACAAGCGTAAGTTTTCCACAATGTACAACTATTGGAGACTATGCGTTTCGATATTGCTCAAGCCTTACAACTGTAAATTTTCCAGCGGTTACAACTATTGGTGCTTCTGCCTTTGTAGGTTGTTTAAAACTTGCGGGAGTGAGCTTTCCAGCAGTTACAGCTATTAACCTCGCTGCATTCCAAAACTGTTCAAACCTTACGACTGTAAGTTTTCCAAAAATTACAAATATTAGTTCTTACGCATTCCTACGTTGTTCAAAACTTGCTTCTATTTATCTTGCTGCATCTACAGTATGTTTTTTAGAAGGCTCAGACGCTTTTTCACAAACTAGTATCTGGTCAAACAAAGGCTCAATCTTCGTTCCGGCCTCCTTACTTGCTTCTTATAAAGCTGCAACTAACTGGGTTTTCTTTTCAAATAGAATTTTTTCATATAACTTCACATAATATTTAAAAGAGATAAAAGGAGATAAAAGGAAATGAAATTACAAATTTTAGTACCTCAGTATAAAGAAACGGAAGATATTATTAAACCATTACTTGATAGTATTGAGGTTCAACAAAATGTAAACCTAAAAGAAGATGTTGGTGTCATTATAGTAAATGATGGCACTGATGTCCATCTATCAGAAGACTTCTTTAAGAGATATTCTTTCCCAATTGAGTATCATCTCAATGAACATAAAGGTGTTTCTGCAACTCGTAATGCTTGTCTTGATAAAGCAACTGCAGATTATGTAATGTTCTGTGATGCAGATGATATGTTCTACAATGCTTGCGGCTTATACATCATCTTCCGTGAAATAGAGAATGGTGGCTTTGATAGTTTAGTATCTGCATTCATTGAAGAGTCTCATATTCCAGATACTAAAGAACCGCTTTATATCAATCACGATATGGATTCTACTTTTGTGCATGGAAAAGTGCATCGTAGACAATACCTTATTGATAATAATATTCGTTGGAATGATAAGTTGACGATTCACGAGGATAGTTATTTTAATTGTCTATGTCAGAGACTTGCAAAAGAGTTGAAGTATTCTCAGACTTCATTCTATTTGTGGCGTTGGCGCGATGCTTCGGTTTGCCGCCATGATCCAAAGTATATTTTAAAAACCTATAACAATATGCTTGATAGTAATGATGCTCTTGTAACTCAATTCTTAAATCGCAAGAGAAAAGAGGATGCTCAATTCTATGTAGTAGGCATGATTTATGATGCATATTTCACAATGAATAAAGACGAGTGGCTAAATCAAGAGAATAAAAATTATCGTTATGCAACGGAGAGACGCTTTAAGGAGTATTGGCTAAAGTATAAAAAGTTGCATGATGAAATTCCTCAAGATATAAAAGCTCAGATTATTATGGGAATTAAGAATCGGATGTATGCTGAAGGTATGGTACTTGAAACGCTTACTTTTAACGAGTGGATTAAGCAAGTTGAAGCAATGGTGTAAAAACAAGATTTAACAGAACCCCAATTTTTTACAATGGAGGGATGATAATGACTACAACTATTATATTATTGATAATAACGTCCATTTTTAACATAATTGATTATTGCCAAACAGCATACGCCATAGGACTTTTTGGACTTGGCGTTGAGCTCAATCCAATAGGGCGCCTTATGTTTGCAGCCGATTGTGGATGGCTAAAATTAATTATTATGCCAATTTTATTGTTAGCTCTTGGCCTTATTATTAAAGCTGATAAGAGGCTGTCTTGGGAGGCTTGGCTTGTGACAATATTGTATCTTATAGTTATTATAAATAATTTTTATATGTTAATACGAGCGGGAGTATTTTTCTTCTAAAATAAAAATTCTATATTGGAGGATTAGATTATGATGTGTTTTACCTGTCCTATATGTATCGCTTGTGCGATTATTACAGCAGTTTCTACTATGACTATGGGCGCCTTATGTGCGTGCTATAAGCATTTGAAGAAGAAAAACAAAGTATAATCAAGCTATGTTTCAGATAGCAGGCCTTAGCCGCCTGCTATCTATTTTATTTAATTTATTTATAACATTTTTTATATATAAATAGAAAACATTTATGCAAAGGAGGATTTGACAACAATGGTCGAATTATTAACAACCTATGGTGTGACTGGCATCATTGTTATTTTACTTATAGCTATTCCATCCATAGTTAATTTTATCTCTTGGTGTAAAAAGCTTTGGAAACAAAGATAGGCTTTTGCACAAGAGAATGAACAAAGGGGATATCAGGAAGGTGTTGAAGCTGAAGAAGAGCAATTTGAAAAAAGTAAACTTGAAGAAAGAGTTAAAAAAATGGAATCTGATATCGTTGATTTAAAGGTAATTGTTTCTCAATAGAAAGAATTAATTGAGCAATTGACAGAGTCAGATATGCTTAATACTAAAGCTTGGATAAAAGAGCAACATGAAAAGTGGATTGCGCTTCAATGCATTGACAGCTAGAGTTTAGACCTGATTTTACAGCGCTATAAAATATATAATAAAGAAGGCGGCAATGGATGGGCGAAAAAAATGGTAGAAGAGATTAGTGCACTTCCTACTATTACTGTAATCCCAGTTCATAAAGACTGATATAAAGAATTTATAAAGAGATAAAAGGAGTGATTATATGATAGATACAAAAATTTTGTATCCTCCAATAATAGATGAAACATATTCTTGCACTAGCAGTATCGTTCCTATTGAATTTTTGCATACTGTTAATGTCGACACAGGTCGAATAATAGTAAAATTATAGACGTGGAATAAAGACGAAAACAAATGGGAAACCAATATTGCGTTATAGAACGTATCTAATAATAGTATAACCTTGCAAGATGGTAAAATAAGAATTTAGGCAATAACTATTGCGAAAAACTAGGATATTTCAGATGTATAGCAATGGCTTGAAGATTCCAATAACAAGCAATATCATTCAGTATGGAGTGATACTATAGAAAAGATTATTATCGACGGAATATATCTTGCTGGAGAAAATTATATGCCAGCTGATTCAACTCTTGATATATCTTCTTATTTATCAAATTAGGTGGAAGGATTAACTGATGTGCTCTATCAAGAGATTTCATTATATTCATATGCAGAAGACAAGTATCTAATTGAACCAGAAACTCGATACTATGAAGCAGAAGTCTGGACACATGTTTTAGATACTACTCCAATTGATAAAATGGAATATCTCTTTAAGATAATGAGAAAATATGTGGCAAAATCAGGCTTTACTTTATCAAATACAACAACATGGTCGGAATATCCCGGAGAATGGTCACCAGAGAGTGAAGTAGCAAAAAAAGCAGAACAAGAATTAGATACTCTTAGCTTTATTAGTAAAATACAAAAATTTTATAGCTCTCCCTATGGGTCTGGTCAATACGGCGATATTTCTGGGATAATAAGCTTTATATCTAATAATATTAAATTTTCATCTATGAGATTTACATGGAATGAAGGTGGATCAGATTTAATCAAAGAGCTATATTATGATAATACAATGGTTTATTATTATCATAATGCGTTTGGGACAACTGGAGAAATTGAGGAATATTGGATTGATGATACTTTTAAATCTATTGAAATTATTATCCCTTCAGATAATGAAGAGTTAACTCAATGGATTAAAGAAAATACTTATACGAATAAATTTTCTTTAGTAAGAAAAAATATACTTACAAATAAAATTGAGAGAGTTGCAAAAAACGTTAATGACTATATAGATAAAACACTTGAAATAGGTGTTCCTTATGAGTATTACTATAAAGAAAATGGCATTACTACTAAAGAATTAATATGTATTGATTATGATCATATGGTTCTTTGTACTAAAGATAAATCATTGCGTATTTAGTATGATCCAAAAGTATCTGGGTTAAAGAGAAATAGTATAGATAAGTTAACTCCAACTTTAGGCGCACGTTATCCCAAGGTAATGAGAAATGGTATTTAGGATTATAGAAGTTTTACTATAAATGGTTTAATAACACTTGGATTTAATGATGAAGGAAATGAAGACTTTATTTCTACTGGGTTGAAAGAGCAATATTAGGCGGCTAACCTTGACCCTAAGGCGCTTGATTTTGCACTTGAAAAGAATTTTAGAGACAATGTATTAGAATTCTTATATTCTCCTGATGTAAAACTTTTCAAATCTGCCCCAGAAGGAAATATTTTTGTTTATTTAACAAATATTTCTTTAACACCAAAAGAAGAGTTAGGTAGAATGATTTATTCATTTTCAGCTTTAGCTACTGAAGTAGCAGAAGCAAACGGTGTATCTTATCAAAAATACTTCTCTTAATAAAGGAGGGTATTATGAGATATTATTATAATAAAGATATTTTAAACTATATAGACTCTTTATTAATTAAAGAATAGTATGTAAGACTTACTATTTTAAATGATAAAGATATTCCTTTAAAAAGTATCTCTGGATTGGCGACAGGAGGAAGTATCAATGTTAATGCAAAATCAGTGGTTAGACGAACTGGTTCCGTTTCACTTATTTCTATTGCTAATGATCCAGATGATGCAATTGCGCACGTGACCGATATTGAGAATCTTATATCAATTAATAAAAGGGTGAAGATAGAGATTGGTTTGCGCAATACAGATAATCAATATTTAGATTATGATTACTTTTGGTTTAATCAAGGTGTTTTTGTAATTAAAAGCGCATCGGTATCAAACAACGCTTAGAATATTTCTATTTCAGTTTCTATAAGTGATAAAATGTCGTTGCTTAATGGAGATTGCGGCGGACGCTTCACAAGTGCACTCATACACTCGCCTATTGCTGTTGAAAACGGTGATGAAGAGCCTGTTTTATTTACTACTTTAATTCATGAATTGGTAAGTGAAATGGGTGGTATACCAGAAGATAAAATAATGATAGAAGATATTGAAGATGAATTTAAAGCTGTTGTAAGATGGACTGGTTTAGGAAATATTTTTATGATTCCTATCGAAAATGATAGATATAAATTAACTTCTATTCCTCAAGAAGGAGCTTTACTGTTTAAAAACCAAGAGAATTTAGGATATAAAAAAGAAAAGTTTACTTATCCTGGAACTCTTGAATCTAAAGCTGGAGAAACAGTAACTTCAGTATTAGACAAGATTAAAAACGCTCTAGGTAATTATGAATATTACTTTGATGAAAATGGTATATTTCATTTTAAAGAAATCAAAAACTATTTGAATGAAGGTAGTTCTATTGACGATTTAAATGAAGCTATTAATGAAAAGTATTTAAAGAATTTATCTAATGGTAAAGTGGAATATTCTTTTGAAAACAATGCTTTAATTACGTCTTACAATAACTCACCTCAATATACAAATATTAAAAATGATATTATTATTTGGGGAAAGGCTGAAGATAAATAGGCGCCAGTGAGATATCATTTGATTATAGATACTCCTCCAGAGGAGCGAGACTGGTTTACTATTGATGATGTAGAGATTGACTATCTTGGCAATATCAAAGCAAAAAAAGTGACTAGATATTCTGCCAATGATAAACCTGAAAATGCAATTAAAGCATCTAACTGGCAATAGCAATATTATTTAAGCATTATTGCAGATAGTATTCAAACCAATCTTGCTAAAGAGTTTAAAGAAGAGTTCCCTAAGATATTTGATATTGGCTTTAATGGCGCGACGGCAAATGGAAAAACAGGATGGAAATATACTCTTAGTTCTAGTTCTATAAAATATTTCTTAGATATGCTAGATCCTAAATCTTTAGTTGGAGACAATATGATTAAGGATATGTCTGCTGAAAAGATAGGATAGAGAAATACAGTTATAAACGATAATGCTGTAAATTGTGTTTTTGAACCTAAGTTTGATGAAGTATTGTTTATTAATGAAGATGATGCTGCTCCAGTTGGTAAAAAATATATTGTTTTAACAGACGATATTAAGAATTATGTTTCAATAGGAGTAGCTTAGGTTTCTGCTTATGAAACTGTGCGCTCGGCGCTTCATACTTATACAAGTTATGCAAATACAGTTTCTTTATAGACAATTCCCGTTTATCACTTAAAACCAAATTCAAGAATTTACATTAAAGACGATAATAGTGATATAGATGGAGAGTTTATGATAAACTCTATTACCATTCCTCTTGATGCAAGTGGTATGATGAATATTAGTGCTTCTAAAGCAGATGAACGAATATAAAAAATAAAAAGAACTCAGCGATGAGTTCTTTTTTTATTGAAAGAAATAAAATATTAAAATTTTGAATAAAAATAGAAAAAATGAAGTTCTCATCATATTGATGAGAACTTTTTTTATTACCTGCTAAATTTCAAAATTTATATCAAAATTTAATAAAAGCACTATTTAAATTTTCATATAATCTTGAACAAGAGTGAAAGGAGAATAAAAAATGAATATGTTCAATAATCTACCTCAGTAGGCGCCAGCGTATTATTATGCGCCACAAACTTATCAAAGACAAGCTTCTTAGGTGGCAGAGATGACTGCTCCAGTTTAGCCAACCTACACGCAGCCTTTGATGATGCAACCAAATTATATTAAAGGTCGCCCAGTAGTTTCAATCGATGAAGCAAGAGCTAGTTAGATTGATTTAGATGGCTCGCTCTATGTTTTTCCAGATCTGGGAAATAAGAAAATTTATACCAAACAGATAAATATGGATGGAACTGCGGCTTTTAATATTTTTGAATTAAGCGGCGCCGGAGCCGATTAGAGCGCCTCGACTCCAGTATACGTTACTAAAGATGAGCTTGATGAAATATTAGCCAGATTTAAAGAAAGCTTAGTCTAGGAAAAGAATACTGAAGCTGGTCCCGCGCCTAAGCCACAAACTGTAAAAACATTTAATCTATAAGGAGGTATATAATGGCTTATAATGTAGATCCTGCATACTTATTAATGCAAATGCGTCAGGGTAAAAATCCTGAGCAACTTATGATTGATATTCTTGAAGGAGAAGCTTCACAGAACCCAATCATTGGCAACCTATTAACTATGGCAAAAGATAATCGTACGGCAGATATAGAAAAATTTGCGCGTAATCTTGCTAAGGAGTAGGGTATTGATTTCGATAAAGAATTCAGTAGATTCAAAAAGCAGTATTTTGGACTCTGATTCTAAATAAATATTTTTTTATAAAGGAGGACATAATATGTTCAACACTTCAAACGGATATTCATTATCCGACATCGCTGCTGTAACAGGTGGCAACAGAGGAAACGGAGGATTCGGAGACGGCTTTGGAGAGAATGGATGGTAAACCGATCTGCCATCTTTAAATCGCGGAATTAAGCTGGAACCCTGAAATGGGAATCAGAACCGAAGGCTATACTAAGTATAGTCAGGGGCAACGCATAGCGGGTGAAAAGATATAATCCCGCCACGAGGCCGCGACTATTAAAATTTTTTGGAAAAATTAATAGAAAAGATATGCTGACCTATTACAAATAACAAGTAATAGAACTATAAGATAAAAAGCTTATAGGATAACATGAAGGGATCATTCTTCTTTTCCTATTCACTGGATGGGGAAGAAACGGCTGGGGCAATGGAGGTTCCGAAGGAGGAAGTGGATACGTTCTTAATCCCTACTTCTATGGATTTGGCTCTAGTTCGGGCGCTTGTGCAACTAAAGACGACGTTCGCGCGGCTGTTGATCAGCAAACCCTTATTTCTAAACTTGATAACCAAACCTACGGTCTCGCTGATAGCACTTATTCATTAAGTAATGCTATCACATCTGGATTCCATGGAGTAGATAATGCAATCTGTACTCTTGGATACCAAAATCAGGCAGGCTTTACCGCACTTGGTAATCAACTTGCACAATGCTGCTGCGACACTCGTGCCGCTATCGCAGACGTAAAAACTCAGGGTGTAATTAACACTAATGCCCTATCTAGCCAGTTAGCGGCTTGCTGCTGTGACATTGAGAAGGCTAATATGGAAAACCGTTTTGCTGCTCAAACCTATAATTGCAACACGCTTCAGGCTATTGACAAACTTGGTGATAGAATCATTGACTTCATGACGCAAGATAAGATCGCTTCTCTTACTGCGGAGAATCAATCTCTTAAGTTTGCGGCATCTCAAGCAAATCAGAATGCATTTATCACTGCTAACCAAGAGGCTCAAACAGCAGAACTTATTCGTAGACTTGGCAGAGATTGCCCAATTCCTGCGTATGTAGTTCCAAATCCTAATTGCTGCTATACCCCTCAGGTTCAGATCGCATCTTCTAACTGCGGCTGCGGTTGCTTCTAATCTAAGAATGGAGGCTTGAAAAAGAATGGAATTAATTGCTAATGCTTTACAAACAGTTGGTGCTGGCGAAAATGTTCAGTTTACAGATGAAGTTGTTAGTGGATGTAACTCGATTCTCCATCGAGCAGGAAGTGGCTTAATTACCTTGCGCGGCATTACCAATCAGTGTCGCGCAAGATTCAAGGTTTTCTTTAGCGGAAATATTGCTATTCCTGCAGATGGAACCGTAGAAGCCATTTCAATTGCCATCTCGGTAAATGGAGAGGCTATTGCTTCAACAACTATGATTCAAACTCCTGCTGCGGTAGAGGAATTTGCAAATGTGGCTAGCGCAGCTTATATTGATGTTCCAGCAGGTTGCTGCATTTCTGTTGCAGCAAGAAACACAAGTACACAAGATATCGATGTACAAAACGCAAATTTAATCATAGAAAGGGTGGCATAATATGGAAAATTTAAAGAAAATGAAAGAATGTCTTATTGGCGTTGCTGAAGGACAAGTTTATGGAAACCTTGAAAAAGTCAATGCTGAAGAGCTTGGCGAAGTAATGGATATGATTAAAGACCTTTCTGAAGCTGTTTACTATTGCACTATAACAGAATCAATGGAAAAGCAAGCTAATGAAGAAAAAGGCAGTATGCCTATGTATTATTCTCCATACCCAGCAGAAATGTATGATCCTCGTTATGATGAGAGATATTATCCTGGCACTATGTATGCGCAAGGCGGCAATAGTGGTGGCAGAGGCTCTTCATCAAATGGTGGTAACGGCGGTCGTTCTTCTGGTGGAAACAATGCTCGCGGAGGCGGCACTAGAGGATATATGGATGGAATGATCAGACGCTATGATGACGGACAAACATCCTACTCTATGTATAATGATGGAGGAGCTTCTTCATATTCTATGTATCATGAACCTATGCCCTATATTTATAGAGACGGTATGATGCAGGACCCAAGACATGCAATGATGCGCGACCCTAAAGAAGGAAGAAGCGGTGAGCGCCGCAAGATGTATATGGAAGGAAAAGGACATCATGACAAGTCCAAACAAATGCAGGAACTTGAATCTTATATGCAAGAGCTTGCAAATGATATGACTGAAATGATTCAAGATGCATCTCCAGAAGAGAAACAACTTCTTCAATAGAAGATCTCTATGTTAGCATCTAAAGTAAAATAATGTTTACTATTAATGGAGAATATTGGTAGATAGTTTTAGTTTATCCATACGACGTTGCACTTTTAATGCCAAATGGTAGATATGCTTTAGGAGCGTGTAATGATACTACTAAAACTATCTATATCAGTAATGCGCTTCATAGTGAGATGTTTGAGCAGGTATTGTGTCATGAATTAGTACATGCCTCAATGTTTGCGTATAATGTCCTGTTAGAGCACGATGAAGAGGAGTTAATTGCAGAAATTATTTCTGTGTTTGGAGAGGAGATTATAGACATTACTGATATGATGTTTGAAAGAATAAAAAGAGGAAGATATAGATAATATATCTTCCTCTTTTGTTTACCATTCCAAAGCTGCGGTATAATCTTTTTCTTTTTTAGGATTAAGATAGGCATGGCCTATGCATACGGCATCTGCTATATCATCATTGGTTAAAGATAGATTATATGTTTTATTTGCGAAATCAATATCTTTTTGCTTTTTCTATTCTCGTTTAGAGCTGCGTCCATCTTCTATGCCACATACTGAGCGCCAAGAGCTAGGATAAATCATTTCAATCTATACCTCTGGATGTTTATCGTGCATTTCAATATGAATTAATGCCTATAAATACATTAATGCACGAAATGTATTTGTGTTTTTACTATGATCTGGAATAACTTCTTCCATTACAATCTAATTAATTCCTAGCTAATCTACGACAGCTAGAATATTGTCCACCATTTTATGTATTCTTTTATATAGATCTGTAGATGAAGAGGTAATACAAGCCTATCCAATTAATTCTTTATCTTTAAAAATTGCAATTCCTGTTGCTTTAGTTGAAGCATCTAATGCCAATAAGTACATAAATGCACCTCCATTCTGGATATATTATATTTTAAATTTTTTAAAAAATCAAAAAGAGCGAGATTTAATCTCGCTCTTTAAATTATTTATTTCCACTTGACCCAAAGCCACCATCTGCTCGAGCAGTAGTTCCAATTGATTTTACTTCGTTAAATTCAACACGTAAGAAAGGTTGAACAATTAGTTGCGCAATACGTTCACCATGTTCTATTACTTGCATTTCATCAGAATCATTTTTAAGAGCCACTATGACGGCGCCTCTATAGTCTGCATCAATGATGCCAACAGTGTTTGCTAATACAAGACCTCTTTTTGTTGCCATTCCGCTTCGTGGATAGATTGCGCCAAAGGTGCCCCGAGGCAGCGCAATAGCAATGCCTGTAGAAATTTTTTTATAGGTGTGAGGTGGAATTACAATCTTATCTAATCCTTCTAGGTCAGCATGAAGATCCCAACCAGCTGCCTGTTCACTTCCTCTCACCGGCGCCTGTGCAGTAGATGTAAGCTTTACAAAATCGATTTCATTAGCGGGCTTCGGAGTAACTATATATCCATTTTTTATATTCATAATTAAAACGCTCCTATCTTATATTCTACTGAGGCTTCACCACAGGGTTGCTTAGGATCATCAAATCCTTTCACCAAGGTGACTATATAATATTCGTCTACTATTTCACCTTTTTGCTTTCTTTCTTTTTTTACAGAGGAATATTTTACAAGAATATAGCGTCCATCTGCTTTTGCTGCATTGATAAGCTCTGCCGCTTCATGCTCAGTATCTGCACGATGTTCTTCTGTTGTTTTTATTAGATATTTTCCCATACACCTTCTCCTTAAACATATTTAAAAATAAGTTCCGTTTTTTCATAATCATTTATCTGTGCGTTTTTTAACATATGCTCTATTCCTTCCATATAAAGGCGAGAACCTGATAAATCAATATGATTAATATTATAATTTTTTAGCAATGCAAAAACGACATCTTCTAAATTTTCTATTTGTATTCCTATTGACTCTACTTTCTTCCCATCTACATAAGCGTAAACATATTGAAAGGGTCCAACAGGCTCTCCACGAATTATAAGTTTATTCATATTATCCTCCTCAATACTCAAGCACTGCTTCACCATATGGGAAAAGGTAATAAGCAAAACATCCTTCAACAAGATCTTTAATCCAAAACTCCCATACTCCGTCTGGCTGTAATTCGGCTGAAAGTAAAGTTCCGCGGTTTGTTAAACATTCTATAATATCAAAGGCTGCGTCCATTACCATTTTATCTTGTGGTATTTTCCAAGAATTGGTTTTATCAAGATTAAATAGAGTATAATCTCTGCGCTCGTGACAGAGTAGCATAAAATATTTTTGTGCAAATAATTCTATGAGCCAGTTTTTAAGAGCGGTTTCAGTATTCATAATTTCATTATCTGTTAAAGCAATTTCTTTTTCCATAAGTTGCTTATTCATATCATAGAGATTTCCAAGAGCAACTTCAGAAGTTTTCTTTGGAATTTTATCTTCATAATTGGCTTTCATTAACTTTTCTTCTCCTTATCACTTTATAAAATAATTATAACTTAATTTTTTATAAAATTCAATCTTCTACTTTAATATATAAGCCACAGTTACATATCGTTCCTTTTGGCGCTTCACGAAATTCTTTACACATACATAAAGTATCTTGATTTCTAAAAGGCTCCAATACACAAGGGCAATGACCTTGAGATGCACGAATTGATGCGCGTATTTCCTGCGCAAGTTCTTCGCTTGCATATTTTTGAATTTTCATTAGCTAATCCTTTCTGCATATTGATTTGGACTAGCAAGTTTTACTCCAAGTATATCATCAAAGTGAGATTCCATATCTGGAATATAGCGTCCAAATTTTACAATAATATTTGAAAAATGTTTTAATTGATTTAATTGATCTTCAATCTCATCATCATAATATCCTGTGTAAATAACAACATCATCTTCTATTAAATAACATTCTCTAAAAACAAAGAGAAAGTCATATAAGTCTTCAAAGGTATCAAAAGGCTCCAATCCTTGAAATACTATTGCATGTGTAAACGGAGTCTTTTGATATAGCTCAATAATAGAGTCTATTGAATAATCAAGAGTTGGCATATTTGCCAATGTACTATTTTGACACACTGGCATGCCGCATTCTCGATCACATTTAAAACCTTTGCAATAAGGAGTTTCTATTGTTAAAGAAGGAATTTTATAATTAACGAAATCTTCTGTTATAATTCCTTTGACTTTCATTTTTTATTTACTGGCTCCCATTTTCTCATTTTATATTCATTTGTGCGCTCTTTTGACCAAGTTTTAATCGGTGTATAAAAGCCTACAATTCTTGTATATTCGGTTTCAACTGGACGACCACAAACGGGGCATTCGTGACCATAAAACGCATGATTATTATCGCAAGCTTGGATTTTAGTATTAAAAGCAAAATATGTTACTCCAGCATCAGAAATATAGTTAACCATTTCCCAAGCTTTATCAAAATTGTCAAATGGAGCATCAATATTGGCGTGAAGAATTGAACCTCCATTGCAGTAGCCATCAAACTCCGCGGCAATTCTAACACGTTCCGCAAGAGTAGTTTGAATACCAAGAGGAATAAATTGATTGCCATATAAAGGAAGATCAAAGATATCAGAATCTGGATAGAAGAATTTATCTTTACGCATTAGTTTGGCGGCGGCTGACTCTCCAGGGATCTGCTCTGTGTTAATATGATAGTCGGCACTCATATCTTCAATAAACTGATCAGCAACCTCACGCATCGTTTGGAAAATTCTCTGACCAAGCGAAGACGCTTCTTCTGTATAGTATACATTTCCAAAATCATCTGTGCGAGTATAGCCAAAGCGCTTCATTGTTTCATAAACGCCAATAAAGCCAATAGTGTTATAGAGATGTTCAAAATCTACAAGCCCCATAGAGAAATTGGGGAGAAGTCCTTTTTCAACATTACGACGAATAATATTTCTAACACAATGAAGAGCCTGAAGATTAAGTAAAGTGCGCTTTCTTAATTCCATTAGATATTCAAATTCACTATTCGTATCAAGCGCCAGGCGCGCAAGATTAATAGTAGATACTTTTACAGAACCAACTTTAAGCGCAGTACCTCCGATACTATTAAAATAACCCAGATCCTTAATATCGCTCTTTAAACGGCAACAGTTGGAAAGTGAAGTCACAGAGTCATCAATAAACAAGTTACTATCTGACCAACGCATGTTATGCTTTACGGCCCAGCGCGCAAATTCCTCATCTTGGAACTCTCCATCTTGTTTTAGCAAAGAGATTGAAAGCACTGGGAAAGTAAACATATTATGAGATCTAATTTCTGCAACTTCTTCCATGTACCATTTTTGAAACTCAATAATATCCTCTTCATAGTCAATCATAAAGCTGCCATCGGGAAATTCGCTACCGCCAAATAATGCTTCATAATAGGGGCGATCAAATACACTTGTGTTAGTAAAAGCGCTTTGCGAACCATCACGAACATAAGGCTGATTTACGGCGTAGACAAAACGCTGAAAGTTCTGGCGCGCATATTTTTCAGCATTGCCACTTGAAGCTAAGCCAAGGTAATCAGACTCAACGTCTTTATGCCAAAAATACCACATATAAGGAATAAGGTTAGGCAAACCGACGGCGCCTGATGAACGATTAGATGCATAACTAATATATTCTTTAACGAAGTCTACAAAAGTTGTTAAATGTTTTGCAGGTTCGGGATTAAATGGAGCTCCTATAAAATAAAGTCCTTTTTCGGCTAAATCTTTTAGATCATAAGCAAAACAGTTATGAGATAGAATATTATTACAAATAAAATGACCTGTTTCTGTTGTTAAGTCATATACCTCAGGGCATTCATCAATATACTCTGAGTTATCAATAATTGAAACCCATCCATAGTTGTATTCATATTGTTTATTTTTAAAATTGCCTTTTCGAGTTAAAGGCGTATATTTTTCTTGAATTTTAACGCTTCCAATGTTTAAAAAATATTCCTCATTTGTAAGAGTAAAGCCGATACCGAACATTGGTAGCTTTTGTTCAAAGCTTCCAATTCTATTATATCTAAATGGTGTTCTATCTCCTACAAAGATTCCTTTTGAGTGCAAATACATGCTTAACTGGCGACAAAGAACTTCTGAAGCAATACGGATATGACAATGTCTATTCTTATATCCATCAATAGTACCATCTCCATCAATCATTCCTGCAATAACCCCATCCATAAAATCTGATGGTAATTGCATAAAATAAGAAGGCAAACATTTATTAACAGAAGTTTGTTTATTGAATAAAGAAATTAACCATTTTTGGAATTCACTGTTGTGCAGATAAAATTTTCTATCTCCACTTTCTGCAAAAGGAATTTCATGAGTATTTAAAATTTGTCTCATTTTCTCTGCTTGAATAGAATTTAATTTTTGTGCTATAACAAATTGTCTATTATTTATAACATTGCCTTCAGATAAGGCCATGCCAGTGACCCATCCTAAATCTTTTAATTGATTTTGTTTAAAAGGCAATTCGCAATTGAATGAGCAAGAGGGTTGAATGGTAAAGACACGATATTCATCATTTACATCTTTTGCAGGAATGTCGCCACAATCTGTAATAATAGGATGGTCTTCAGTTACAATTTGCGATAAACCATTTGCTAACTTAATAAAACGCATAGACTTATTATTTGTGTGTTTAACTGCGCGAGTAACCTTAGTCCAACATTTTTCTCCAGTTTCTTCATTAATATCAAGTACCTCAATATTTTTTGGAAATAATGCTTTTTGCTCAATAGATACATCATAACGCTCTTCTGCTTCGGTATCCATTGCAAGAATATTGTCATATAACTCTTTTAAAGCAAAAGTATATTCACGGTGTATTCTATCTCTTACTGTTACAAGCTCTTCACCTTTATAACAGTAGTGTTTAAAAGTGCTAGTATCAGCATCATGCATGTAAAGCTGTCCTACCCATTCAGATTTTAACCATTCATTGGCTGTTTTAAATCCAAACTCTTTTTGCATTTCATAATGAATTTTATTATATGCCAATAATTTTCTATGTGGTTTTGGCATTTCATTAAGAAGTGTTACTATATCTTTTTTACTGACGTTACTATTGCCATCAATACTCGCATCCGCAACTACTTTGGTATCAATAAAATTATCAATAAAATCAACATAGCTCAATTGATTATCGTCAAAGCCATTGAGTCTAGCAATATCTGTTCCATATTCAGCCTAAAGCTTATTATAGGCTGTGGTAAAATTCTTTTTTAGTCTAACATTAATGTCCATTTGGGTGCTCCTTTATCCAGTTATTTATCCATTTAATAGCGTTTGGTCCAACAAAGGCTCCAACTTCTGTAACTAAAACAGGAGCTCCTTGATATCCAAGTGCTATAATAGCATCTATATCCTCAATATGAGTATATTGAATTCCTGCTGCGTCCATCTTCATTTTAAGAACTTTGCATTGAGGACACCCAGGCTTTGAGTAGAAAGTAAATTTCATTGTCATTTTCTCCTTATCATTTGATTTTGCGTTTATATATAAAAATTATTATAAATAAATTATTCAGCACTGCCCTCAATATCAGTTGATTCAGCTTTTTTCGACATTGAGCTCTCCCAGCGCTTAATGGTCTCGAACTGAGTATCTACATCGAGTGTCTGCCACATTGTTTCAAATTCTTCAATGCAACTATTGCAGTCTTCTAAAAGGTCAAGACTTGTGCCATCATAATTTTCAATATTATATCTATCAAAATCAAGGTCTGCAAAATCTTTTTCATCAGTAAAGTAGCGCCTGCACATTTCTGCACAATCGGGATATTCTTCTCTATTAAGATATCGCATTAATCGCTGCTTATCAGGCGCCACTATTTCAAATACTTTAACATTAAGGCGAGGATCTTCAAGTAGAGCTTCAACCCCTGCAGGATTAAATACTCCAATATTGATTTTATCTTTTGCAAGAGAATCAAGAGTGGTTCCATAAAACCAATCTCTAAACTCTGTTGCTTCAAGCATATCTCCATTAAGTACCTTGCGTGTAAACTCATTAAGTGAAATAAAGTGGTAATCTACTCCTTCTACTTCCCCCTCTCGCGCTGGACGTGTCGTGCAGCTAACAATAGGGTGAAACATGAGAGGGTGTAATTCGCAAGTTGCCTTTTGAATTGAATCTTTACCTGCGCCCGCTTTTCCAATGAGCGCGACTACTTGATATTTATTTTCCATTTTTATTTTCTCCTTTTGTAAATTTTCTTATCCAAGCTTTATATTCTTCTTGAGCTTGAACGAGATATTTTAAAATAATATCTCGTTCAATACTGCTATCTGTTCCTACTAAAATATGATACATAAACTCATTTTCATAAGTCTCTTCTGTATAGTTTTTTTGTATCATCATTCTTCTGCATCAACCCTTTCATGATTTAATTCCATATTACGTCCATCGTTGCATAGAGTAATTTGGTAAACACTGTGTGTTGGAGTATGTTTATAGGTCTTTACTACAAACTGGTCTCCTCTGCGATAACCTGTGAACATAAGAAGATTTCCACGTTTAAACCATCCGCGCTCAACTATTTTTTTTGTCCCATCTTCTTGTTTTTCAGATATTTGTTTCTTAAATTTTGCATATTGATCTTTTGTAAGTTTAACTGTTACAACTCCATTTGGAGTGAGTAAAGTTAAAGAAGCTTTATTATCATTCTTTGCGATTACAGTTCCAATAATTTTATGCGTTTTCCAAATCGGAATCTGCTGACCATTTCGCTTAAAGTAGTAATCAACTTCTGGCTCTTCTGGAAGCGCAAAGAAGTTTGAAATACCATACTTATGAGTGTCAACATTTGCTAACTCGTGCTCATGGTAATAGAAACATAAAGATTCCATTTCCCAAGAGGATAAAGATCCTTGAGCATATTTATTCCAAGTATCTATAAAGAGTTGCGCATTAAGTTCGCGCAAAACTTCACCTTGATTCTCCTTTAACCAATCTCTGGCGCCGTCCATTTGCTTCTGATAAATTTTATCCCAAACTGTCTGTTGAATACAAGTTAAGCTATTGATAACTTCTAATTTTTCAATATCAAAGTTGTCTTTATAGAATTTTTCACAAGGCTCATCAAATACAAAGTATTTTCCAACTTTTGTATTTGCTTTAAGATACTTATTAAACTCAAATACTCTGCGCTCAAAGTCAAGCGACTCTGGAACCAATCCACGCTGAATAAGTCCATTAAAGTTCTGTAAAGTCAGTTTGCTCTTAGGCTCACAAGCTTTTGATAAATAATACGCCATAGCAACAAAACGAGGATGAATATTTAATTCTTTGCCCCAATCTGCTTCAAGCTTATCAAAAGCGCCCGCTTTGATAAGAGAAATCATCTGTGTTTTATTAAGCGGACAGCGCTCCATAAAATCAGCAATATTAGCATACGGTCTGCCGCCGATAATCTGCTCAATAACTTCACTATTGATTCCACTTAATGCCTTCATGCCAAAGAGGATTTGATTATTCTCAACATCAGGCTTAAAACTAAATTGAGACTTGTTAATATCTACCAAAGATACGTCAATACCAGCTGACAAAATGTCACCAAGAGCTTTTGCTAATTTGGTATAATCCGTTTGTTTATCTTTTGCTTCTTCATCATCGTCTTCATTATCATATCCTTCAAGTGAACCGCTATTGACAATCAAGTTTGCCGTATTCCAATAAATTGGATTCCATCTTGTAGCGGCGTATGCTGTCTGAAAACCAATAAAGCTATAAGCCAGCGCATGAATAATACTAAAACTATCACGTAAATCCAGTATTCCTACTGGCGTAGACTATCTCTTACTTATCTTTGAGAGGAAGATAAGTACACCCATTTCCCGCCTCGTACCAATAGAGGAGGTACTTCCGATCTCACTCGGAATAGTCGTTACAGGGTTTTAAAGGATAATTTAATTTTTCATCATAAAAACATTCTCCAACTTTAATGCGGCGAACAGTTTCTTCAGAAGCTTTTACCATTTCTGCAATTTCTCTGTTGGAAAAAGAGGTAGTCAATAAAAGCTCTTTAATTTTATTTGCACGCTGTTCGTTTGCAGATATTTTTCGGATTGGATAAGAAGGATATAATCCGTTTCTTAATGTTCCAGCGTTAATTTTTTTAACAGTGGAATATCCCAATCCTAGCATTCTTGCGATTTCTGCTAGGCTATAAGTTGAATTTAATAGAAGTTCAATCAATTCATCATAATCTTTATCCTCTTTATAATATTTGCAAAGTGGATATTCTTCATTTTCATCAAAATAATAAATACCATGATTTAGAGAAGAAATGAAAGAGGCGCTTGCGCCATATTTAATAGTAATATCTAAAAATGGTGTTTTATCTTTGATGAGTTGCTTCATGTCTTGAATCTCTTCTTTTGTCCAGGTTCTAGCATGCTCTCGAGAATCTCCTCCCCAAGAAACATTGTATCCTTTGCCTGTACTGCAATGAGATTCTAATTTTTTAACCCAATATCTCTCTCTTTCATTTACTTCTTGAATATCTTCTGTGTAAAGCTTCTCAAGTAAAGATATTTCAAAAGCATCTTCTCCGTATTGTCTTATCTTTTTATGAATTAAATCATTATAAGATGAAGCATTCTCATTGAAAGCGCATGAGCGATGTTCTCTTACTCTTCTATTAAAATTATTTGTTTGACCAACATATTTATGTTGATTAATTTTGTTTGTGTAGCAGTAAATATAATACATACTATTCTCTCCTTTTAAATATTATATTACTGTTATCATTATCCTTTAATTTCCCACGGGATTGTCTGATAACAGTTGGGATATTTTTTGTATCCTCACTGTTATATAAGATTTCCCCGTTAGCATTTATCTAAATTTGACCTTAATTTTAAAAATTTTTTAGATAAATACCCCACTGGTTAGTGGAAAAGGTGTATAGGGGCAA